TTATTTCTTGTCTTGCATATGAGCAACAGCTATATCTATTATAGTTGACAGTGTTGCTTCGTCAAGCGATACACCTGTTTTATCATATATTTCTTTTATAGCTTTTTGCATTGCTTCAGCTTTCTTTTCCTTGGCAGACATATTAGTCATTTCAAGACCTGTTACAATAGACATTAATATGTCAGCTATCTTTTGTAACTTAACGTCCTTAAAACTCATTTTAGCAAGTAATAGAGCTAATTTAAGTTCTGTTATGTAATCAAGTTTAATCTTTTTATCTTTCATAAATTTTAGTATTACAAAAAATCCTATTGCTATAACTATAGCAAGAACAGTATCAGTATTTATTAAATTAGTTAGGTTATTCATTTTATATCTCCTTATATATTAATATTATATGTAAATTAATTATTTGCTTAGTTTTACAATTTTAGTTATAGTATCATAATCAGCTTTTATTAAGTCAAGTTTAACCAAATCTTGTATTTTTACAAAATTTTCATTATTTTTTAATATTCTATCAATTTCAACAACTTTGTTATCTACTTTAAATTTGCCTTTTGTTACCATTTCATTATCTCCTATATTAATTTGTGGTTTTACTTGTGGTGTATTTTGGTTTTGTACTTGTTTGTCATCTTCAAATTTTACATTATTAAATCTTCTGTAAAACTTAAATACATTTGTTTTCTCAAGTGTTACACCATTTCTTGAGTAATTACAATGTATCCAAAGTCCATCTCCTGCATATATACCAACATGGTTATACATACCGAGTCCACCACTTTCTTTTATACCTATATCACCTATTTTAAGGTCATTAGGTTTCACCTCATGTGATGTATTCCATTGCAAATATGTACCATCTGCCACATTAAAACCTGCCATCTTATAACACCATACAACAAAACCACTACAATCTAATAGTTTTGGTCTACTAAGATTATTATTATGACTGTGCCATTTAGCACCCATAAGATAATTAGTATATCCTATTAGTGATTTTGCGTATTTAAGTATATCTTGTCTTGTTTTCATTAAATCACCTCTCTTGTGTATTGTATTAAATATCCTTTATATCATTAATATCAACATGATAGTATTTTTTAAGTTTTATAATATTTTCAGCCTTAGCTTTATTAAAATAAAATCCTGTAACAACACTCATTTCCCCAAACCAAGCAGGTATTAAATAGGCTAATGGTGTTAAATCCTTTGTTTTCCACATCATATACAAACTAAAAACAGTAAGCAATACAATAAAAAATGTAACAAAAAAGAATATCAACTTACTAAATTCAATTTTCTTTTTATTGTTCAATATTACCAGCTCCTTCAACCCTTATAGGTAATGCCTTACATCTGTTATATAATTCTGTACCAGTACCATTACCCCCAAGATTATGATAAGCATTGTATAGATGTTCTATGTTGTTTAACTCACTTGAAGTTATCCAACCTTTTGCTATATGAAAATGACAGGCTTGATACAATCTGTCATGTAGTATAGCCAACATTCCATCTTTTATTAATTTTTGTTCTTTAAATTCGTTTTTAAATCTACCAAATATCATTCTTGTAGTTCCAATCATCAACGCTACAATTCCAGACAACGCTGTTTGTAGCCAAAATTTTTGTATAAACTCAATCATAAATTACCCCCTTTGTATTTAAAATTTGTTTTAAGGATGATATATTTCAACCACCCTTAAAGTGTATTAAATTAGTATAATATGTACTCAAAAAAAATGACTATTCTTGTGAGTTAGTAACTTCCTTTTTATCTTCTTTTGGAAGTGGGTTACCATATCCATCACAATTGTACACAATTCTACATTCTTCAAGCACTAATTCTCTTAGCAATTTATGATTAAATACGTCATCTATTGTTATATCTTTTAAAGATATATCCAATGCCTTAATCTCAATATAAATTTGCCATTTTGGTGATAGTTTCCATTTTCTTCTGTTATCAGCCATTAGTATTACCTCCCATAAAGTTTTAATTAAATCAAAAATTTTGAACATCTATATCAACTCCTTTCAGAGTAGATATTACATTAAGTTATCAAGTTCAGCCAAATCTTTTGTTGTTGGTTCAACCATTTTTTTATTGTTTTTTATGTTGTTTCTTGTACCTGAAGTATTTAACATTTTATCTTCTGGTAAATTTGTTAAATCATCTTTTGAAATACCACCAGCCATAACTCTTTCAAGTCTTATAACCTTATCCTCAAGTTCTTGTTCTTTTGTTTTTGGTATTTCTGTATATTTTTGAGTAACTGTTTGTTTCTCATTATCCCATTCTCTAACTATTGTAAAACCTTGTTTTTCTGGCAAATCTTCTACCTCAACTATAGAATGTTTTATATTCTCTGTTTCAGGAGATAAAGCTTGTTGGTATACTAAGGTTTTTGAGTTAGTTTCTGGATTGTTTTGTAATGTTATTAAAAGTTTCATATTTATTAGCTCCCTATAAAAGTTAGTTTAACAGCGGATAAACATTTACCTATTTCGTCTGTTCCGTAATCTGAATTTTCTATGTCACATGTCATAGAGATATCTATATAAGACTCTGTTACTACAAGTTTATGTCCGCTCACCTTATATGAGTAGTTTCCTCTAAAAAAGCTATAAGAATTTCCTGAAATAGTCTTTCCTATTGAGTTTTTAAAATTAATAATCTGACCGTAATAGTCATAAGTTCCAACTATACAAAGGATAGGTGTAGCCATATCAAATAAATTTGTTACAGGAAATCTGAAAACATGAACAGTTCTCCAATTATATTGTCCATCTGTTCCTAAATATTGTACAGGTTTATAAAATATTCTATTAGGGTTATTGTTTAGAGTATTATTGGCTTCATTACCATTCTGGTAGGTATTTACTTTAATACTATTCCCTGATAAAGTTTTATTAACTATCCACCAGTTTAAATCTCCCCACGAGTTATTAATTGTCAGACCGCTGTTACTACCTACGGCAGTATTTATGCCATTGATGATGGTCTGCTTTCCATCAACGGCAGATTGTTTTAAACCATCAAGCTCCGTTGCTAAATCTCTGTTTTTCACTAAGTCCGCTGTTCTTGCTGTATCTACTCTTAGTCCATAAGTTGCATGACCGTTAAATCCCATTAAAGTTGGGAAAGAGGGTTTCCATATATCTTGAGAATTTGTGTTATTGCAAATTTGACCGTCTGGTCGTATAGAGTTAGAGGCATCAAATATAACGTGATTTTGACCATAAGCCCCCCAACGAAGGAATTTAAATACTTGTTTGGCGTCGTGTTTCACCTCTTGATTCCAATCCCCATTGTTGTTGGCAAACTCCCAGTTTTTCCATGTACTGTTATTGGTTATTACTCTATAATATATACCGTAAGTTTTATTATCATCAAATGGAATTGCTATTTGCGAACTAATTCCGTCAAAAATTGGAGCTATATATGAAATATTAGCTTTAGCACAAGGCAATCCTACCTCCGTTCCGTAATTTATACTCCCTGTATAAGACTGTGGATGTATAGGACTATTAAATATCTCTTTTGAAATATAACCATCAAAAAAACCAAAGCTTCTTGTGTATTTTGTGCTTTCTAATCCACCCAATTTTTCACTATCTTTTGCTTTTTCATTTTTACCAAGTTTAGTATCTAACCCCTGTGTCATAGCGGAATACATATCATTAAATTTACCATTTAATTCAGTCTTATTGTAATATTTATCAACCAAATCTTTTGCAGTTTGTTTGGTTTTAATAAACACCTCATTTATAGCACTTACTAATGATAATTTATTATCTGTTTGCAGGTTAGTTAAAATTTCACCATTACCAGCTAAAAACAAAGACCAACTGTCCTCGTTTGTTGGGTATACACCATTAACTTCTTTTTTAGAATAATACAAGTTGCCTTTATAATTCACAATATCGTGTTTTTGATAATTAGTAGATATATTAAAATCTCCACGGGGTTGAAGATTTACGCTATATCCAGTATCACCTTTAATAGTCATTAATTGCCAAGTGTCATTATCTGTAACCACAGGTGTAACACCAACATTATCTTTTTTAGCAAGATATGTGTTACCCTCATAATGCACCATATTTTTAGCATAATATTGTTTAGTATTAGACCATAAACCCAAGTCTTTAAACTTATCAATTTCACCTTGTATTTCAGTTTTTTTATTGTTTACAAATTCCTTAATTTCATTTGTTTTTTCAGTTACAAAATGTACAAAACTATCTTTATTAGATTGGAAAGATTGAATAATCTCTTGTTGTTTTTGTGTTATAAAATCTTGAACATTTTCTTTAAAAAACTTTTGTGTTTTAATTATCACATCACCAAGATAATTTCTATCCTCTGCTGTAATGATATAATCTGATAGTTTAACTGTTAATTGTTGTAACTCATCTCTTTCACTTGTATTTAAACTATTTTTACCAATTAATTCTTGGTATCTTATAGCGTCCTGTTTTAAGGATGGAGATAGGTCATATAGTTCTTTTATTTCGTCTATATTATTGGGAAACTTAGACCTGTTACCACTTAGAAAACCCATTTAATCACACTCCTTTATTATTTATTTTAATATAAGATTTTACTTGCTGTTATATTCATTACACCGTCATAATTTAACGGTATATCGATTGTATCTATTAAATAATCATTTCCCTTAACTTTAATTTTTTTATTAACATCTAAACCAAATATAGGCACACAAGATAATGATACAGTTTCAGCTATTCTGCCTTGTGAAAAGAATTGATATTCAGCATTTAATTTAGCTTGTTCTACATTATAAACCTTGTTGTCGTTTATTATTGTTGACTTTAAGCCTATTTTTTGAACACTAAAATCAGGAATAACATTAAATCCCAATTCTTCCCATTGAGTGCCGTTATATACATAGCTTTTATTAATGTCTTTAATATAACAAATATCACCTTTTTGTTTATTTTGTATATTGTCTAATTTAGATTGACTATCTCCCACAAATCTATTAGTTAAATGATAAATCACTTGAACACCATAATTATCTGTATGTCCATATATCCATATATCATTAAATACTTTAGTAAAATCTATATTAGTATTTTTACTTATAGAATAGTCTATTTCATCAAAATTCCATATATACTCATCGTTCTTGGCATTTCTAATTTTTTGAAATATGAAAAATCCATTAGTATCAAAAAATATCTCATATCCCATATATAAATTAGATATTTCCTTGACAAGTTCATATACAGTGATACCTTGTTGTTTTTCAATTCTATAAGGTAACACTAAATCTCTGCCATTTAAAATAATATTTTCAATACTGAAATCACATAATCCAGTCAATATACCCTTAATAGCTTGATTAATTTTAGTATTTTTGTCAATCATTTTAACTTTAGTCGTTATTCTACCACCTAATGTACCATCAAGAAACGACATATAGTCGGATAATTCAAGATTAATAACTGTATCTTCAATATTTTCTACTATATTACAGCTGGTATAAGCAAATTTGCCAAGATTAAACCATATAATCTTATTTAGATAGTTTTCTATACCAACACTTATTTGAACCCTTTTATCAAACCATATGGGTGAAGTAGGGGAGGGTATAAGCTGACTATTATGTACCGCAATAGATAAACTACCATTACGTCTAAATGCACTTTTATTACTTATAGATATATTTCCATCTAACACAACACCAATTAAAGTTGATACAACTAACTCTTTGTTGTTTAGTAAGTCTATTTTAACCATCTGTTTTCTATTTGGTTGTGTTAATACTTGTCTTTGTAGATTATCTATTCTAATCACCTCCATATTTAGGCAATAAATTAAATATTTCAAGGTCTTTGTTTATATTTCCAATCTCAACAAGACCTATAGTGATATCATTTAACTGTTCCTTACCTTCAATAGGATGTTCAGTAATATTGTCAGATACTGTAACTATCTTTAAATCACCTCTATTATCCCTATATACTTTTGGTTTGCCATTGTTTAGCCATTCAATTACTTGTTTTCTATGTGTTTTATTTGCTTTCAAATTCAATTTACCACTTAGTTCATCATATGTAATTATTAGTGCTTTTACATTAAACTCACTATAATTGATATTAGAATACACTACAACAGGATATTTGCTACCAAATGTTTGATGTGTCTTTTTAGGGTTGTTGTGTGTTATATCATTATAATCAACATTACACATAAAAGCAAAGTTATGGTCTTTGTCTGACAAAAACATACCGTTGAAATGTGTTTTAATTGTGTTACCATCACTTCTTGTTCCATATGTATTTTGTGTTACAGGCACAACAGTATACTCATATTCCTCATTTAAGGAAATATATTTGTCTAAAACTTCAAAATAATTAACAGATGAATTCACCTTTATTTTAGCCACATCAGTCCATTGAGTGCTGTCAATTTGTCTTTTTTGTACCAATATATATTCAACATTAAATCCATTAGCTTGTATATTCCCTGCTTCAAGATTGTTTTTGAATTTAGCATTTAGTATAGTAGAATATAAAAAATTTAATGGTTTCTCTTTTGTATAAGGCAGGTTTACATTTTCATCTATATATATTTCATCTAATAAACATTCTCTTATTTCCATATTTAAATAATCAGACAAGCCTATACGAGTATGAAATATAGATGAATTAAGATTTGTTTTAAAAGGAGTTATGCCAATTATCATTTTATTGTACCTCCTCCACTATTATATCAACCATTCCATATGTAATTTTTATTCTTATTGATAATTTTCTATTTGCGTCAGCAATTTCATTGCTCACAAAATGTGCTTTAACTATTGAGTTATTGTATTGTTTAAAGAAATGAAATCTTTTATCATAATATCTAAGCCAAGAATATCCTGTATTACTATACAAACCTAATATAATAGCATTGTCTTGTATTTTGTCAGTCCATAACTGAATTATAAGATTTTCAGATGACATATTAATATTTTCTGTTAGCTCAATATAAGAACCTTTATCTGTTACAAGGTCAATATATTCACCATTTACATATCTAATGTTATCGTCAGGTATTGCTTTTCCATCTTTAGTATATGCTTTAAATCTGATAATCTTATTGCTTAATGTTATTTTAACAGCTCCCTCTTTACATACATTTTCTAAATGTAATAAAGAATTTAGCTTAGACGCTACATAAACGGCTTTAAATCTTATATATCCGCTATCTCCTGATTGTCCTTTTACGCTTTTTGTAATAACCCTTACATAATATATAGTGTCATTTTTTAAGTTGGTAAGTTCTTGTTTTAATATAGTTTCATTGCCTTGTTTTAATATATCACTATTATATTTAGTAGGATAGGTATTAACCAAGGTTTTATTACTGTCATATAATAGATATTGATATGATTGCAATTCTTCATTTTCAGATTGTTTATATAAAGCTTCTAATAAAATATTTTGACTTAAGACTTGTTCGTTTAATATATTTTTAATAGTTATACTTGGTTCTGATAATGTGTAAAATATATAAAAATTACTATAATCAGACCAGTTATTGTCAATATCTCCAACTCTTATTTTGATACGATAGGTTTTACCATTAGATAAAGTGTTTTTATCTATTTTTTGTTGAAATAAAAATGTAGATAATTCTTTAGTATAAACAACCGTACTATTAGAAACATCTTCTATTAATATTTGGTTTTTTACAATCTGTGTTTGTCCTGTATAATTAAATTTCACAATATAGTCTTTTGTAGCGTCAAAAGGCTCAAAAAACACTACTGTAGGTGTAGTAAGCACATAAACACCCCCTTATATTTAAATTATGATTTTACACCAATTTTGTATAATATAACTTTGTAATTAGAATTATTTTCTACCAAAATATCCACAACATCATTAACATTATAGGTATTATTGTACCCTTTGACTGTAAAATCGTCATTATTAATGGTTGCAATATATGTATTATCATCTATTTTCTCCTTAATAACCCCAGTCTGATGTTTAAGATAAGTTAATTGAGAAAGACAGCCTTGTACTATATTGTTTATAGCATTAATAATAAATTCGTTTACTTCCATATCCTTCCCCTTTCTGTTTTGTTAATAAAATATGTGCAAGACATATTTTTACAATACATCTTGCACATATAGTCTAACTAATTACCCCAAACAAATTGTTTAGCTTGAATAGGTAGTTTTTTTAATTCTTCAATAAATGACTTACCATCAACCACATTTGGTAATACAAGTTTTTCGAAGTAATTGTTTATCTCTGATATATTAGGTTTTTTATTAGCATCTGTTAAAACATTTGAGCTATTATTCAAATATTGATTTAAATTATTTTTGACATTATCAAAATTAGGTATAGAAGCCTTGTTTATTTCCAATATAGCTTGTAATACTTTAATATCGTTTATATTCTTAAATCCAATATTATCTTTGTTTCCTAATGTGTCATCGGTTGCCTTATTACTATAAGACTTGTAACCATAAGTTTGTACTCCGTTTTGCCATTCGTTTAATCTAATATTTGTTTCAATTTTAAGAAGTTTTAACAATTCCTCAAGTCTTGTGTTTAGTCCAATGAGTTCTGTTTGATAGTTTTGGAATGATGTAGACATTAGTTGCATTACATTACCAAATTGTCCGTTCTCATCAAACATTTTAGATTTTTGTAAATCTTCCCAAATAGTGTTGCCTTTTTGTTCTAAACCAAGTCTTTTTAACTCCTCGTTAAATTCTTCTTTGTTTTTAAACTCGCCTTTTAAAGCTCGTTGCTGTAATTCTTTTAAATCACTTAAAAAACTATTGACATCATTTAACTTGTTTTCTTTCTTTTTGATTTCAAGTTCTTTTTGCCATTTCAAAAGGTCTATTTTAGCTTGTGTAAGTTTATCTTGTAAACTGTTTACTAAGTCTTTGTCCTCTTGATATTGCCAATCCCAAGTACCATCAGATTTTTTAACGTAAGATTTTTCAGTAAGATTACCAAGTGCTTTATCTAACTCTTTTTCAAGTTTTCTAACATTGATTTGTTTTTGCAGAGTTTCATATTCATCTCTTGTTATCTTAGCTTTACTTTCCATTTGAGATAATATAGTATCAAAATCAGATATTTCTTCACGTCTTAAATCACGTTTAATTAAATCAAGAGCGTGTTCTTTTTCAAGACCTTCAAGATATTTTTGATTATATGATTTTTCTTTACTTATCTCTCTGGATAATTTTTCTTTTGTTTTGTCGCCCAACAATCCTTTTTCAACAGCTTTATTTTGTGTCTCAAACACATACTCAAGCCTTTGATTGGCAAGTTTCTTATTATTTGCTATTGTAGAAGCTATATTTTCATTGACTGAACCTATTTGTTTATTAACAGATTTTATCTTTTCTTCAAACAAATTCCATTCATAAGAGCCTACACCAAATTTACCTTGTTGATTAACAAGTTTGTCATACTCTCCAACAAGTGTTTTAAGTTGTTCTTTATATGACTTAACCATATCCTCATTTAAGGTCATTTGCTGTCTATAATCTTTTGAGTCTGTAGCACTATTTAAAATTCTCATTTTTGAGTTTATTTCATCTTGTGCTTCATTATATTTTTTAAGTTTTTTATCAATTAATGAAAACTCATATTCGTATCGTGCAGTAATGTTATCTTTAATAGATTTTTCAATATCATTAAATTGTTTATTAGCATCAGCATATTCATCTTTTAGCTTTCTTAAAGCTTCAGAGTGCATACCGTTGTTAATACCATTTAGATATTGTTGTCTTGTTTGATTTAGATAATTTTCAGCTAATTTCTTTTGTTGTTGCAATATATCATTTGTCATTTTATATTGCATTTCAACATCTTTAGCAGTCTGTTCATCTATCTTATTTTTAAGACTTTCAATTCTATCATTGATAGTATCTCTTAATCCACCACTTGCAAAATGAGCTTTGATGGCTTCTTGTTCATTTTTAATGAAGTTCATCACAGTATCACGATTAGATTTATATTGATTAAAAGCATTAGCCATATCTCTTGTTAGATATACGTCATATCTTATTCTGTCAATATTTCTATCGTGTTCTGTTTTATTATCTTGGTTATAGTAATTCTTACCAGTAGAACTGTATCTACCATAAGCTGATGAATAATCGTCAATATCTCTACCTACAGTTCTATCTTTTCTATTCTGTTCGTCTATAGCTTTATCAATAATCCTATCATATTCTCTAAACCTACGTTCAAACTCTTGTTTTTCTTGCTCGGTTCTTTTTTGAGAATAAAACAATTCTTTTTGTCTGTTTATTGTAGCTCTATCGTGATATGGATTTAATGTACTTCTACTATTTCTAATACCTTGGTTATACCAAAGCTTACCATCACTATCATAACGATAACCACTATAATCGTCATATTTTCCTGTAGCAAGATTATAGTCGCCTTGCTTTGCTTCAAAGCGTTTAATAAACTCTTTAAGAGGTGTATCTCTTTCACTTCTAACAATATTATCTCTTGCACGGCTGACACTGTCTGTAATAGTTTTGGTTACCTTATCAACTATACTTTTTAAAGCACCGCCAATACCTTTAGCATAAGCAGGTATTGTTTTGACATCCAAGTCATCACCAAGATAGCCCTGTAACTCCATAGTTTCTTTGTGTGGCACTATAGTTGTTCCTTTTGGCAAGTCAACAAGTTCACTACCATATTTACCAACAATAACTGATTTACCAGATGGTAATATAGCAAGTTCTTCACCTTCTTCACCTACAAGAGCAACACCACCACTATGATAGCCTTGTTTATTGTCTTGTTGATTAGTGGATTTTGTACCTTTTGCATACTTAGGTACAGTTTTCTTCTTGGTAATATTATATCTTTTGCCATTTTCAGCTACTACATAATCCGCATTAGATAAATGATTAGATGTTCCACTTTTACCTGTAGTAACACCAAGAAACTGTCCTTCTTTTGAAAAGTTAGCATAAGCATACAATCCTTTTTTAGTTGCATTTTCTATTTGTGATATAGCTTTTATGACTTTTTCGACAATACTATCCCAAGTTTCAGTATAAGCACCCTCTACGTCTGTAAGAGATTTTACTATAGCTGAATATATATTTTTGTGTTTTGAATCTTGTACAAACTCTTCTTTATCAAGAGTTTTTATAAGTTTATCAATTAACTCCTTATAATGTCCATTAGCGTCTTTTTGTATTTCTGCGTTTAGCTCTTTAAATTGACCTAATTGTTCATCATAAGATTTTTCCTTTAATTCTCTGATACGTTTTTCGTAAGCTTCCTGTTCCGTAAACAAAGCGTCAAGTTCAGCTTTTTCTTTGTCGTATACAGATTGCGGAATATCAGGTAATGTAGCAACACCAAAGTTGATATCAGTACCATCAAGCAATCCACCATTAAGCATATCTAAATTGTGTTTAAATTCAGATATTAAACCATTTAATTCATTAAATTGCTTTTTGTAATTTGCGGATAATTCATCAACCTTAGCAATATCAATTTGTTTATGATATTCCCATAATGATTTTTTTGCTTGCATTATCTTACTTGCAACATTTTTCATTTCATTTGCTACTTTTTCAGCTTCTTCCTTCGTTTGTGGCTGTATAGCATTAAGTCTTTCATAAGACTGTTCTAATCCACTTATATGCTGTTTAGTAAGGTTAAATGCTTCTCCGAGATAATCAATTCTGTTTTTAAAATCTTCATTGCTTACAAGACTTAATTTAGTTGATAATAATTCAAGCCTATGCTCAAGTGGGTCAAGGACTTTTATAATAGTTTCAACACTTTTTTCTATATCTTTAAGTCGTTTTTGCTTACTGTTTTCAAATCTTGCAAGTCTTGTATTTTGATATTTTGTTTCATTCTCAACAAGTTCATTTTGTAAAGATTTTTTAGCATCACCACTTAAATAAGGAGATGATAATATAGCTTTTAATTCTATCTGTTTTTCCTTGATAAGACTTTCAATTTTATCATATTCTTTGTCAATACTACTTGTAAAATTATCATAATCTATAGTACCTTCTTTAAAGAATTTTTGCTTTGCTTGCAATAAAGATATTTGTTTTTCAGCTTTTGATATTTCTTCGTTTGTTTCTTTTTGTATTAACTCATATTTCTTTTGTCTTATTTGTATTTCTTGCTTTTGCAAGTCTACATTGGTTTTATTTAAAGACTGTAATTTCTTTTCAAGATTTTCTCTTGCAGTTAAGTGTTTGTTGTATTTTTCAATTTCAACATTGGCTTTCTTTTTGTCGTCGTTGCTTTTAGCGTCTTTACTTAACTTTTCAACCTTTGCTTTTTCTTTCTCAAGGTCTTTATATTTTTCTAAAGATTTTTTAGTTTTCTCAATCTCTTTATCTGTTAAATTGGCTTTTTCTTTTATAAATCCTATTTCAGTATTTAAGGATTGTACATATTCTTTGCTTGTGTCAACTATAAAATCTCTATCATTATGTAGTATTTCAAGTTTAAGATTTAATTTCTCAATAGCTTTGGTATATTCATCAACTTGTTGTATATCCTTTAATTCTACAGGATTTTCAGATTTACCTTTTCCGCCACCCTTACCTTTGCTACCTTTTGATTTAGTATCTCTTGGTGCAGGTTTAGACGAACCTTTTGGCTTATACCCCAACAAGTCAGCAGTTTTCCAAGTACTTGATATACTATCACCAAGTGCCTTTTCTGTTTCAGCAGAAAATACACTACCACTATCGTATCCACCTTTACCAGATATTTCTATAGCACCCGATATAAAGTCAGCAGGATTTTTACTTTCAATAGCCTTAACAAGACTTCCTATTTTTAATTTGGGTGTAAATTTAAGCTCGTATTTAAAGCTACCAAGCAACTTTCCTATAGCACTAATAGTATTTGTTACCGACCTTGATAAACTATCCGTAGAATGTTTAATAGCACCATTCATTACATCGGCACTATTTAAAGCACTTCTATTAAATTGTTCTTGACTGTCTACCAATGCTTCTCTTGTAACACCAGTTTGTTGTACTATATTATCAACTATTTCATTGAACGCTGTCTTGTTTATTACAGACATCTTATCTAACATACTATCCATACTATCAGCAAAACTTTGGTAAGCTGTAGTCATTGTATCAGCAGTCGTAAAAGCAACATCACCAAGAGCGTTTAAATGTTGTATCAAATATTCTGAATTGGCTGTCAATAATGACATATAATCATTAAATGATGATAGTTCTTTTTGAGCATTGGCTAATTGATTAGCATAGTCATCTATTAGGTTGTTTTGATTTATCCATCTACCTTGTGTATCTTGTGTAAGACCTTGTTGTGCTACATATAAATCTAATACACTTTGATTCGCTTTTTCTATAGCCTTGGTATATTCTATTGCACTTATCTTGCCTTTTTGCAATTCGCTTGACGCATATTGCATACCTTGTTGAATATTATCTCTTATTCCTTGTAAAACACCTTGTCCTACATCACTATCTGTAAATTTACTTAAATCTACACTATCAATAGATGTTTTTATTTGGTTAAAATATTCAACAACACTTGTCTTACCATCAGCAAATTTAGTATTTATTTCAGTAATACTGTCAATTAAAGTATTTAAACCGTCAATATATGCTGTGCTTAAAGTATTGTCAACTTCAACAGCACGTCCTATTTTACCACCAAAAGTAGATGTATCAGATATTTCTGTTCTTATAGGTGTTAGACGTTTATTATACTCATCTTGAATAGATGTTAAAGATGTATTGCTTTCTTTTGCAAAATCTCTTGAAGATAAAGCATCTTTTTCTTTATTTAAAGAATCAATATACTTATCTGTAATATCTTTTTGAGTTTGCTTAATATTGTTTAATCTATTTAATGCTTCTGTATTCAGTTGATATCCATCAGCTGTTTTAATTAAGAAGTCAATATATTGAGGGTACTTAGCCAACATATCATTGACTGTTTGAGTAGATAAAACTCCACTCTTATTGTACTCATCATAATACTTTTGTAAATCTTCTTGTTCTTTTTTAACACTATCAATATCAGAAAATCTTGTACTAACGCCACCTAAATTTACAAAATTTTCTTTAGTTTCTTTTGCTTTATCAGATACATCAGATAATTTATTAGACCAATCTTCAAGCATTTTAATATAATTATCTTTTACAGAACCTTCAGATAGTTTACTAACTATATCGCTTATATCAGTAATATAATTGGCAGTCTCATTTTTGAGATTATCTAATTCTTTTTTGTATTTTTCTAAATCTCTTTCAGCAAATGCATTACCTTTTAAAACACTATCTTCTTTTTCTCTAATCCATTTCTTCAGACTATCTTGTTTATTTAACAAATAATCCATATATTCAGTTTTTGTCAGATAACTGCCTATGCCTTGTGTACTACCAACATCAGCCACACTATCTTTTGCATATTCAGATTTTTTGTTAAGCACCGCTAATGCTTGACTATCTTGTGCTTTTGCCTTTATATCAACAAGAGTTTTTTCTAAATCTAATTTACGTTGTAATTCATTATTTTGTTTTACAAGTAAATTTAATTCATCATTTTGTTTTTGTGTTATATTACCTTGTTCTTTAAGTTTATTTAACTCATCAAGTCTTGCTTTGGCTGTTTCTAATTCAGATGAATATTTTGTGATATTGTCTTTGTGAGTATTATATTCTTCTGATGTTTTGTTTAATTGTTGTTGCAATTCTTCAGCGGATTGATGAAAATGATTAAATAAAGCTATAGCACCAACTACAGCAAACGCAAATCCACCTGTAATAATACCAGATACTGCACTTGCAGACAATTTAAGATTGAATAATGTTTGTATTAGCGTATTCAATACACTTGACAAAACTGGCACCCTTGTCGCCAATCCAATTAATGCATCTCCAATAGCAATAATTTTTGTGCTAAAACTAATCGCTATAATGCTTAATAGAACAGGCACAAGTCCACCTAATGCGTTTGTTAAATCGAGTACTCCTTTTGTTGCGTTTATAAAACCTTTTACGAAATTTCCATTAAGAGATTGACTTGCTAATTTTTCCCAACTTGCACTTAATGAGCCTAAATGACCTTGTAGAGATTTAGCCCATTTTTCTTGTTCTCTCCAAGCTGAACCAGTAGAATTTTCTGCAACTTCTCTAACTTTATCAGCTTCTTTCATATTTTCAATCATTGCTGTAACAACAGAGCCACCACGTTTGCATTACATTGTTAGGTTGTCATTATAATATAAAGTAGGGTGATTAAACCTAAAATGACATAAAAAAATACAAGGGTGATTATTCCTTGTATTAATTGAAAATATTTATTTAAAGTCGAGATAGAAGTTCTTGTTTTTTGGTATTAAATTCTTCTTCAGTCAATATATTGTTATCTCTCAATTTAGCAAGTTGTTCAATATTAACTATAATGTCGTAATTGTTTTCTTTAATGGTTGTATTTATTGTGTTTTGAACTGTATTATCTACAATATTTGTTTTATTTTGAGATTGTTTATACATTTCCGAATCTTCGTAGTTAATTGCTTGCAAGATTACATCTATTTCTTTATTTTTAGCCAAAGACTTAATGCAATCTGTTAAAAAACCAATTCTTGTATAACCTTTATTACAATCATCTGATATAACAACGATTTTGTTAATATTGTTTTTAGTATAAGATATTTCAGCAAAATAATACTCTTGTGTTGTTTTTTTCTTTTGAGTTTGAGAGCCTATTAAAGTGCCTGCACCACCTGCTACAACACCACCAAGTAGTGCATTTTTAATATTTATTGTATCTGATACAACATATCTTTTGTAAGAGCTAATATGTGAAATATTTTGAAAGCCAATATATCCAGCATTTTGTATTGTTATACCACTATTTGTTACAGTAATTGTTATATCAGCTAAGCAGTCAAATTCTGGTAATCCATATATATGTTTGAATACAAATTTTTTATACGTATTCATATTTTCTTCTGTATTTAGGCTGGCAAGCCAAAGTATAAACGCAATAACACCAACCGCCACAAAATATCCCACAATAATCACCTCAATTCAAATTTGATATTATTATACATTATTTTCTATGTGTTTGCAATAGCTTTTTATTCAGCTATGTACTTCCTGTTTACTATTTTCAGACGACAATATAAAATCAATAGCATTTTTAAATATACTTTGTTCTTCCTTGTTTAAACAGGTTAAAAAGAATTTTACATCTTTATTCTCTTTAATAATGTTAATAATTTTATCTAAACACAACACAGGTTGATTGATAAGCTCAAAAGATATAACAACAACAGGGTAGGGTGTGTTTTTAATTAAATCATTTAGATTATCAATACAGTTAAGTTGTTTGTCATTTAATCGTATAGTAAGAATGTCATTCTTGTCAAACAGTAATTGTTCGCTTGGCTCAAACTCAATTTCACTACTATAACTATGTTGTCTTGTTTCTTGTTTTCTTGATATCATTGGTGATACTCTCCTTTTTCAAAATAATTGTTGTCAAAAAGATGTATCTATGATATAATTTCATTTGCGAGGTGATTTTATATCACAAATATGTTCTTTTCGTTCATTGATAATAACACTTTTGTAATCTATAAAATTATTATAGTTTATTTATGTGAAAAAGTCAAGTAATTTTACACATATTTTTCATAGAAAGAAGTATGAAAAAATAAAGAAAAAGAGGTTACTTCAATGAACGATATAGAATATATTGAAAATTTAAAAGAAATTATTGATACCTATTTCGATGGTTCTCAATCAAAATTTGCTAAATTTATTGGCACATCGTCCCCCACTATATCAAGGGCGTTAAATCAAACAACCAAAATATCTAATAGTTTAAAAGAAACAATATATGATAGGCTTCAATTAATAAAAGGTATACCAAAAGAAATACTTTTAGAGTTTGAGCCACCCATAGATGATATTGTTGCCGAAGTATCTACGTTTGAACAAGAAGAAGTATTGGCGGATAACATATTGCAACAAATTAGAAACAACAGAAAAGTAAACTTAACTCCCAATAATCCAAGCAGTTTGTTTGATTTATATAATGTACTATACGAAGAAATCAATAGACTACAATATTCAGTTGGAGCAATATCTGATACCAGAATGTTTAAGTTGCTTATCAATAGTTTTTTGAACAGCACCCGTTTAAAATTAACAGATTATATAATAAATAATAAATATGCACCACTTGAAATAGATGAATTTCTTAAACAAATTTTACCATATGACATATCTAATAATATATTTGATATAAAATTGGAAGAATATTATGAAAATATATTAGGTACCAAAATACCTAATCGCAACCATATAGTTTTTAAAGTTTTAATCTTTAATAACTCACTACGTCCACTCATATCCATAGGAGATTGTGTTAGTGTTTCTTATATAAGCCCAAACAATATTATCGCACAAAATGACATTTTATTTTGCCAAGTGGAAAACATTGCTTTTTTAGCTATTGCAGATGTGCTAAAACCCCAGCAAAGTTTACAACATTTAATCGAGAGAAAAAACATTAATCTTATAATAACACACCAAACTAATAACTTTTCAAAATCAATCTTAATACAAAGCGACTCTATAAAGAAATACAACATACAAATTGTTGGGAAAATCATTAGGCATTAATGTAATTTAAAAATATACGACCATTGTAATATAACAGTCGTATATTTTTTTTTATCTATCCAATGCATTTACGCAATACATTTTCAATAGTTGTAGTTGAATTAGCCATTCTTTTATAGAAATTTGTATCTTTTTCTTTTGATTGATAATTCTCCAAAATATCTATGTATTTCTCATTCATTCCTTTGTGTCTTAGATATACCTTACCAGCTTCTATTAAATCCGTTGAATTTAATGGTATTTGAATACTTTTCATTCCTATTTCTTCTATCCATTTCATTAAAGCAAATCTATTAGCGTTATTCCAAGCGTCATATCTTACTTGATGTAAAAATACTCTATTTGTATCAACATTATTTTCATCTCTTAGTTTTTTCCATTCTATTAGCATATTTTTAACTTCAGTGCCAAACAAAATTTTTGTTGTCTTTCTATTTTTTCTATTATCGCCTGTTTCATAATAGAAGCACATATCATCTAATTCTAAGTCATCAAATGTTAAACTTGCAAGTAATCTAATATCAGTTAAAGATGAAAAAGCTAATTTAATTAATAATTCATATTGTTGATTAGGGTGTTTTTCCACATATTTAAGTATTCTACTCACTTGTTCCCAATTTAAATCGTGAGGTTTTTCAGGCTTAGATGCCCTATGTACCGCACTCAAATATTCCTTGCCTTCATCAGTTGGTGTATCGCCTATATATGTTCCTCTTTTAATCATAAAAGCATATATATTTGATATAGCAGTCATTCTTCTATTCATGCGAGTAGGACTGTTATTATGGTCTAAACAATATTTAAGAAATACCTTTAAATCTTCTGCGTCTATAAAATTTCCTATAGCCACACCAACATTAGTAATAGGTTTATTGTTTTGAAAATGATAAATAAATTTAAGCCATTGCATTATATCTTGTTGATATGTATAAACGGTTTTTATAGAAAAATCATGTTTATCCAAATATTTAATATAATCACTTAATGCTTTCATACTTTTTTTATTTAGTTTTTCCTCTGGAACAGGCGGTATATTCACTGACGCTGTTTGTCTTTCTTTTTTCTTTTTATAAAAATTTATAAATGGTTTTGGTTTCTTAATTTTTTCTACAGGTTTATTTTGTTCTGCTTTTTTTCTTTTTATACACTCTGTAAATTTCATTTGCTTTCTCCTATTCTTTTTCTATTTGTTTTGTATCAGATAACTGTTTAATGATGTAGTTATCTTTGATTGCATTTGTTTTATATAAATATTTTAAAAATCTAAGTATTGAACTTTTTGTACGTCTTAGCATACTTCCATCTTCAGCATAAGCCATTCTTAAATACTCTATTATATCATCTTTTTCAATATATCTAAGATGTTTGTTTCCTTGGTACATTAATATATAATCAAACCAAGCATATATATCGTATTTATATGCACTACAAGTATTTAAGTTTAGTTTTTCACCAAACTTAATATGTTCAAAATATGTTTTAAACAACTCAAGATTTTCTTGATTAAAAACATCTTCTCGTATTTTGTTCTTGTCAAACATTCCTTTTTTTGTTCCTGCCGTTGTATCAACTTGTGGAAACAAAGGGTTAAAAAAATTAAATCTAAATGCCATTTTAGTTTACTCCTTTTAATTTTAAAAAATCATTCAGTATATAAAACTTCATCGTCACTTGCATTTATGTTATCCAATAAATCAATAGATAATTGATACATTTCTGCTTGTATATTTTCTTTTTTAAATATTTTCATTGTTCGACCACTAACTCGTCTTGTTTTATTTTTAGTTTTGTAAACAATGTATATAAGTCCCCAATCTGTAAAACTTACAGTTACAAACTTATTATATTTTTTTGTGTAAATCATCATTTTTTTAAGTTCAGTTTCAAGAACAGACCTTATTACTTTGGTAATGTGATTTGATAATACATTTAATACCACTCTGAAATCATCACTTTTTTGAATTTCTTTTTTGAAATTATCCATTATATTTTTACTATTTTTTTCAATTAAATCCGTTATTTCCTCTTGTGTTAATAACTGACTAAGTATAACAAAAGGGTAACTATCGTAAATTGATGAAATAACAAAATGTCCACGTAGTAAAAAATCAATCATTTAAATACCTCCTTTTTTGCTTTTTAAGATATGATAATCAGTCATACCATTTATATATTTTATTCAACGATAATCAGTCGTTGCTTTACCTAACTCGATACCTGTAGCCATTACCTACAGTTCAGAACACTTCTTCATCTTCAGCATTACCTGTTAAGAGCCTATCATTTCGGTTTAATAGGGATTTCACCTAACTTATAACTGTATCACTTTTATAAGTCCTACTCCTGTTGCAATTCGGTTGCCTAAGGGATGCTCGTTTGACTCACTCCTATTCAGAGCTTTGCGACCAAACACTCATTATTACGATACTTAGGATTTTGTCCATATATCATCTTATACGTTGTTTTACTTTCGTTACATTCATAAAACCTTATTTCATGTCTTATTGTAGTGTATAAGCTTTAGAGATTACTGGTTTTAGATAGGTGCTTTATGCACATTTCTGTACATATAGGGCAAAGTGTGGCTCGTTACCCCCGATTATTTCAACAATTTCTGCTTTATTTCTATCAGTTATTTTATCCCATACTTTACTAATATCAGATAAAATATCATATGTCTTTTTAAATGTATCAGGATTAAGCATTATATTAACTTGTCCGTTAGTTAATTTGCTTAATTTTGCTTGTACTTGAGTTGCACTTTCAAGCATACCGTCAACATCTAAGCCTTCTGCTTCAAATTCTTTTCTAAGGTTTGTTGGAATACCATTAGCACCTCTTACACGCATACTAATTGTTTTGAGGAATGTACCAACTACAGCAGGGTCTTGTATTACATTATTACCTGCAACCAATAAACCAAGTGTATCGTTGATATCATTACCTGCCAATTTCATAGCCGAAGCAGACCTACGCATACCTTCACCTATACCTGCCATAGATATAGAGAATTTATTTGATACATCATTATACTTGTCAAGTACGGTTATCATATCTTTCGCTTCTATTTTATATGCTTTCATTACAGAAACCATATCTCGTGTACCAGTTGCTACATCAACATCACCAACATTTTTATAAAGCAAATTTAATTCAGCAAGTTTTGTAGCGTCAGACATATTATAACCAAGCTTAGCCCATTCTGCCGTAGCGTCTATTACATCACTTATCTTACCATGTAATTTTTCAGCAAGGTCTATAGCGTCATTAAAAAAGGCTTTATATGTACTATCTGTACCATCTGTTACTTTTTGTAAAGCAGTCATAGCGGTATCAATTCGTAAAATAGAAGTGTATAAATCATGTGCTTTTCTTATTGCAAAAGACATACTTCCTATAATACCTAAGTAACTTGCTATACTCTTAGCTTTGTCTGCCAACAAACCGCCAATACTTTTATTAAGAAGTCCAGCGTCGCTTGCTTGCGATTTAAGTAAAGCAAATTGACGTTGAGCGTTATTTAAAGATGCCTGATTGTATATATTATCAACACTTGTCAGTTCTCTAATGCTATTGCCTAAACCGCTATTTCTTAGTTTTGAATGTTGTGCAAGTAATTCATTTACCATATTTTTGAAATTTTCAACATTCTTTTTATAAACAACATTATTTTGAACTTCAATTTGATTTTTAATATTGTTCCCTAATACAGATAATTCTGCTTCAAGTTTAGCCCTTGATTCACCAATTCTATTAATGTCTATAGTAGACAAACTTGCAAACCCTTGTTTTATTTTTTGTAATTGATTTACAAAATCACCTTTAGCAGAAGTAGGCAATTTGCCTAAAGCATTGTTTAGTTTTTCTATATCATTTAATGGCTTTGATATATTTAAATACTTTAAGGCTTCATTTACAGAACCTAAACCTCTATCAAATTCTCTTATATTTCTAATATCCAGACTTGATAATTTTGATTGTAATTCTACTATTTTATTTTTTAATAATTCAATATTTTGTATTTCTTCATCAAATTTAAAAGACAACGAACCAATTCTATTAGACCTAATGGCTCTTTCTATATCGGTTAATTCTCTTTTTGCCCTTTGAAGTTCGTCGCCAATTTTACCAATATCACCAATTCCATTTGTTCCACCAGAACCATTTAACCTTATTCTAAGGTCAAAATTGTTTAAAGATGATAGTTGTTGTTGTAATTGCTGTATAGCCTTTTGGTCTATAACAGGTGTTACAAATATTTTATGTTGAGTTGATTTCAGTGTGTTATCAATATTTGCTATACTATTTGCATCAAGTATAGCACTAATTAAAATTTGTAATTCATCTGCCAATCTAAAATCACCACCTTAAAAATAAATACAGTAGGGTGGTATGTTGAAAATACCCTACTGTATTTTAATTTATATATGTATAGTTGTTTCAAAATTAGGAATATATATCCTTGTTGTTTTATTGCATTTTGAAAACTCTGTTTCTAAAATTTTAACAAATTCCTTTCTGTCATTAAGATTACTATGCACAAGATACAATCTGTTACAACTTACTTCTTTGTGATAATCAATTAATTCCTGTCTGCAAACATGAGATGAAAAGCTATTTAAAACACATATTTCAGCATTGTTCTTAATCTTACTTTTATTAATTTGAACAAACGGTGCTTTACTTTTTATATCACTTGCTAAAGTATTTTCACTACTATATCCGCAAAAACATATAGCATTTTTATCTGAAGATAAAAGCCTTTTTGCCCACTCAACAGACCTGCCTTGCGTCATCATTCCAGAAGTAGCAATCACTATCATAGACTCTTTTAGCCTTTGTAAATCTAATGATTGTTTATAGTCGTCTACATATTTGATTTTATCCCAATTATATACCTCTTGCCATAAGTTACAATCTCCATATCTTGAATGAGGGTATTTAATAACATCTTCCCATACATTAGATATTTTATGTCCTAATGGAGCGTCTACATATATATTATGCTTTAAATCATCTTTAAAATTTTCATATAAAAATGACAATATTTTTTGCAATCTATCAAGTGCAAACACAGGTATTAGTATTTTACCTTGTTTTTTGTCCAGCACATCTTCAAACATTCTTTTTAATTTTTGATAATCGTTGATAATATCTTTGTTTGAATGGTTTCTTGTATTACCACAATATGTACTTTCACTCAACAAAACATCACAAAAAGGTAAGCCAACTCTATCCGCTCTATAATATCTATGTAATATATTGCTACCTATGTCACCTGTATAACCAATACGTTTTGTTAAGCCTTGTTTATTTTTTACAGTAATTAAAATTTGAGCTGATGATACAATATGTCCTGCCGTATAAAACTCAAACTTTATATTATCTGATAGTTCAATAGGCTTGTTATATGGTATTTCTTTTACATAAGACAAACAAGTAAACACATCATTTATATCATACAAGGGTTTTGCACATACTTTATGATGATACCTTAATTTATCAGCGTCGCTTTCAAGTATTTTAACAGAATTTTCCAATAATACTTCCATTAATTTTAAACTACCCTCTGGAGCGTATATTGGACATTTACAGCCGTGTTTATACAGTTCAGGTAATTTACCTATATGGTCTATATTACAATGCGATATAATCACTGCATTTAGCTTTTTCATTTTTAACTTCTTACTTGATTTTTTATTTGTATAATAATCTTTTTTAATATCGTTATTTTGATATAAACCATAATCAAGCAAAACATTAAACTTGTCAACTTGTAATAGATATGCTGAATTAGTAACATCAGTTGATGACATTCCTACGAAAGACAAAGAAATATTACTTTTATACATACATCATATCTCCTTTAAAATCCTAATTTTGTTTTTTTTACTTTTGCCAACTTATCAACATCTTCGTCATCATCTTCGTAATAGTCATAATCATCTTCTATACTATATCCTAATGCGTCAGCACTTACACTGCCCATTTGATTTGCGATATTTTGGTATCTTACTGTTCTTGCATTATTTTTTTCTATTTTAATATTTAATGATGTTATCCAATAAGAACACAGTGTTTGTATTAATGTTTGAATACACTCCAAAACAGGCAACATTAAAAAAGCTATAGCTATTATTATAAATATTTGTATTATATCTCCCATATTTTTACTCCTTTATTTTTCTATTATTTTTGAAATATGTTTTTGCATATTTTTCTTCAGTGTCTTAGTAATTAATCCACTTTGTTTTAAATCCTCGTATGTTTCTTGCATAAAAGGTCTTGGTCTTTTATATGGTACTCTACCTCTTGGCAAACCATATTCTATTCTTTCTGCAAGAGTATCATATATTTGATTGTCAGGCTGTCCGTTATATTCAGCTGTTTCTTTAACCGATATAGTTGTATCTAAACCGCTATTGTTAATTGGTTTAATTTCTATATTATCAGGGTCAAGTAAACCGCCATCTTCTTTTCTTCTTTGATATACATAAGGTGTATATTGTGCGTAAACATCTGTTTCCAAATGTTCTTGCATTGTTTCTTTAATCACTTTTTGCATATCTTCCTCTTGTAAGCTGTAAGCCACAAGTCCTTTAAGATAGTTTGCCAATTGAGTTTTATTTGTGAATTGAACAGCCATTTAATCACCTCTATTTAGATTTCTTTGTTTTACTTTTTGGTTTATCAAGTCCTCTATTAAATTTAAGAATTGAATCAACCACTGTTTCTTGGTTTATATCAGATAATTTAGCTATATTATTAACAAAGTCCGTTATATTTAAATCTCCTAAATCCTGTATTTTTTCTTCTAAAAATTTTGTTATTTTATTTGTTATAACACTTAAGTTATCAAGAAATATATCAAGCTGAACATTTGAATTAATCATTTTATTTAATTCAAATTCAATTTGTTTATCTACACTTGTTTTAAGTATTTCTATTTGATATTTTACCAACGCACAAGACTTAATTTCTTTTATTAAATCTTGTATCTCGTTATTCAGATATATCTGATATGATTTAGATATTTCGAGATTATCAAGATTTATGTCAGCAAAATACTTCAATATTCTTGTATCTATTATATAATCGTACATTATTGTATTATATTCTTTATTATCAATATCTATTAAAGCATTAACTATTTCATATTTGGCTTGAACCATTTCTTGAACAGACAGTTGTTTTACTTTAACTTCCAATCCATTACTAAATGTTCTTATTATTTCAGTATTATTTTGTTGTATAAATTGTTCTAATTTATTTAAAGTTTCCATTTATTTATCTCCTTTGTATTTATGTATATTATTTGTTATATTTATCCATTATCAGTTTAACTATCAATAATTGTCCTTGAGGTGTAATACGAGTTCCCACAACAGTTTTGCTACCAATAATAGTCTGATATACTTCAAAATATCCTTTGTTCATATATTCTTGGTACGGTGTTACTTCTTGTGTTAAAACTTTTTGGTCTTTCAAAAATTTAGTTAATCTATTTCTTCCTATATCTACACCATTAGTTTTTAACATTTTAGCCATACAACCAAAAGTAATAGTATTTTTTGCTTTTAATAGTGTTTTTGATAATTCCACCAAAGGCTCTTGTTCTTGTATTGTTTCTGTTAATTGCTTTGTATTCTTTTTTAGTTGTTTGTTTGTGTCTTTAAGGCTTTTGACTTCACATTTAAGCATTAATTTTTCTTGTTTTTCTTGTCTTAGTTTTTCTGCTACAGCTAACAAGAAATCTGGATTATTAAGTATTTCATCTTTTGCATACATACCATATCTACGAATATCTTTTAATATCTCTTTAACTTTCTTTTTAAACTGTTTAGCTATTGGCTTTCTACTTTGCATTAATACTTCATATAGACCATCTTCTGTAAGCATTATAACTTCTCTGTTTTGACCTGATAGCGGTATTATCGCCTTCAGCTTTTCTTCGTTGTCAACATTTGTTGTCATTTCACTTGGTTTGTTATGTTCTATCCAATTTGCTACATCTTTTGCTAAGAATAATGGATTTTCAAAATCTCCGTATATTCTGAATTGCTTGCCTAAAACTTCTCTTTCATCAATTACTTGTAATATGTTGTTATTAGTATTATTATTGTTTTCTTTTCTCATTTTTTTCTCTCCTTAATTTTTATTTCACAATGCTTGTGTATATTTGCAAATTTAATTATTAAAAAAAGGCAAGGTCGCAAATCCTTGCCTTTAACACACCTATTTCTTGGTTGATGTAAATGGTTTATTGCTTTTAATACCATCTACATTATTTTTATCGTCTACCACATTTTGCTTTTCGTTGTTTACAGGCTCCTTGGTTCTGTTTTCAAGAACAATTTTAATATAAGCCTTGTAGCATTCTTCACTGCAACAAAAAGACTTGTATTCTTTGTTTATCAATGCGTCAGAACAACTTGAATATGCTTCGCCACATTGTCTACATTTTAAAGTAGCCATTTAATCACCTACTTTAAACTACGCTTTTATATTTACTTCATCATAAGTATGTAGCACAAACAACTCATTATCTTCTGAACAAACATTAACCAATGCTTCTACATTAACATTTTGAGTCGCTGCACTATCACCAAATTGCCAATCTATTTCACCTGATATTTTACCTGTTGGTATTTCAAGTTGTAGAGGAACGTCTTTCTTTGTACACATATCAGTAAAATAAGCATTAACAAATATTCTTGCATTAGCTGAATAAGAGTTAGCTTTATTTACAAGTTTTTCAGCTGTCTTAAATTCTGGATAGTAAGACACTATAACTTTTTGTCCTGCTTGGAATACTCCTGTAGGAAGTGTTATATTCTTAGTTACAGGGTCATATTTAAAGTGAGTAGCGTCTGCAACGCCTGATTGTTCATAAACCTTACCAACACCACCGTTATGTTCCTTGTAAATAAATCCTATTTCGTTACCCACAGTACCTGTAGCCTTGTAAGGTAGAGTAATAGTGTTTCCATCATTTGTTACTATTGTTTTAGTAATCTTAGCACCTTTTGAGTTCTTTATTTCTTCAAATTCAGAACCTGTTTGTAGTGCAAGATAATTTGTAGATATAAGACCATCAGTAGCTGTTATAGAGAAAGTTTTACCCTTTTCAAAAATAGCAAGTTTAACTCCGTCAGCTCCAAGTGCTTCAACTTTATCTTGTCCACCTTGAAGCTGTACATTAGTTAGTTGTCTTAGTTCAACCAATATCTTACCAGTTTCTATTTCTTCAGCAACTATACTTCTTATTTTCTTTAGTACATAGTTTTTGTTATCTAAAGCCATATTAACCTCCTGTTTAGTAATTTTTATTTTATTGCATTAAAAAAGAGCTTGTTTCCAAACTCTTGTTATTTTTAAATATTAGTCCAATCCCAATCTTTCCGAGAAAAAGCATCTGATGATACCATACCGCCGTACACTCCACCAAGCATATTATTAAATCTTGTGTAGCTATTAAACATATTGAATAAAGAATATAGTTGATATATGTGCAAATCATCTACATTATGAAATCCTACACTTCCTACAGTAGAACATATAGCAATTTTCATATTGCTTAGTACGTCTATTTCTGTTTCCGTCTTATTTTTTAGTTTTATTGCTTGTTCATCTCTCATATCTTCAATTAACATAAGTTTTGTAGACTCGTTAGCAGGATTAATTCTATCTTTGAAATCTATTTTGTTTATAGCTATTAAAAACTCAACAAATTGACTATACATCTGTCTATCAATTATGTATTTATCGTCATTTTTATCAATCAGTAAGTATTCTCCTGATAAACTTTCAGTTAAATCAAAATCATGATGTTCTCCTAAAAAGAAATTTAGATTAGCCTTGATTTTTTGTAACGGATGTAATCCAATTAAATCAAATTGTTCTTTGTTTAACGAATATAAATTTTCTAATTTTTTCCAATTAAACACGAACATATCAAAATTATGTATTGTTTCATAATCTATACCACTATCATATAATTCAACCATATAATGATAAGGCTCACATATTAATGACATAACAATTCCCCAATACTCATTTTCAGGATTTACATTACCTCCGTCATCAAGAGATAGTATATCTGATAGAGTAGGGTGCTTTACAATCATATTTTTATATTGATAAGGCTTGCCACTGCTTAAAAAAAACTTACCAAAAGTCATTATTCACACTCACCTTTTGCTAACATATCAATAGTATATGTAAGCATATATCCGTCATAGTCAGAATCATATAATGAAAGTGGTGTAACAGCTCTTAATATAACCTTATCAATACCTATCTTTTTATTATTATCAATATATTGATTATTGTACTCACTTGTAACCTTATCAATGCGTGGCAAAAGATAGTCAATTCTTGTTATACCACCTTTATACGGCATTATGTGTTTATGAACACCTATCCCAACATCAAGTGTAAATTGTTCAACAACTCTGTCATTTAGTCTTGGTGCATACATTCTTAAAAATATATAGGATTTTTGTTCTTTTTCAACATTAAGATTATAAAAGTAGGGCATTATATTTTTGTTTATTAAATCTGTAGGCTCAATTATCGTACTATTATTATTTTTTAAACACTCAAATATATTTTTATCTTGTGCATAAGATATTATCAATTTCTGTTTAATTACAGCTATATCTTTTAAATCCAACAATAATATCACCACCTTACATTAATCCAACTATATTGATATTAACTTCTTCTAATAACAGATTGTGTTCATCAAATATTTGTAACACAAACGGATAAGGTAGCAAATCTATATCAAATGAAGGCTCAATAGATATATTTGCTGTCTTATTGTTTACACTTATATTGATTAAATCTTGATATAGATTATTCACAGTATATATTTTAAATATTATATTTTTGTCAGTAACAACTTCAAATTTCTTGCTAAATCCTACTTTTATTTCAGCCAAACCATTATATTTTACAACAATATCATTGTTTGTGTTATTGTTATTAATCTTATCAAAAACAGATATATTATTTTTTTTATCAATCCAATAATCAGCAAGTTGTAGCTCAATATTGTCTTTATCTGGATTGTATTTATCTTCAGACATATTTATTCTACATATTCCTTTGCCTTGATAATTATATGTATAATGGTCTACTTGTGTTGCTTCATAAATAGTTGGATTAAGAGTGTTTTTATCAAGAAAAAATCTCATATCGGTATCAATATAGATTGTAAAATCATTACATGGAATATCAACGGTAATTTGAGAAATACCATAATCAATATATCTTGCCTCGTATTTACCAGTATTGTATTTAGTGGCATTTTGTATATAACAAGGTATTTCTTGTATAGTTTTTGTAATAGGGCATATCCATTTCAGTTTCCAATTACACTCTACACCTGTTGCTGATTGTATTTTATCATTGTTTGCGTTACTTTCATTGATGAGATAATATGTGTCATCAATATAAACCAAATCGCCTACAGTTATTTTTTCATGTGGTCTTGCCTTAAACATCTTTGTATGTGGATTTTTTATATCATCTATTACCAATAAATCTTGTGTTGTATTATTTACAATTGCTTGTCTAAAGTCTATACTATCAGAGAAACTATTATTTAAAAATGTTATTGTATCTTTTAGTAGATGTTCGTTGTTGCTATCAACCATATAATCGTTGTTTACCTTGCGTATGTAATCTATCATATTATCCATATCACACCACCTACAATGTATAATCTAACATTTTAAATGTTCCACCAAGTCTGTTTCTAACATCATAAGTATCAAGCAAATTAACATTCTCCATCTTAACATTTTCAACCATATTTAAAAAACTGTTTCGTTCATTGGCAGGTGAAAATACTGTTAAGTCAGATGGAGCGTATCTTTCTGTCATTACTTTTAACAGCATTACATCTCTTTGTAAATGTATTTCATACATTAAGCTAACAATTATGTAAATTTCTTCATCTGTTAATTCATTTTCAAAACCTGTATTAGTATCATTAAATGTAAGTATATCATAAGATATATTACTTTTAAGCTTAAGTCTGCTTATAGCTTCTTTTAAGTAGTTTAAAGCACGTTTTTTAACTATCTCAAGACTTTCACTGTCGCTTATTTTATAATAATTAAAGAAATTTCTATCTTTTTCAACTCTAAATAAAAATTTCTCTATTATTGTATCAAAAGATGTATTCATATAACACCTCTATTTCTTTGTTGCAGACGGTTTTCTACCTCTGGTGCTTTGAGTTTTGTTTTCTGTATTCTCGTCCGTACCTTTTTCGTTGTCTGTATCTGTTTCTTGTTCATCTTGTTGTTTTTGCATTTGTTCAATTTGTGCTTTAAGTTTTGCTATTTCATCTTGCAATACTTGTGTATCTGCTTGATGTGGCATTGATACTATTCCAACCTCAATATCTGACCTAATTTGTTTTTTAGCAAGTTCTTTATATCTCATATCTATAACCTGAATAACTGTATTTATAATATTATTTGGTATAGACAATAATCCAACCAATTCAAATTTTACTCTTTGAAAAACTTGTAGTGATTGAATATCCACTAATTTTTGTAATTTTTCCTTTGTAGGATTTTCTATAGCGTCAATTATTTCTTCTCTTGATATTATATTATCTGCCTTTAAATTCAATTCATTGTACATTTCTTCTTTATCTTTATCATAAAATGTTAAATATCCTTGTTTAAAAAGCATAGTATTTTTGTTAAGATATTGTATTTCCTCTACAGTTAAATCACGTTCATTTTGCCCACTGTCATAAGGCTCAAAAACATATAAATCTGATTTTGTTTCAGCCATTATTTGCATTGGTGTTTGATTATATACTGATATTATATTTGACATTCCTTATCTCCTTTATTATTGATTTTTCTTGATTAAAACAAGCATAGTGATACTATTAAATACCACTATGCTTTATATATTACGACAATGTAAGTTTATGTACTTTGTCTGGTTTTGTTATAGCAAAGCTGTAATCAAATCCAGTAATCTTGACATTTAGCACTTCCTTGTTGTTATCAGATGTTTCATATACTCTGATATCACCTCTCATATCTATGTCTCCAACCTTACCCAAGAAAGCGAACACTTTCTTATCAGGTATTACAAGTTGTCCATCTTGAGTTTTCTTATAACCTGAAAGTCCTGCTATATTAAATCCGTTAAACATCTTAGCCATACCATACTTATTAAGTTCGTTCTTCATATCATTACTTAGATAGTCAGCATAACCTGATAGTCTGCCTATTTGGTTAGCGTATTTATTAAGAGTTACTATAAGTTTTGTATCATCAGTTTCCATTCTGTCATACAAATCAGTTGTGAACGTGTCCATAACTTGAAGTGTCAAATTACCACCACCCACAGCCGTACCTGTTATAGTGGCGTCAAGCACATTAAATACGTCAGAAAACAACTTGTTTTTTAGAGCTTCTTCCGCATAAACAGTGTATTTAGCTACAGTTTTAAAACTATCAGGTTTTCTAAACTCAATATAAGGCACTTCAAACTCAACTTGTGAGTGTTTAAGAGTTGGTTTCAAATTACCTACATCAAGATAAGACTTAGGAACATTTCCACCCTTAGCTGAATCATAAGCTTTAAGTGTATTCTTAGGCAATTTTGTATATATCTTTTCGTCAAATTCACCTATTTGTCCTTGATTAAATATCATATCAATCAAAGCATCTCTTGACGCATCAAGTTCTGGTGTTACAACAGACTTGATATAAGACGCAAATGAGCCATCTCTATCTCTGCCTGAATTTCCTATCTCATTAGCCCAAGCTGTTATTTCCTTTGATATGTCTTTTTCTTCGGCAGTCAAGTCCAATTTTCTTGCTACTTTTGAAGCCCAAGAAAACAGTCTGCCATCTTCTTTCATTAAACTTGCTATTGCAGTTTTATCCATTTTAACCTCCTTAAATAACAAAAGACCATATATTTCTATATAGTCTTTAATGTGTTTATTACAGTATTAAGTTTTGATATTACATATTTTATTTCAATTAATGTTGTGTATTTTGAAATACTAAATCTTACAGAGCCCTTGATATAATCATCACTTACTCCCATTGCTTCTAAAACATGGGATTTAGTAATTGTTTTTTCGTTACACGCTGAACCACTTGAACATTCCACTCCACAAGTATCAAGAGCCAGTACAATAGCATTACCACTTAATCCTTTGACACAAATACTAATAATACTATTAACCCTTTTATCAATAGAGCCAGTTATTATTACATCAGGCAGTTGTTGTAATTTCTCAATCATATAATCCTGAAGTGATTTTATTCTTATATTGTATATTACTTGATTATCAAACAATAGCTCACAAGCCTTACCAAGTCCAACTATACAAGGAACATTTTCTGTACCACTTCTTTTACCATCTTGTTGACTACCACCATAAATAAAAGGTTTAATATCAATTCCCTTTTTGATATATAACACTCCTATACCCTTAGGTGCGTGTATTTTGTGTCCTGAAAAAGTCATAAAGTCAATATCGAGCTGTTTAACATCTATTATTTGTTTCCCTATAATTTGAGTTGCGTCTGTGTGCAAGTATATATTTTTATCTTTGGTGATTTGTCTAATTTTTTCAACATCTTGAATTGTACCGACCTCATTGTTTGCATACATTATAGACACAAGTATAGTATTGTCAGTAATAGATTGCTCAAGTTGTTGTAAATCTACAAAACCATTGATGTCAACATTTATGTATTTAGTGGCACATAATTGTCTGTCAGCAAGATTTTTACAAGTATTAAGTATAGACTTGTGTTCTATCTTACTTGTTATAATATTTTTGTTTGGTTTTTCACTTGCTTGAACAACCCCATTTAACACCCAATTATTGCTTTCTGTTCCTCCAGATGTAAAGTAAATTTCTTCCGAACTACAATTTATTAGTTTTGCTATTTGTTGTTTGGCTTTCAGTATCCCTTGTTTAGCAGTATTACCAAGTGTATGATTATTTGAAGGATTGCCGTAATCAGACACAAAATAAGGCAACATATCATTTATAACTTCATAATCTACCATTGTTGTAGCACTATTATCCATGTATACCTTATTGCTATGTCTATTTTTCTCATACAATTCTACCAATTTGTCCATAACTACAGTATTTCTATAGCGTGTAATTTATGTCCTGCATCCATATATTCACCAACATAAACAGCTATTGCATCAGCACCTGTAGCGTCTTTTTCAAGCTTACCTTGTGCATTAACTTTTAGCTTGTCATTTGCTTGTAATCCTGTTTCTACTATTTGGTCTATAGCATATTGTTCGCCTTGAACAAGTGTTTCAAGTACAACCATTTCGTTAGCGTCTATTGTTTCAAAAAGTTCATCATAATCACTTCTTTGCATATCAACGACATACTTACCTTCAGTTAGTCGTTCTTTGCCTACCAAAAATACATTCTTAGCTCCTGCTGTTGGTAGTTTTACTTTCTTTTCTTTTCTGTCTTTTTCTACAAATGTACCAAAAGTCATTTTTACCTTAGCACTGTATGTAGCGTCATAATTTTTTCCTACAAATTCTTGTAATCTTCTGTACATTATAACCTCCTAAAATAAATTTTTCATAATTGAACCATCATATTTGTATTCATCAGTCGGTACTGAATTAATATCAGCTTTTGCTTGTATATTGTCAGTAGACGCAGTAGATACAACTTGCTTATTTTTTAACATATTTTCTACTATAAAACTATGTATAGTCGTATCATCAAGACTTGCTATAGCTGTTTGCAACACTTCATTTTGTGATATTTCGTCATCTGACATTCCACAAAGTGATTTAAGTTTATCTGTCAAAACATCTTGTTTAGCTTTCTTTTGTGCAAGTGCTTGTTGTTCCTGAATTTCATCAATTTGTGCTTTATACACCTTGTATTCTACAACTGTATCTTGTAATTCTTTTATAGACGCTGTCGCTGTTTCAAGTCCTTTGTTTGCAAGGTCAAGTTTTGTTTGCATTTCAGTGGCATAAATATTGATATCAGTAGGTTTTACTATAAGAGTAACATCTTTGCTGTCTACTATTTCTACACTGTTATTATCTGTTGCGTATGTGATTTGTTTAAAGTCTAAGGCATTTTGATTATTGCTATTAGCTTGAATTAATACTGTCTTTTCTATAGGATAATAATATGCTATAGTACAGTCGTTAAATTTCTCATTTAGCTTTGTTGATAACATATTATACACTTCAGAATCTGTTAAACTCACAGTTGAAGGCTCTATTATTGGCTCTACAGTATCTTGATTGTCTACAGGTGCTGTATTATCATCTGTATCATCATCTGTAACCACAGGCTCTATTGCTGGCTCTATAGTATCTTGTATATCATTTGCCTTTACAATATCTTCTGTTTGTGCAGTTGACATTTCATTTTTCTTCATTAACTCACCATTCCTTTCCATATCTTGAAGTAGTATAGTTTCAAGATTTTGATTTTGACTTTCATTAACGCTTGCCACATTTAGTAATTTTGCGTCTTTACAAGCAGGTAGTACATCAGCACCAAGTACACAATGAGCTAAAAACTCACCGTCGTCAATTACTCTTGTATCACCAACCATGTGATAAGATTTAATTCCTATTTCCCAAGACGAATAAAGTGTACCATTTGCTATTCTTTGTTTGATTAAATTTGAAGCATTTGTATATCTTTCAAAAATTCTAAAAGTAGCAACAATAAACTCTTTACCATCAATTTGTTGTATTTCAGCTTTAATACAAGTCCCAAAACCCTTAGTATCAAGTACACATTCCTCTGATATATCACCATCATCACTGATTGTGATAACTCGTTTCATTTCATGTCCTGTAAAATCATACTCTCCATTGTAATTAGGTTTAATATTGCCTACAAGATGAGTAAAAAGTAGGGTAGGTAGCCAATTTTTAATAGTTTGTCTATTTACCATATCACCATTGGCATTGGAGTCAAAACCACCTATTACAAACTCTGCGTCAAAATAATTATCTGATTTTGTACTTGCTATACTAACTTTATTACTAAATAACTGTAATCTTTCCATTTTTCACCTACCTTTCTATTTTCTTACTTTATCATTGTAGTTTTCGTCATATTGATGTTTATCTGGATTATCAGATTTTTTATCTGAATCCTTATCAACCGTATTATTATTTTGTTTAGTTGAAAATGTAGCTGATGTCTGATGTGGTGTAAATATTTTATCAAATCCGTTATCATTTTCAGTTATTCTTTTTTGTTTTTCATCTTCAACATCAAGTCCAAGAATACCATAAGCTGTTTCATAACTTGCATTAAGCCTATTAAATACAAATTCCGATAATTCTTTTCTTAAATCAAACTCCATCATTTCTGAATCAATAATAGATATTTTAGGAACATAATCCAATCCAATTTTATTATCCAAAAGAATAGCTTTATAGAATTTATTAATAGCTCTTTCACATTCCTTAGAAATAGCATTAATAGTATTCATTAACTGTTTAACACTTATATTTGCAGTAGATACTGAATTTCCTGTTTGTGTTGCCAAAAAGCCTATACCAAGTGCATTAAGCACATTGTTTCTGTATTCCTGATATGTATTTTGGTCCGTCATTTCCACCTTTGGCTCTACATATTCTATTTTTGTAACATAGGCAGGAGGTGTGGTAACAACTATCTTTTGCCCCCAAGCTGACATCAAATTACCATGTGCATAAGCCATTTCGCCTTGTCCGTATGTTTTGCCTTTATCAAGTAATTTATCACTAAGATACTGAACAAGTATTTTCTTAGCTCTTGCTTCTGCGTTAAGTCTATCAGCTTCTTTAAAAGACTCTAACATTAGATTATCTTTTAAAGCCTTGAAAATAGGGGATAGTCCATATTTTTTATTCAGATTATTAATCCTCATTATATATGTTTTGTCTGGCTCTAATATTGCATAGTTTTCGTTATTCTTGTATGCTTTATAAACCTCATCAGGATAGTTTTTCTTTATTTCTTGTTCGACTGTTTCAAAAAACATAGCTTTACCTGATTTAAGTTTAAGCATTGTCTTTTTTAACTGGTCTTTTAATACCTTGATATTCACCATACAAATAGGGTCATTACCATATTTATAAGAAGATACTTCGACAACTTTCAACGGAAAAACGTCAATGTTATATCCACTGTTTGCATTACCTCTTAAATACAACACTTCATTGCCAGTAGCATAAGTGTTTAAGATAGAATTTGCTATGATTTGCTCGATACCGACGTATTCGTTGAAGTTGTCTATCAATTCTTTTACTTTGCTTAATTGTTTTGATTTAGTTTTATTACTTGTAAAATCCCTGTATGTAAGCTTATAATCAGTGTTTAGATTAGTTTCTATTACCTCGTATGTTTTGCCAATTATTCCGTTTTGAGTAATTTCATTTTCTATTAATGATGAAATATTAACAATCTTATCTACTTCGTTTCTACAATTTTGTGTTAATTGGTCAAGTAGTTCATGTGTAATTTTACTGTTTGTTGCATTGCCTTTAAGAAAAGCTGAATATTTTCTGTTGGCTGGGTCAAATTCCTTTAAACTTTGAGCAATAGACCTTTGAAATTCCTGTTGTTGCATTAATGTTGTAGCAATTATTGTATCATCTTGCATTGTATTTATTAATACTTTTACATCTTCACTTATTCCAAACACCTCCTTATCTAAAACTTACCACACTTGTACAGTAAGGTATTTTACTCCAATCTATTGTATCAGTCTTGTTTTGTCTTAACTCTATTTCAAGTTCATTCGCATAGTAATTGGCATAAGCCAAAGATGAGTACCTATCTTTTCTGTTACCACTCTTTTCAAACACTTTAATTAAGCCCTTATCATTTGTATATGACAGCTCAACCATTTCTCTTATGAGAAGTGATGTTTGCAAATATGCGTCTATTAACTCTACCTGTTCTTCAACTGGCAAACTAAAGAATTTAGGTGTGTCTGATAAAACCTCTCTACCCTTGTATTCGTCATATAGTAAATTTAATTTACCTGTTCTAATATCATCTTTAAGATATATAGCAACATTAGAGTTAAATGTATTATCAGCTTTAACCGCATAAATAACACTTGGTGCATTTTCATCTTGACATCTGGTAGCCATATCCTCTCTGTTAAAAACATTTAAAGCAGGATAGACTATATTCTTCTTTCTATCTATTTGTGGTTGTTGTAACTGGTCTGTTACGGCCATACCGTTACCATTAGCGTCTATTACTATGTAATCTATATCTAAGTCCTTAAATAATTGCTTTATTCTTATAGCTTGTAAGTTTGAATGACCGCCCTCTATTGTTTCCATATATACAATATTTCTGACATATCTACTATCTACATCAGGTACTAATTGCATTACAGACAAGGCTGTAGCGTCATTTTTCTTACCGCCCATCAAAGCAACGTCTATTGATAATATTCGTATTTCACCTGTTTGTTTTCTTAGTTGATTTAAACCAAGTTTTTTACACAAATGTGCTGGATATAAAGGCATTTCAATATTTCTTCTTAAAGTTATCTCCTCAAGGTCAAAATATCCATCTTTAACTCCACCAAACCACTTACATTCCATTTCTATAGTGAAGGACACAGGGTCAAACGTACTTTCTTGCATTAAATTCTCAACTGCTGAACGTTTTAGCAATCCTTCTCTAATTGCTATTTGATACGGCAAGGCACATAAAAAATAACCTCTACCAAGCAACATTGATGTAGCATAAGTTTTAAGATGTTGCCAAGACCAATGTGATTTAAGCCATGCAGAAGTCAAATATATTTCTTGGTTATCCTCTTGCAAATGTGAGTATTTTGGATTGCTTGAAAACGGTGTAATTCTTGGTACTATATTAAATTTTCTTAATACGTCATCAAGTATCTGTTTATCAATCATACGAAACTCATCAAATATCAATAAATTACTTCTAACACCTCTTGCCCCGTCATTAGCTGTAACTGTTTTTATTGTACTACCGTTCCAAAACACTATTTCAGCATTTTGTGCATTTAAAGTATACTTCCTAATCTCCATTCGCAATGTTTGGGAATTAGCATATAATTCCTTGATTATTTTATCAACAACCTCAACGGCTTGTGTTTTTTGTCCTGCAACTATAACAACCTTGATGTTAGGATATAAAATACATTTAATACAACAAAATAAAGCTGTAATATATGTTTTTCCCAATCCACGACTTGCAATAAACATAAAAAATGGAAATATATTCATAGCATATAAAATTAACTCTTGAAACCATTTTAAAGAAAATCCCAAATATTCTTGTGCAAATCTATGAGGATTTTTTCTGTAATATCCAGCCCATACATCAACACCTTGCATTATTCTGTCATTACGGATATTCATATTAAATCCGTCAAATGTCTTTTCTTTAGAATAATCTACATACGAAGACGTATATTCTTTGAGTTTTCGTCTTTCTGTTGATTTTGATTTAGACCTTGTCATTAAATCCAAAATCTTAAAATTTTTCTTAGGCATTAAAACTCACCAAACATTTCTTCAATATTTTCTTTTTCTTGTGTTGTATTAGCTGAATTATATTCTGATTGTTGAACAGTATACTTACCTATTTCTTGTTCGTATTCTTCGCTGTATTTATTATCTAAACCTACCATTTTACTTAAACTTCCAATAAATAAAACCACCATTTTCCACAAACCATCAACATCAGCCCATCTTTTTTGTGGCTCTGAAATAGGTCTTGTATTTTCCCATTTTTTAATAAGCACACCAAGTACCTGTTTATCACTCATTTCATCTGAAGATTGTTGTGATGGTTTAATATTTGCGCTATCTAATGTTTTTTGCCATAATTCTGTTAGCTTTTTATATTTATCTACATCAACCAAACGAGCCTTATCTGCTTCTAATTTTGTTTGACATAATGACTTAAATAATTCTTCTTCAACTTTATTTTTAATATCATATTCAGACAAATACTCTTGGAAATGCGTTTCAAGTAAAACGTGTTCTTCTTTTGTATAATCAAAACCCCAAAACAACTCAAGATTTTTCCCTTTTGAAAACTCATCATAGAGCTGGTCTATGCTTTTAAGTAACTTAGCTTTATCATCTTCATCTTGTGTAAATTCTTTAAATTGTGCATTTTCAAATTTATTCTGCAATTCAATATAATCCAAAAATAACTGATTATCTTCAATAACAGTATCATTAAATGTTTTGCCTTTGTATTGAGATAAATTGGATAATTTTACATAATTCGTAAAAGTATTACTCATTTTATCAGATTCAAGTAATGTATTTACAATATTATTATTGTAATACATATTGGTTAATGCACAAATAGTTTTAAAAGCCACATGGTATGAATTATTGTTTCTTTTCAATATATCATTAAAATATTTGTTTATACATACAACACATATAGGTATATAACTATCTTCTTGCTTATATAAAAGGGAATCTCCTATTAAGAAATTCCCTTTTTGTGTTATGTATTCAGTTCCACAGCAACTACACTTGTGCATTACTACTTTCTTTTTCAAGTTTGTTTTAGTTGCCATATTATGTCTACCTTTCGTAATTATTATTCGTTAAGTGTTTCAAGAAAAGCATTGTATAAATTAAATTTAACTTTTCTTTTAGGCTCCGAAGTTCCTGAATATCCATTTACACTATATTTCCTTGGTGTAGTTGTTTTTGTTTTTAGTGAACCAAGACCAAATAGCTTAACTTCTTCATCCTCTAAAAGCATTGTTTGAATAGCTTTAACAACCATTTGTACTGCTTCCTTAGCTCCATCTCTTGTCAATTTAGAATCTCTGTTTTGCTCATATACTACATCTGTTAGTTTCTTTGCCATTTTTAAAAAATCTCCTTCAATAAATTAGTTTAGTTTTTGTTTACATAAAATTAAATTTTGTTTGTTGTTTTTATTCTTTTTCTTGTTTTAACTTAGCTGATATTGACACAACTTCACCATTTAGTTTAGATAAAGCGTCTTTTAAGTCAACATTGCCAATATCCTCAACTTCCACTATTATATTTCCATTGTCCTCAATATTGAGTACACCATTTAAAGCAATAGTACAAGTTTCAGAATATCCTTTAGCCATGTGATACCCCCTTCTTTTTCTTGATTTCACCTACAGTTTTATTTGTAGCTGATTGTTTGTTTATATTTTTATAATCTTGAAGTGCTTTTAAAATTTCTTCTGTTTCAGGAACATAATATTTATGTACTGTTCTTGAACATTGAAGATATTTAATTTTACTTTCAAGATATTTCTTTTCATTTTTAGTTATTTGAATCATCTATTAATTCTCCATTTTCTTTTTGTTCTATTGTTGGTAAAATATTTTGCTGTTTTAGTAAATTATACAAGAATATTCTGCCTTTTTGTGTCCATTTAGTATGTGTTCTGCTACCATCATCACCATTAGTATGTTTGATTTTTACTGTTGTCGTTTGAGTATATCCGCAGTCCGCATATTTTTGATACAGCAACCATATATCGCCTTGTTTGTACTGTATTTTCAAATCTTTAAGCAATGCATTTAGCTTTTTGCCACTCATTCCATAATCTTTGGCAATTACAGATATAGGCAGTGTATCTTTTGACTGTAATATAGTATCATAATAGCTTACCTTTGGCTTATCTTCTTCAATTTTGTTTTCAAGACGGATATTAGCAATTCTTAATCTTTCTTTTTCCTTTTCACTCTCTAATAATCTTTCTAATGCTTGAATATACGTTTGTGGCATTAAAACTTCTTGTAGTTTATTTTCAAGTTTATCGATATATTCAATTACAGCACATCTTACAAACTTACTTTCTCTTAACAATACTCTTCTTGATTGCTTAAGATTAAGAGAATACATTGTTCTTTTCTCGCCTTTTTTATCCTTATAATTAACGGGCTGAATTTTTAGCTCGTTAATTTCTCTGTCAAATTCATCTCTAATTACCTGTAATAAGTTTTTATGTAATAGTTCTTTTTCATTACCCTCTTGTTTTCTAAATTGATTAATTAAATCCACAAGCTCCAAACTTGTAAAAGTGTCTTTTATTTCATTTTGTATGGCTAATACATTTTCCATTATTTTTCCCTCTTGTTTTTTAGTATAATATTTTAATTTGTTTGTTGTTTAGTGCATTGAAACAAGTTAAGTTAGTTTAATTTACAATACACTAAATTAATTTTATTGTTATATGTGATTATAACAGCTTCGTGGAAACATAAAGTTCATTAAGCTAACACTTTTAACCATTTATCGAAGATTTTATAAACCTTTGATATTTGATTTTTAAACTTTAGACAATTTAATCTTTAAGTTTTAATCTTTATTATTTAAGCCTTAACCTTTAATCTTTTATTCCCATGTACGCATAGTATTGCACGCATATTACAACCCTTATATTATTATATTATTATCTTCATTTTCGTGCAATACCGATACACCACTTGATAGATTTGATATCCTCAATCTTCTTTGGAGATATTCTTTATTTAGCATTTACAAGAATCTCAAATTGTTTTGGCTCTCTTGATATCCCTCAAGAGTAGGGAGCTTAAATTTAATGTTTTCGTTATAACCACAATACTTGTATTATGTTTTTATATATCTATTTCAATTAATGTTATAGCATTGGAAACCGATAATTGTTGGTCTACTTCTGCTTTGAAAGACATAATACCATCTTCAAGTTCATTTATTACTTTTTCAATATTTAGTGGGTCAACCAACTCTACTGAATTGCTTTCTCTTTTAGCTGTAGCAAGCTCTTCTGCTGTCTTAACAATATCTTTGTTTTTAGCATTATCACCACTTAACATTATTTCTCTTTCTTTGTCAATTTGTGCTTCCAGTTTATCATTAAAATTAGTAACTTGTTTTGACTTAGTTACAAATTCAGATTTTAATTTCATTAACAAATCTGTTTCTAATGCTATTCTGTTCTTTTTATCTATAGCTTCTGCTATAGTATATTCCTTGCCAGCTATCACTACTTTTGTTTTTGCATTTGAGAGTATGATTGCTGATTTAATAATATCTCTATTCTTTATCAAATCTAAAATAGATTGATAGTTCGCTTTAACTTCATTTTTAAAATCATCGACATTAATATTTTTGTCTTTTAATACGTTTTTAAACTTTAGTTTAGTGCTTAATACCGTAAGTTTATCTGTTTCTTTTTCAATTCTACCTGTTAATACGTTTAAATCACTTAATGCTTTTGTTACTGTAATTTCTTTTTTCATTTTAATTATCCCCTTATTATTTTAAAATTTTATAAGATGCTTCTAACCAAACTACACATCAAACAGTTTTTACTACAGGTAAAAAAGGAGAAATAGAGAAAACCTGTAGATGGTACGTTTTACTTATTTTTATTTTTTCTTTTTGCCATAGTTCTTAAATATTTTTGGCAAACAAATACATGAACGTTGTTTATATTCATGTTGTCGTTAAAAAAAATTCCTTTACAATTTCCCTCTTGACGTAAAATACATTTTTTACACTCATGTGCTAATTGGGTACATTTATTGCTCATAACTTAATCCTTTGTTGGTTTATTAATTGATTTTTAAAAATCAATTTTATATAATGTTCCTTTAAAGACTACTTGAGGAACGCTGAAACACATTGCAATTACTATACTTATAAAACTACTCTAAAAAAGTTCAAATATTATCTATACTTTTAAGTATGTTCTGAATATTTTTGTAATATTATAATTTGTTTGTGTGTTTATAGTTTATTGTTTTTCTTTTTCTAAAGTTGGCAAATATCCTAACTCTTTTAGTAATTCATATAAAAATAATCTACCTTTTTGAGTCCAACAAGTGTGCATTGTTGCACCGATAGTCCCGTCATTTCGAGTATATTCTACAGTTTTACTTTGGGTATAATCTTTATTTTGATATTTAGAATATAACAGCCATATACCACCTTGCTTGTATTGTATTTTATTATCTTTTAATATTTGGTTTAACTTTTTGCCACTTAATCCATAATCTTTTGCTATAGAAGTAATTGTTGCTAAATCTTTTGACTGTAGTATATTATCATAATAACTTACTTTTGATTTATCTTCTTCAATTTTGTTTTCAAGATTTTTAATTTTTTCTTCAAACGCAAGTAATTTTTTATTAGCAAATTGTAAACTTCTTGCTAAAACTAACTCTGGGTCGTTCCAAGCATTTTCTATAGCAATAAAATACTCTCTTGCCTGTCTGCCTTTGTCTGTTCTTTGTATCATTGCAATTTGTTTTGCCATATTTAGTGTAACCGCATGATTTATTTTTTCTTGATATCCACCGTTTGCTATTTCCGTTTTTTCGGACACTGTAGTAAAATCAACATTTTCAGTAAAACCATATTCTGTCATTCGTTTATACCATTGAGTATATCTTTCTTTTACTTCTAAAAATTGATGTAATTCTCTACCGCTTACAATATGTTGTTCTTGTTCATTTATTGTTACTTTAATTAATGCTTCCATTATTTTAACTCTTCCTTTCTAATTTGTCAATAGTTTTATAAAATTATTTTTTGTTCGTTGCTCTATTATTTAAAATCTTAGCACATGGTTTGCAATATTTCTGATTGTTTGTAACCTTAACAGTTCTTTGGCCACAGTGTTCACATATAGTATATAACTTCCATATACTACTAATTATAACTTTTTTCTTTGTTAGCTTTATATACTCGTCTTTAAGATTAATACAAAGATTGTTATAAATTATATCTCCAAAAATAGACCATAATGTTAATTTAAATCTTGAGTTTTTAACATTATACAAATACTCAATCAGAATATCACAAACAAAATTGATATCAGAAAATTTTTGTGTTAATTCATCTCTGTACAATTTATACTCATACAAAGTAGTATTACTATGATTTTCTTCTCTTTGTTTTATTTTTTTACTATATGTTTTATAACAGTCTACAATTTGAGAATGTAATACATCTTTTTCATCATACATCAATCTTTTATTACATTTCAACATTCTATAATCAAAATTAGGCAAAGATGATTTTTTGAAATTTAACTTTGGTTTTCCAATAATATTATACAATCTGTTTACCGTACTATCGTTTCTTTCTGATAACTGATGTGGTTTTTTATCTTTAGCATATTCAAAAAAACGTGGTAATTTATTCATTGTAAATCTTTTGATATTATTAGAAATATCTTTGGGTAACTGTAATGTAAATAATGTCTTGGCTTCGTCAATCGTAAAATTATTTACCATACACAAATATTTAATACAATCTAAACTCATTTCCTTGTTATTCCATATCTTGGTTATATCATTGCTCACAGCACCTATATTACCCCCAGTATATGCTGTTTCAAGACCATTATATAAACTATGTGGATTAAGAATATTTGCATCAGCTTTTTTCATTTCGTAATAGAGTGGAACTATATTGTCGTTTTCCATGTTTCTTTTTGCTATTGTAACAAAATTGGCATTATTTATAACTTGTAGCATATCTCCGTCAGAGTCAAGCTGGAGTAACTTACTTATTAAGTCATTGGTGCTTATATAAATACTTTTAGAAACAAACCATTTTTGAGTTGCTTTATTGTTTTTATTAATCCTAATAGCGTGTTCTCTGTACAAATGTGGACTTCTAAGGCAATCCAATTCTTTGCTGTCCTCAAACAAATTGCAACTAACTTCATTACTATTCAGTAAACCCTTAGGTTTTTCAATACCTAAAAACAAATATTCACAAAAAGCATATAAATCAGGAGAAACAAAAGTATATCTGCCACCAACATTAATTTTACCTGCATAAGCGTCCTTTAACAACTTTCTTTTTTTGTTCTTCAACACTTCTTTAGAATATACATCTTGCAATAATTCAGGATATAAATACAAGGATTTTTGGTAAAAGTTCTTTCGTTTGTTATATTTTGTAGCACCTAATACAGATAACATAGTTTTTATATCGCTACTAATATTCACAATTTCTTGTTTTGTATCTTTACATAAATCCGCTAATTCATCATCTGATATATCAGTTAATGTTTGCAACATCTGATAGCTAACAGTAGATGTTTTAATATAATCTTCTTCTTGATTGCAAATACAAGCATCACAATTAAATTTTTCAAAACTATCTTGGTACTCTTGCCAATCTGTATAATATTTGTGCATTTTGAATTGAGATTTTGTTAGTATTACCTCAATGTTGTCGTTTATAATATCCCATTGCTTTCCATAAATATCAGTAACCAAGCCTATGTTATTATCACCAGTTTTTTGTCTTTGTTCTAAAATAAACTCATCAAAAGGGAAGGGGACTAACAATCCTTTTACAAACGGCAATCTTACCATGTGTGCTTTTTTGTATTTTTTATATAACATCATTCCACAACCGTCAGTATGCGGAATAGGTACAGGCATATTTTGTCTTGTTATTTCAAAAGTTTGATAATCTATAAAATCAACTTCTCCATTGACATCAAACTCCATGTCCTCTACCACAATGGTTTTACGTATATCAAAATCTTTCCATACATCAGTAGCACTATTGTTTAGAGCTGTGTAAGCTAAAAACTTATTTGTATTACAGCCACCTTTAGAATTTATTTTGTCTACAGTTAATCCACAAAACAATGTTTGCTCATATTTGTTATATAAATCTTCTTTGATAAGCACAAGTTTCTTTTTTCTTATCTGTCCAGCACTTGCGGTATAAGACCTATATTTTACTACCTCTCCTGTTTCCTCGTCTATATATTCAAATCCGTTTTTGATTATACTTTCTAAAACTGAAAAGAAATATACTTGTAAAATTATTATATCCATAGACAAACTTCCAATAGACATTTGTAATACACGAGTAGTATTAGACTCAAATACCCCAACTACATTACTTGGTTTTAAGTGAGTTTTATCCAGCTGTCTTGTTTTGTTCACATTGATTTTTAACAATGACAGCAATTCTTTTTTTTGACTGTTTATTTGATGTCCTAAATCCAATATCTGATTTCTATAATTGTACTTTGTTTGTTCATCTATGTTTTTTTTCAATAATTCCTTTTTTAAATCATTTCTTTGACGATGTAATTCATTTAAGGCATCTCCTAATAATTTTTCCTCTGGTGTATAAAAAGCTGATGTATCAACCATATACACATATACTTGATTATTTAGCAAACAAAACAACTCCTTTAGTCTAATTCCTCAATTAACCCATTAATATTAAATTTACACAAATATTCAACCAACAAGCAATTCAAATTAGTATGTTCCATACAATCGCCTATGCTATCAGCAAACAATTTGTTTTTATATTTTTGTTTTATGTCTTTTACAATCTGACTATCAGATAGATTTCTTTTTATAAAACTAAAATCATATCCATCATCTTTTAGATAATACAACATAAGTAAAGTTAATAAGTAATAATGTTGATACATATATTCTGCATTACTAAACTTATATAATGTTTCTATATCTAAACAATATTTTTTTGTATGCTTATTATAATATAGACATAACTCCGAAGTTTCAAGAATAGATTTTGTTCGTTCTCCATCATTTTGTATTCCTATAATAACATTATAATTAGTAATAGCGTCTAAATATTGATATTGCAACATAGCTTCAAATGCAGTTCTATCAAATTGTCTTTGTGTATTTTTCATTATCTATATCCTCCAATTGTAATTGTAGTGCAATTATTTTTAACATCTATATCAATAATTTGGTCTGTGTAATTGTTAATCTTGATTTTTGGTATATTATTAGTTTGTTTGTTGGTTTGTGTTTGTTTATTTTGTTTCATGCTTATATTATCTTGTGTTACGTTATTGTTTAAAAAGTAGTTGTTTATTAACGTTCTTTGAATCTCCCAAGATAAGTCATCAGTTAATGTTTTTACCAACATTAAATATCCTGTATATGTTAAAATAGTAATTCCTCTTGGTGGTATTCGTGATTTTTCAAAATGTGTTGAAAATTCAATATTTTCTTCAATAGACGATTTTCGTCCAATAGGTGTAAGCAAGTAATAATCAACACTCTCTGTGAATTTCTTTTTGTTTGCCTTAAAATTTCTACTTGCAGTACCCTTAACTCTTTTATGAAATTTATCAATGTCAGCAAAAGTTAAAACTCTTTCACCATTCCAAATTTTAATATCTGCTATTTGTCTATTAATTTTAACCATATTTTTACCCATATCATTTGCACCTCTTTCTATTTTTTTAAATTGCACTTTGTTCGTTATGATATATTTAAAAATCTAATTACATTGCTTCTTTTTGTTGTTTTACAACACCATAAGGTAGCCAATTATGTTCAAGCATTTTTTGTTTTACATCTTCTACTGCATTTTCTAATATTTGTTCAAAGTCATCATTACTTGCCAGTGTATATATGTTATTAGATTTAATTCTACCTTGATGATTGCTTTTAATAAAAACACCTGCATTGGTGTATTTTAATACATTTATTTCTGATAAAAACGATATATACTTGTTTATAGAGCTAAAACTTTTTATCCCAATATCAGGTATTATGTTATCATAGGATATATATGAATATTTTGTTTTTGTATTGATAGATGACACAATTCTTAAAAAAGCATTGACGCTATTTATCACTTTTACTCCATTTAGGTTATTTTTAAAAGATAAAATCTTTTTAATATCGTTAAAATTAACTGTAAAATAAGAAACTGTTGTTTCTTTATTGTCCTCTATGTGCAATAAATTATTTTCTAAAACACTTTCAAAATGAATAGCTTCAGAGCTAAAATGACGATGGTTTGGGCTAAATGTTTCGCCTATTGTATTAAAACTAAGTGGTTGAAACTTACTATCATAAAATCTGCATATATCTAATTTTTGCAATTCAATTAAAATGTTTTTAATCTCTGTTATAGTGATATTGTTTATACCATATTCATATAATCGCTCTGACAAAAATCTCATAGATGTTCTAAAATAAAACTTTGTATTGTTATTATTGCTTTCAAATAACCCATACGGTTCTGTTAGCATAATTGCATAACATACTGGTATTTTGGGATTATTTGCAATATCTGTTTCAAAAATTTTTCTGTCAAGTTTAATATTTTTCATTTCAGTTCTCCTTATTAAATTTATAAAATTAGATTTTGTTCATTGTTCATATAGCAATACTTATAATTGGCAGTTGAAAAAATTGTACTACTATTTTAAACAAAAGTCAAGTAAAAAATTGAAAATTAATTATGTTTGTTGTTAAAAATTTTATCTTGGTTGGTAAAAATAAACAATTATAATGATTAACTTCGTATACAAAATGTGTAAAAGTAAAAAATACTATTTTTTAACAACTGTAAACTTAAAAAATATATGTAATTTACAAATAGTAAGAAATAATAAAAAAATCTAAGACTTTATCTTTTATTTAGTAATAAAAAATAAGTGATTTAAGATATAATATATAAGGAAGCAATTAAAAAATAATGCAATTTTATTCAAACGGTGTTATGTTCAAATGGTGTTAATAAAATTTTCAAAATAAACAGAATGTGAACAGGTTATACAACCGTTGATATGGCTATAGTGTACCCCGATGATTAAGCAAAGCTAAAATACTACTTCTTATCTGAATATAATATATATAATATACTACTATAATATAACTTATTAATATATCTATAATACTAATACTAATATTATATTATCTATATTACTTAATATACTATTACTTAATATTCTATTACTAATATATTCTATTACTATTAGATTAAGTATAGTTAGTTAATAGATTCTTTTCTTTATTTCTTTTGGTTCTTTTCTTTTTTTCTTTTTAGACTGGTATCCTCGCGCGCGTGCAAGAGCTAAAAATATTGTAAAATGAACAGTTTGACAGCATTGAAAATTGAAAAAATATAAAATTGGTATCTAAATATGATATTTTTAAAAACACAAAAAGTGAGTAATTGCAATACTTTGAAGTTATAGAAAAATAAATATGGTTAAATTGGTTTGATAAAACAAGATAAAGATAAGTAAAATCAATGCTTATAGAGATAAGACAAACAAAATAAACTAATAAAACAATGGAATTTCAACATTTATTCAACTAAAAATCTATGTAGAGTAGATAAATAGTGAGAAGTATCTCACACTCTCTTTTCTTGGTGTATTATAAAAAGAGTAATTGCAATATATAGAGTTAGTTATAATAGTCTTTAAAATGAAATAATGTTGAAATTTAGGGATTTATAAAGAATATAAAAACAAAATATCTCCTATAAGAACTGAAACTAAATAATTTAAGAAAACAAAATATTCTATAAAGGTTATATTTCCAGTGGTTATAAGATATTAATTTAATCCATTTAAGGCTGAAATTCTGTTATACCAATGGATATAAGAAGATAGATATTCTGATATTAGTCCATAAAGACTGCAATTAATGGATTTTAAGGAACAAAATATCCTAAAAAGATTGAATTAGCAGAGTAGAATGAGATATATGACAACCTTAGTATACTGGAAATTAAGCTTTATAGATTGATAAGTGTCTTTGTGGATTGAAAATCCAGTATACAAGAGTAAATTAGATGGTTAAATGCACTGATTGTAGAGTATTTTTGGTTGAACTGAATGTATTTGGGGACGTTCTCGTCCCCAAACCCCTCCGAAATTTCGCAAGTATTCGCTATGCTCATACGTTGCTCAATTGATTTTTTCTTTCTCTTTTTGTTTTTGTTGGTTGTATTTTATAGCTTCATAGTAAATTTAAAGCTTATATAAACACACTTGAAATCAAGTAATATGCTTGTTTTAAGACAAGATAAATCAAAATAAAAAATCAATTAGTTTTCTGATTTGTCATTTTACAGTAGAGTGATAAGTCTAAAATACCCCTGAAATCGAAAATTTGGTACCTGTGAGTAGACTTGACAGCTTAGGAATATAAATTATCGACTAAGATATAAAATGCTCTTAAAATGGCTAATATGACGTTACAGGACTATATGACTTTAAAACGCTGATATTACAGTGTTTTGAGAATTAAAGCTGTTAAAAAGGCTAAATTTCAATCTATTTTAATGATTTTTTGAATAAAACGCTAAAATATTTGACAAAAAGACCTAAATATCAACATTTTTTATCAGAAATAATCAAATAATCTTATAAAATGTGTAAATTTCAATGAAAATTAAATAAAAATACTAATATTTGTTGAAATTTAGGTGTTTTGTGTTAAAATATCATGAATTATATATTAAAATAGATTTTTTTCATACAATTACAATATGGGGTATACCATCAACTCTAAAATAGTCCTCAAATCGAAAATTTGGTACCTTACAGACGACTTTAGACGTTCAAGGTATAAATCATCAAGTAAGATATAAAAGTGTCTTAAAATCGATTTTAGAGCCTTAGTTGGTATAAAAACACCTAAAGTATATAATAAAAATCTATATTTGTCAAGTTAATGGGTTATTATACAGGTTGATTTTATTCTCGATTAAAGCTGATAAAGTAGGGGATATTTAAATTTTTTCAAATGCTGTATATATTGCAAAAACTAAGTTTTGAAAAAATATATCGTAATTTGAACAGTTTTATGGGATTGTAATTTTGTTGCTTGATAGCTGATATTCTTTTGTGTTATATGAGTATTTTAAGACATGTAATTCGACAACAAGGTGAAAATAAGTTGATATGAAAATATATAATCAAAAGAAAAGATGAACTAAAGATAAGTCGATAATTTTATAAGAAAAGTGTTTATGGATATATTGTTATAGAATTATATTGTTTTGATTGTTATATTTCAATATTTGATTTTTAAATTGTACACGGATTTATACACAAAGATATACAATTTTATAGACAATATTTTGAATGTATACCAAAATGGTTTAATTTAAATTTGATTTAATAAAATAGTTTATAATTTCAAGACTAATGATACAAAAGTTTAAGTGTTATTTATAGTATTGACAAGAATATTGAAATACAGTTATTTTTCGAGTATGTTATATCGAAACAAATATAGGTATTAACGTTATGTAAAATACCCACTTAGGGTATCTGTATCAAATAAAATTAATAATAGATATTAGATATTACAATGACTATAAGGCTTAAATATTATATAACCATTGATGTTACAATGTTTTGTGATTTAAATATTGGGATTAGTATATTTATAGCCATATATAAAATATCTCAAATTTGAGATATATAACAAGTTATAAATAATGGTATTTAATATTTGATTATTGTTTACGAGATATATTCTTATTTTTAATATAGTAGTATATATAAAATCAGCATATTTGTATACGGAAATATGATTAAAAATAAAAGATTTATTTGATTAACTTGATTTTCTTTTTTTGAAATTTCTCAGTTGAAGGAAAAATCTTAAAAATTAAATTTTAAAACAATTAATGACAAGGATAGATATACAGAATTTATGATGGATTAGTTGATGATTTGATTTACATATTGAAATGATATAAAACATATAAGATGTATAGATGATTATTGGATATTTGATATATGTCAAAAAGTAAGTTTATTTTGATAAGTATATTCAGTTAAATATTAAGATATTATCTACTAAAACATAGTTATATACAAAATACAGAATGTAAGTAATTTGCTAACAGTATTTATATATAGGTTGATATTATTTGATTATTAGGTAAATTTATATATATGTGTTATTTACAATCCAATAGAAATTTAATTGGATATTTTTGATATGAAATACATAGGTTATGATTGGACAATTAAAGTAAGTAAATTTTGGATTGGGATGCAGAAAATAAATGTAAAGTTAATACAAGATTGAGAAATAAATTAGTAATTTGATTGATAGATTGAATGATAGATAGATTGATAGGTAAGTTTGAGAAGTAATATGATGGATTATATTTAAGCAATTATTGGTTAATTTGAAATATAAATAGGATAGCTTTGTTTATATTGTATCTGTGTAATATGGTTAATTTAATACAATTTATTTAATTTAATTTGATATTGTGTCTGTATGGCAAACTAATTTTACTACATTTTATTTATGTTTTATATATGTTGATTTAATATTTTGTCTGTGTAAGATAATAACTGTGCGTTTATAAGCTTACACAATCTTTTTTAAAAATGTATACATACCCCCTTGACAAAAAATTTTTTAATCTGGTGCAAGTGTTAAAAGTCAAGATTTTTTCTTGATTTTAAGTATAAAATCACTTAAAACTAAGTAATTTCAATGATTTCAGGTAGTTCGACATTATAAGTAATATCGTACTGTTATAGCTTGAAGGCTTAAATTTATGATTGATTGATTGCTTTTTTTACTGCTTGCTTTTGATTTTGGTTGAGTCTTTGCATCTTATTTTGATGAACGTATAAAAGCATTAAAAATAATTAATATTAAAGCTATTTTCTAATTCTATAAATCAATTTAAAAATTAGTTAAGTAAAATTAATAGTTAATAAAACTTAATAGTTAAGTAAGTTTAACTAAATTTATTTAAAATATAGTTTATATCTTATTTTTTTATATAATTTTTTAATTAGTTAAAATTTTTTACTTAAAATTTTTTATATAAAATTCTTTAAGTAATTTTAAGTAATTAAACTACTAATAATAAATCAAAAATATGTAATTGAATTTCTAATACTTTATATCTATATTCTAATTTTATTATCTATTTTTTTTATTTGATATTCTTATCATTTAAAAATATTATTAATTGTATTAGTTATCATTAAATAGTATTCTTATTAGTTAATATTCTTATTTGATTTAATTTTTATTTAATGTTACTTTCATTAAATTATATTATCATTCAATAATATTTTTGTTTAATAATATAATTATTCAATAATTACTTTTAAAATTATTTTTCTTAAATTTAAAAATGTTTTTGATATTTTTAAAAATCTTTTTATAAATCTCTAAGCATTGTAATTGCTTATATTCAATAATTTTATTAAATCCTGCATTATATTTTTTTAAAATATTTTTTAATATTTTAAAAATGTTTTTTTATTTTTAAAATCTCTATAACTATTACAAATACTATATTCTATCATTTTTGTTATTTTTATTTTAAATGTTTTTCTTTTTTTTTATTTTACTTTTTCTTTTTAATTTATTTTATTCAACCTCTTATTTTTATTGATATTTCAATCTTTATAGCTATTTTAATTGTAATAAAAATATTTTTGATTGTATTCTATATTTTTTTAAATATCTTTAAAATGTTGATATATCAATAAAAAAGTATTTTAAACTTAATAAAATCAATTGTAACGTCTTTTAAAATCTTCTTAATGATATTATATTCTTTTTGATTTAAAGTGTCTTAAAACGTCTTATATTGTCTTATACACTGTATTATAACAATCTTTTATCTTCAATCTTATATAATAAATCATTATATTGTTATCTTCATTCTTTTTTTAAATTACTCAATCATATTTTTTTTAATTAAAATCAATATTTTTTTTAAAAATTCTAATTTTTTAAATTTTCTATCATCTTCAAATATAGTAATTTCAATAGCTTCATTGTGTCAATAAAAATTTTTTAATTTTTTTTAAAATTTCTCTTGACAAGTTTAATTTTTTGTTGTATAATAATAGCATAACAACGAACAAAGAAAAAAATTCAAGATATATTAACTATATTAGTATATCTTGAACAATTAAAAAAGGAGTAAAAAATGAACAGTATGTTAAAAATGCTTAAAAACGCTAAATTTGATTTTAGCGAAAATAAGCAAAGTCAACAAGAAGCACAACAAAATCAAGAAGTAGTACAAAAAAAAGAAATTGATTTTTCGCAAGCTGTAGCACAGCTTAAGAAAATCAACAATAAGTAGTAAGATTTATCTATATAGTATGTATAAAAATTCCATACATACTATATAGATAACAAAAAAAATGAAGACTGTATCTACTAACATTACTATATTATACAGCCTTCAAGAAAAAAATGAAAAAATTTTTAAAAAAGTATTGACAAGCTAAAAAATATGTGATATAATTACGATATCAACAACGAACAAAGTAAAAAACATAAAAAAGGAGCAAAAAAAATAATAACAATAATGTACAATGACAATTTAATAAGAAGTCTTGAAGTTAAGAGTTACATATAACAAATATATGTATACACTCAAAACACATCACTTTAAATATAAAAAAGGTTGTGATAGTATGTAAATTCAATAATATAACATATAAATATAGATGTGTTATTGAGTGTATGAGGGTAGTATATATAATATAGTATAAAAATTCCATGCTGTATTATATATAAGAAAAATTAATATAAGGAGCGTGATGTTATAGTAAAAAATTTTTAAAAAAAACACTTGACAAAGTTAAAAAATGTGATATAATACAAGTATAACAACGAACAAAACACAAAAATAAAAACAATAAAAAAGAGGTAATTAAAATGAAAAAACAAATAAGTATGACAGTTCACAGCAATTATAAATACGTGTTCAAAACAGGTTATTATGGTTTGTCTACTATATGTAAACATATTGAGCCACAATATTACAATTCTGGAATATACGGCTGGAATTGTGATATATATGTATCTGGTGATATAATGATATGCACTGGATACAGGAATATGAGGGGGATAACTGTACCTTCAAATATTATTGAAAAATATACTAATATTGCAAGAAGTATCATCAATAATAGATATAGCTATGAGCAAGAATACCAATTGCTCGAAGAGAACTACAACAATTTTTTGAAAGAGTTATTGACTATTAGCAAATAGTCAATAACGAACAAAATGCAATAAATTATATTACACGTTATAACGTAAAATTCAACGCTATAGCGTGTAATATACAACAACAAGCAAACAATATAATAATTAAAAAAAGGAGTAATCGAAATGAAGAAACAAGATATATTAAAAATGGAAACAACAGGAGTATATTACGGGAAAATTTGTTTATCCGTAAAAGAAATTGAACATGATATTGACGATTATGTAATATGTGTAAGTTATCCAGATTGGTCTAATCCAAATTTGAATAACAAGACACACAGGGTAAAAATATATGAAAACATGAACGGCACCTTCTATATCAATGTACGTGGTATAAGAGTTCCGTTAAACGAAATTGTTAGACTATAATACTTAATATAATTATAAAATAAACTAAAAAACATAATAAAGGAGAAAAATACAATGAAGCTACAAGATTATAATTATAAAAATAATCAGGTTTTAAAAATATCAAAAACAAGTATCACGGTCAAAAATCGTGATACAATGAAAACCGCTGGAGTTATCAGAGGTATCAAAACCAATGAAAGCATGAAATCCAGTCGAGTTTTAAGAGATTGGTTTGATTTTCATGAAGATTTAGAAAAGATTTTCAAGAATAGTGGATATAGTGATATAGAGGTTAGAAAAATAGCCTCAAAATGTATAATATGTGACGGAGATATATATTATATGTATAATATAAAATCATATTTATTTTATCAACAACATAAAGACAGATTTGAAAATAGTTCAGTATGTAAAGATGATTATCAACGACTTCAAAATGAATATAATGAAGTGAACAAGATAAGACAATATATTAATGTCATAGAATATATATCGTATTAAAAACAAATAATAATTAAATACTCAATCAATCATATTATATTACTGATTGTAAAAATTCCACGATTGAATTATAATATGATTGATTGGAATATAACAGGAGGAAAACAAAATGAATATAACAAGCAAAAAGGTTCAAAAAGCATTAAAAGAATTAAACAGTATTGATGGTTTATATTGTTATGACTTAAGAACAGAGAACGAACAGCCACATTTAACAAGCAAAAAATACCATCTATATGCACCAGTGTTTAATGGCTATAGGAAAACAAATTCGTTTGGAGTGTATATAGAAAGCTTTAACACTCAAAAAGACTTTGTGGATTGGGTAGAAAAAATTAAATAGATTAAATAAACCGATAAGGAGTATCACGCTCCTTATCGGAACACAACAAGCAAACAACAATAAAGGAGTAATTACGATGAAAAATATAACAAAAAAAATAACTAATAATCTAATATATGTAGTATTTTACAGCAACAAAATGAATGAATTTTTTAATGTGTTTTACGATATAGCAGACGCTATACCATTCGCTAAAAAACAGACACTGGAATATAAAAACATATACATTATAGCAATTGATGAGTGTTTGCACAGTCTGTTAGAAATTATGTTATCTGAGAATTGCAATCTTCTTGAGTCGGCACAAGAAGCGGACTATAGTCAAGAAGAAATAAACAACATTAAGGAGTATATTCAACAAGTTTTTGGTGACCGTATGTTGGAAATACTTGAAAATGGAGATTTCCATAATCACGGCTGGAATTATAGAGAGTATTCAGAGTTTGGAATTGAAATAAATGATAATCGTTTTGATAACGGAAGCTATAAATATATAGTGTATCATGGGGAAAATACCCCAATCGTGATACTTGACTCGTTGGAGGAGGTATATAATAAATTGTTGGACAAATCACACAATATAAATATTGTAATTGTTAGTGATTTTGTACTACAAGACATTGATATACTTAACGACACAAAATATAATCGTTATGATGACGAGTATCCAATCAGTGAATATCTTCAACAAAAATACATGGAGTTTGAAAAAGAAGATGAAGATGGTAATATCTCATATAATATAGATTATAAAGATATTACAATGGGAAAAATGAATTTCAATATGTTTTAATCAACTAATATTAATATATATAAAAAACAAAAAAAAACAGGAGGAAATTAAAAATGAACAGAAACGAAGAGTTAATAGACAGAGTAAAAGATTTACGTGAAGAAATATTTGACAAGTTAGATGACGCTATAGATGTGTTCGCCAACAAATTAAATGTCAATTGCCGTCTGATTTTCAGCTATAATAATAGACTGAAAACAGAAGAGTCAATGGGTAATGCTGTTGACGACATAGAAATAAGTATATTAACAAAAGATAATCTACAATATTTCGAAGAAGCTGAAATTAACAGCTTTGACGAGAGATTGGAGTATCTAACATCTACACAGCTAAATAAGTTTATTAAAGAATTTGAAGCAATATTGGACACAATTCAATTCGATATTGATACCCTTAAAAGCTATGATGATGTTGATAAGCTTTTAGAGGATAAAAGAGACAACAACATTATCTTTAATTGTATAGAATTTTAATATTATCATAGATTAATAAACCGACAAGATAATTTTAAGATATAGTAATATATTATATCTACCTTATAAGCTATATATTTCAGATGGCTTATAAGGTAGGTGATAAAAGGAGAAAATGAAAATGAATAATATAGCAACAATAATTAAAAACAAGATAAAAGATATAGAATATGCACATGACTGGAGTATTGATATATTTTCAGATATTTCTGAAATAGTCAATGGAGATATTACAGCATCTGATGTAATATACATGAAAAATGTACTTAAAAAAGACATAAAAGAAGCTCAAAATAGTGATAATAACAACACTGTTTTAAAAAAATTAGAAGATATTTATGAGTTGGTAGAAAATGACTTCCGTATACTTCAAGATTGCAGAAGCAATCGAGAACAAGAATTATTATGGGAAGATTTGCAATGTGGGGATATTGAATTAAATTATATAAAATTATTAACATATTGATTGTAATATAGTAGCATATTATATCATTCTTGTAAGTTGTTTGAAATACATGGCTTACAAGAATGATATAAAACGGATAATAACAAAGGAGAAAAATAACATGACGCTAAAAGAAAAATACAACATATACCAACAAAACAAAAATAATCCCATGATTGAAATGACCATGGGACTGTGCGAAAACAGACACGAAAGTCCCATGGAGCTTGACGGATATATATTTCCTCAAGTGATAGATGTCAAGGATTTTAACAAGATGCAGGATATTATATTTGAAAAATTAATAAACTGCAAAAAACTCAATCTGTATGTAACAGGTTTAACCGTTGCACTGGTTGAGGTTTACGGATTTTGTGTTCATAATAATATACCTCTAACTCTATATCATTATGATAGAGAAACTGGGGGATATTATGTACAAGAAGCAACAACGGAAAATGAAGAAAATTATTAATTTAAAAAAATTTTGAAAAAACACTTGACAAACTAAAAAAGTCGTGTTATAATACAAACATAAACAACGAACAAAATATAAAAAAATAAAAAAGGAGTAATTAAAAATGAAACAACAATACGTACACAAATCAGAATATTTCTGTGGCAACAAAATCAACCAATATGGTCTTGAATATGGTTATGTAGATTACGCTACATTAGCAAAGTCTTTCGACGCTGTATTGAATAATAATATAATTCAAAAAGCTGACGATTGGGAAGTTGTCAACGGATTGGATTATAATGAAGAAACAGATGAGTATAAGGATATATTCCAATACTATATAATTAGTGAGTCTGGTTTTGAAACATTATCAGACTGTACTGATGAGCTGGTATATTACAGCGAGGAGCTGGATATATACCTTTGGGGGATAGACCATCTTGGAACAAGTTGGGATTATGTCTTGACTGGTATTAAGATAGAATTGGATAAATAAGATAACGTACAAAGAATGATAAGTAAAAAAAAATAAAAAAGGAGAATGCACCATGAAAAACAACAACAACGAAAAACAACAACAATACATTAATGAACTGTTTAATGAAATATCAATGAAGTTTACATTGTTAAGAGGAAACGCAAGTAAACTGGAGAAAGTGAATCTCACTGATTTTCAAAAGACACAGCTCGAAACCTGCAAAGAGATAATTGCACAAAAATTCCCTACAATGTATTTTTGCAAACACCAATATCTTGTAAACATCAGACAGCTGATAGTAGACAAGGTGGAGTTTACTCCAGAGATAATCAAAATGTGTGAGAAAAACATAGTAACTGCGTCTGAATATATTATTGAAAATATTATAACAGAATACCATTTCAAACAGTTAGCTAAATACGAAGCTGAATTTTACAAGCTGTACAATACAGCAAAAATCCAAAATTACAGCTTGGTAGAAAAGCTGGAAAAATGGAATACTATAATCCGTATACATTGTGTATACGTTAATAGGTTGGTGGTAAGGCTTAAAAACAAAACAACTGTATTACTACTTGATGACAACCTTGCACAAAACATACTATCAAACATAGTATGTAAAGGGACTATAGACAAGGAGGGGAAAATTGCAATAGAAGATGTCCGAGAAGTAGAATTTGACGGACATTCTGTAGAATTTAACTAACACAATAAACAAAGTAAAGCAATTTAATACTGTCCATATACGTTTTTAAAATAAACAAGGTATAAAACATTATCAAGTATTTTAAAAACGTATATGGAGCAAATTAAGAAGACAAAAAGGAGGTGAAACAATGAAACACTACAATTACAAAGAAGAGGTAACAAAAGACATTAAGAATTACATCAAAGAGAACATCAATTTTGACAGCTTTGATAATTATGATGGCTTAAAATATCATCTACAGTATAGTATACAAGCTGTAGATGATATCACTGGGATATATAGCGGTACACATACTAACGACAAGACGATTGCAGAGATATTCCTTGTCGGAAACTTTTCACTGTTAGCAGAAGCACTACAATATTCTGAAAAATATTGCAAGTGCGGTATTACAGAAGTGCTGCAATCTGGAGCTGAAGCCTGCGACACATTAATAAGAAGATATTTACTTGAAGATTGCATAGTTCAAGTAAATATCAGAATTAAAAGAAGAATTAATAAACAAATAATAATTTTATATTAATAAACTAAATTAAAAACAAAAAGGAGAAATTATCATGACAAAACTAACTAATTTACAAGACATACTAAACGCTCAAGTAAAGAGCGAAGAAGAAAAAAATTATGGTATAGGGATGAGAAAATATGAATTTGCACTTGAACTATCTGATGAATATCTTGAGAATATGACAAGAAAAGAAATAGCCAGCTTAATAGATAATCTAATGAACGATGAAACGTTAATAAACTATGATAATAACGAAACATTATTTATTCTTGAATACAAAGATGTCGATGTTATTATATGCTTAAATGATAATATTGAATATTTTGATGATATCAAATCATATCCAAGATATATAGAAAATATACAATATATTGCTAAAGAAAAACCTCTACCGATTGCAATATTGAATACAACAATATTGACAACGGATGGTGAATTTTCTTTAAAAACTATAAGTCTTGAAGAAGCCAAAGAGCTTATAGAAAACAAGGAAATATTAAGTGCAGTAGGTCATGAATCTACAGCACAGATTTTAACAGAATTGCTGGAAACAAGCGTTCCAGTAAATAGAATACAATTTGAACAGCAAAGAGGTCAAAAAGCCTTGTGTTTTAAGCTAAAGGGTAGACCTCAAGAAGGTACTATCTTGTCAAAAGATGAGATAGAACAAATTGGTTACGAATTTAAATTACTTGAAATGAAATAAAAAATTCATAAAAACTATTGACAAGTATAAGAATTTATGATACATTATAAACAACGAACAAACTACAATTAATTATAAGTGCTGTATTTAATCTACAGCACTTATACAAAAAAGGAGTAGAAAATATGGAAATAAAAAAACTACAAACAAAACAAGATGCAATAAGTTTTTATAAAAGCAATCTTGTTTATGATAGAACTAATGAACAAGAAGAAAAAGATATACTAAAGAAGTATAGCAAAAAACAATATCAACACTTATATACGTTGATATTTGGAGGAAACTTACTTAACAAACAAGATACAAGAAAAGACATATTGATTGCTTTACAATACTATTTTGATAGCATAGAAAGAGCAATTAGGATATAGTGAACAACAAACAAAATATAAAATATAACAACCTGTATACATCACTCTATGGAATTTTTATGTCATGATGTATACAGGAAAACAAACAAATAAGGAGAAAATTAAAATGAAAAAATCAAACCTACCATTAAATGAAAGTCAGATAGTTAAAATCTTAAAGAAGATTGATTGTATTGATATAGTATATAAAGATAATAACTTATATATAATAGCAAATTATTTTGCTTTAAAAATAGATGATGTAGCATTGCAAAATTACCAAAAATTGCAAATGTACATTAGGTCAATTTTTGGTAATATTCAAGAAGGCGAAGCATTCACATATAAAAAAGAAAGCGGAACACAAACAAGGGATTGCAACTGTATAGATATTTTCCCAGAGAATTATATGCAATACACTTTTGAATATCAATGGACTAAACTGTATTACTATGTACATGATGCACTGTGGACATCAAACAAAGCTTGTATATTTAAAACTCAATCAACAGATAGTGAAAATAAATATACTTTTATAGCTGAAGATTTAATTGAGTTTTGCAATATCCTTGCGGATGATACGCTAAATATAAGAGGGTACAACGACCGCAAGCATCCAGTTTATATCCAATCTCAAAACAGTGAATTTATATTGATATTAATGCCTATGAATATAAAAGATAATATAGAGTTTTTAAATTATGTATAAATATAAAAAAAGGAGAAAGCTATGGATATAAATAACAAGAAATACAAAATAGACTTTAACAATAAAAAAGAAATAATAATCAATAATAAAATTATAACAGTATATCGTATTGTAGCCTTGACAAACTTTGCCGATATCGAGATTGGGGATATCGGAGGTTATGTAAGCGGTTATCATAATTTATCACAATACGGAGATTGTTGGATATATCATGATGCTATAGTTTGTGAATGTGGCAAAGTATATGATAATGCTATAGTTAGAGATAATGTTATGATATATGGTTATGCCAAAATACAAGATAATACTAATATTATGGATAACGTTCGTGTTTTTGAAAATGCCAATATCTTAAAAAATGCTTTGATTGCAGATAAAGCACAGATATTTGGCGATGCTTGCATTGGTGATAATGCCTGTGTTGGCGAATATAGCAAAGTGCACGGCAATGCCAGAATATTAAACAATAGCCGAATTTGTGACAATGCTCAAGTATATAATTGTGCTACTGTAATAGGTGATGCTGTAATAAGACATAATGCAATTGTCAAAGATAATGCTTATGTAAGCGGAGTGGCAGTTTTACGGCATAATGCCATATTATCTCAACAACAAAGAGTTGTAGAAGGTGTTGTTGATGTAGATTTATCAAAAAATATTAAAGAATCAATTCGCTGTCAAACTGGATTGGGAGTCTTTGATAATAAAGTTATAGCTTACAAGCAAGTGAACAAAGATTTAACATCATTTTATGATAAAAATTTTGTTTATAAAATTGGAGAAATAGCTGAAGAAGAATTTTGTGATTACAGCAATGACAGTTGTTCAGCTGGATTGCATTTTTCTAATATGAACTATTGGAACAAACATACTGATTTAATGAATTCAACGTTTTTAATTGCTGAAATAAATCTTGAAGATATTATAACCGTTCAAGAAGGTAAAATACGTTGTAAGAAAGCCAAGATACTTGGTAAATATGACATATAATGTTAATTATGATATAACATAAATTACAAAAAAATAATAGAAAAAATTGGAGGAAAATAAAATGAAAGCAATACAATTCAAGGGAACAAATTATCAAAATATTATTGATGAAATAAAATCACATTTTGTTGTTTCAACAGTAAACAAGATAGAAGATGGTATTGGAAATATAACAGAACTAAAAATATATACTGATACAGATGTTGTCATAGAGATTGTCAAAACTGATTATTTGGTTTTTGATGATAATGATTACAGTGTATGGACTGAAAAATCATTCCGCAATAAATATAAAGATGATAGATATAAATTTTTAAGACGAGAACTTAGTGATGAATATTATTTCATTAATGCTATATCAGAAGTATCAAATATAGATGAACGAACGCTATCAAACGACAACCTAAGATACCAAAATGCCAACTACTTCCCAGATGAACAAACAGCGGAAAAATTCAATAAAATCCAAACACTTCAAAGAAAGTTATTAAGATTTTCTCTTGAACATGGCGGAGATAAAATTGATTGGAGTGCGGATAATACAATGAAGTGGTTTATAGAATACGATCATGACAGTTTGAAAATAGAAACACGTTATGCACGTTATAAGCAATCGCCTAATAAAATATATTTTGTATCTGAAGAAATATGTTTAAAAGCTATAGATAACTTCAGAAATGAAATATTAGAAGTTATGAGGATTGAGTGGTAGTAAATATTTTTGTAAACAACAAACAACAAAACAAAGGGAAAAGAAGATGAACATAATAAACATAATAAAACTACAAATACAAAAAAGAAAACAAGCAAAAAAACTTCAAGACAGAAAAAACAAGCTCGGTCAGTTTATGATAGAGAGCGGTTTTCTTGAAGGAAAATGGAAATAAACAAAATTACAGTTACAGGATTATTCATTATAGTCCTATAACATCATATTAGCCACGCTATAACATTTTAAAATACAATTAATATAAACAATCATTAAAGCAAAATATTTTAGCTTTAAATTAATGTTATACAATATAACAAAAGGGGGAACAATGAAAGTATGTTAGTAACAACATTAATATTTTGTGCTGTAATTTGTATAATATCAAATATAAACAACAAAGCAGTTTATTATACAATTACGAAAGATAATAAACAAAAAGAGGATGATGGATATTATGAATTTGAAAAAATCAAAAATCGTATATACATTGTAGTACAGTATTTAACTAATACAAGAGATGATATTAAAATATATAGATGTAACAATTACCTAATGACAATAAATGCAGACAAGTTATTAAATGAATTAACTTGTTATATAATATTAATGGAAGGTAAATTGTATGAAAAATACCAGCTTACAGCAAACTATTCATTACCCTATATATTATCTATATTACTTGCAATCAGATACAATAAGACCATAAAATATAAAGACATACAATTACAAAGTGATATAGATAAAATATCGTTTATGTTTTCTATATGTCTGGATGCCGATGTTATTAAAAATTATGCTAAACTGTATACAGATGTAAAATACGAACAAATATAATATTTGACAAAATCTTCAAAAAATGATAGTATTCTGTTAATGTTGTTTATGTAAAGTAATAACGACTAAAAGGAGATTATCAAAATGAAAAATAGAGAAGATTTTAATAAAGCATTTTTAAGATTATATGATATCTATACTTTGTCTATAAATGCAATTATAAACAAAGATTTAGTTCAAAGCGGGAAAATAACTCAAATAGAATATGATAATATTTTGACTAATTTAACAAAAGATAATATCAATAATATAGAAATAAAATACTTTATATTAATTACTCAAGCATTTAAAAATTATGAAGATATGGAAAAATATCATGATATCTTTATTAAAATGTTTGAACCCGAAGAAATAATAGAAGCAAACCTGCAAGTACAAACAAAAGAACAATCAGTATTTCCTTTGAGATTTGCAAACGCAATCAAAATGTCATCAAAGGAAGAATACCTGATAACTCTATCTGTTCAAGAAATTAGAACACTTGAACAAGCTGGAGTAATAAAAATCATTGCAGGAATGCAAAGAGAAACAGAAACAATAACATTTGGAAATTCTATTGTAAGCCATGTCAAATACAATGACACCGTTGCGAGAAAAATAGCAAAGGCTATAATAGAAAATAAATACTACACAACAACATTAAGATGGCACTTAGTTACTACTGATGATATAATTACTGATTACAAATATAATGACAAAAATCAAATACTTGTCATTAATAAGGGAACGATAGCAGAGATTGACGGACAACACAGAAGCACAGCTATTTTATATGCCTTAAACGAAAAAACAGATGTTAATTTGAGATTTAGTATCTTGTTGACAGTCGGCACACCTGAAATAGCACAATACATTATCAATCAAGATGAACAAAGACAACCAATAGATGTAGAACAATTGAAAATTTATCAAAATAACTATTCATCACAAATAGTGAAGAATGTAGTATTAAGACTTCAAGGAACAATCTGGGAGTTTTATACTACCAAAAGCGAAAGATTAAAAACAGGATTTATCAGTCAACCACAAATTATTGATTTGATAGAACTTGTTTATGATGAAAATATAAGTGGACAAGAAAAACTATCTATAACAGCGAAATTAACAAACATATACAAACATTTAAGTATATTGTTTGAGGATTATAAAAATGACAAAAAGTTTTTAATTTCAAAACATCAAAGATACCAAGATTTATTTGTAATTATAACTATAATATTAACGTCATTAGATGAAATAGACTTATCAGAATTAATGGATATGTCATCGTTTAATAACGTAATGATAGGATTGTTTGTTAAAGACAACAATCGTATTAAAGTTGATTATAACAAATACTATATTGGAGCAAACGGAACAAGAGAAAAAGATGTCAAAAATGCTATTGATTTGATAAACAACATATTTAAAAACTTCAAAATACCATATAAATTTAGCTTTGATAATATGTTGCATAATATTAAAGCTAACAAAATAAAATAAACAAGGGAGATATTGGAGATGAGTTTAATAGAAAAGAATTTAATAGAAGATAAGAGATACCAAGAGTTGAAGCAAGAATTTAATAGAAAGTATTATACAGACGCTGACACCAATAAAAGCAGATGGACTTTTTATGCAAAGATTAAAATTATAGAAGATAAAAACAATACACCAATATATACGCTATCACTTCAGCAACTGTATAGCAATATTAAAGCATTAAACTACAAATACGCTACAGCTCAATTATTTGTTTTTTATTTAAAAGCATTATATAAATTTTTGTGCGATAATGTAAAAGATTTTAAATTTGAAAACAAGCATCCTATAGAGTTATTAAAGCATACAGATTTTGCCGTAGAGGAATTTGCTCCAATCGACGACTTAATTACAAGTACAGATGAAGTTATTGATATTATCAACAAAACATATACAACAAATGATATATCAATGCAAATCCTATATGGATATATAATACTGTATTTAGGCACATTTCCAGTGGATTTAACGTTGTTGGAGAAAATAACATACAAAAATATTAGTTTTGCAGAACAAAGTATAACTTGCTATTGCAAAGATTATAAAAGTAATACAATATTACCAATAGAAATACCAATAACAGATAAAAAAGTTTTTACTTTGTTTTTTAATTGGTATAAGGCGGTAAAAGAGTATAATTCATCAAGAAAACAAAAAACAGATAGTGAACAACTTTTTACTTCATCTGAAAAAGTTACGATAGAACGCAAGCTTGGAATATATACTCATAGATTGAGCAAATATATTAAAGAAAATAATAATGACTTATTGTCTGAAGCTTATGTTGAAAAAACAGTAATGTACAAAAATATTAGAATATCAAGTATATTGCACCGTATAAATAAAACAGATAATGAAAATGACGGAGTGGTATGTGATATACTAAACAAATATGCTGTATTAAAGAAAAAATATTTACAAGGAATAGAAAAAAGAGTACAAACAATGTATGCAAGCCTACATGAAATACAGCAGTGCTGTAGTGAATACAGGACTTATAGAAAAGGATATATGGAAAAAATTGAAAAAGAAAAACAAAAATAAAAAAAACAAAACAAAGATATATGTCGATATATCTTTGTTTTAAAACATAACAACAACGAACAAAGGATAATTTTTTTAAAAACTATTGACAAAAGAAAAAAATAATGATATATTGTTTTATAACAACAAAAAAAGAGAGGAGAAAAGAAGATGAAAGTCATAGCTTATATCAGAGTTTCCACTAAAACGCAAGTGGAAAAAGGATACGGACTTGCAGACCAAGAGCGTGTTATTAAAGAATATGCTAATAATAACGAACAAATAATAGAAAAAATTTTCTATGAAAAAGGTAAAAGTGGCAAGTCTGAATGGATAGACGATATTAAAAAAAGAACCACTTTCCTTGAAATGTTAAGTTATGCAATGATTTCAGATATCAAAACCATAATTGTTGTAAACACTTCAAGATTATGGAGAAATGACGTAACAAAGACGGCGGTCAAGGAACTTTTAAAGAAACAAAATATCAATCTTATTTCTATAGAACAGCCTGACTACAGTATTTACACCACAGACCCCAACCAAAAAATGATAGGTGGTGTGCAAGAAGTCATAGACGAGTATACAAGAGATATTATCGTCAAAAGACTTTCAGGTGGCAGACAAACAAAGGCGAACAAAGGCAATAAGCCTTGTGGAAGAACACCATTTGGATATAAATATGATAAAGAAAAAAATGTAGTAGTAGATATTCAAGAATCAATCATTGTAAGAGAAATGTTTGATTTAAGAAAAACTGGATTGTCTTATGAAAAGATAGCCAACAAACTAAATGATAAAGGCTATACTACGAGACAAAAAAATATGTGGAATAAAAGCCGTGTAAAAGAAATAACTGATAACAAATTTTATCAAGGTATTTTAGTTTACAACGGACAAGAAATAAAAGGCAAACATAAGGTGTTTATATAAATTATATAAAACACAAATAAATTATTTGGAGGTGAATTGTAATTGGATAGGGCAACGTACTGCCCATATTGTAAAAACCATTGTGTAGAGGAAATAAACAACAAGGGGGAATATGAGTGTTTAGAATGTGGCAGAAAAATAATAGAAAATGCGTCGTCATCAATGAATGTTGAGTACGACGAAGATTACATATACTGGTTTTATACAAACGGTATATACAATGATTATGATGGTTTACTAAGACCAAGATATTAATATTAAACAAAATATAATTAAAACAAACAAGGAGAAAAGAAAATGGAAACAAATAACAAAATAGCTGAACTACAAAAACAATTTGATGCTAATATGGAAATGATATTTTTGATTAGTAAAAGTAAGATATTGGATTTAGTTCTTGCAGAGAAAGAAAAATCAACTATTATAGAAAAACTAATTTATAGCAACCTGCGTATATACGGAGAAATACTAAGAGAAATAAATACAAAAATAGGTGCAAACGAACAAGACAACAAACAAAACGAAAAATCTGAAACAAAAGAAAAACAAGACAACCAACAAGACCAAAACAAACAACAAATAAATAAAGATGAAACAACAATTAAAATATTAAAGAACATCATAGAAATTATAGAATATAAATTGCCTGTAATAAAATCATTTGCAGACTATAAATTTCAATACAAAGGTAAAACTTTAAGTGATTACATTCATGAAATAAGAGAAAATAAATATAACATAATATTAGTTAAAAACAGACTATTTGCAGGATTTAAACCAGAATCGTTATTATTGGCAACTCAAAGGATTTCAACAAAACACGAACAGGATATACAAAACATAGAACAAGCTATGGCAAGTTTGAGAAAGCATAACGAATTACAAAAAGACAATCCAGAAAACAACAGGCACAAACATAATAATGAACAAAGCCATGATACACAAAATGATAAACAAGACAATCGAAAAACACTTTTATCCAAAACAATAGGGATAATGATACCTATGAGAAATACAAATGGAGTTGATTTTATTAATGCATCTAATACGGACAACAAAAAGATAGATGTGTTGGCTTTTATCAAGGAAAATGGATGCACAGGCACAGCTAAATGTAATCCAGAAGATACTTTCGATTTAGAAATAGGATTTTGTGTTGCTTTTGCAAGAGCGGTACTTGGAGAAAATTACAATAACATTATTAAAGATATTAAAGATAGTTTAAAAATCGAAGAATAAACATTTAGGGAGGTGTCCAATAATGGTTAAGAGATTAAAAAATATTTTACCTTGTAAGGTAGAAATAGAGGAATTTTTAAGTGAATCTGAAAATACAATAGGCTATATGATATATTATTGGAATGAAAACACATCAGATTGGAGTTTAGAACATCCTGAACATTGTTTGATACCAAAAAAATATCGTAATTATGGTCAATCTTTTGGTACATTACACGAAGCTATTAGACAAGTTAAACTATTTAATTGTTTTGATATTACTGTTTTGTATTTAGATGGTAGAGAAGAAAAATATTAGAGGTGATAAAACGCAATGGAAACATATACTAAAATAGATTTTTTATTAGGAAAAACATTGACTGAAATAAAAGTAAGTGATGACAAAGATGAGATATTGTTTTATACAACAGATGATGAAGTTTACAAAATGTATCACGACCAAGATTGTTGCGAAGATGTTTATATAGAAGATATTACAGGTAATTTAACTAATCTAATAGGTAAGCAATTAGTTATGGCAGAAGTTGCAACTAATAGTGGAGATATAAATGGTTACGATACGTACACTTGGACATTTTATAAATTTGCAACAATAAAAGGCTATGTAACAATAAGATGGTATGGTACATCAAATGGCTATTATTCAGAAGAAGTAAGTTTTGAAAGAATTAAGTAGTTGATATAAGACATTAAACAAAAAAAACAAAAAAAAGGGGGAGAAGATACAATGAAAATAAAAAAATTAATAAACATATTACAACAATATCCAGAGGACGCTGATGTTATCTTTGAATACAATTTTATTTATGATGTCTTTGAATATGTGCCTACTGGCTTTAGTGAGTTGCTTAATGATAGGCTTTATATAGAAATGGAAGAATTATAATGTTTACAATAAATGGAAAATATAATAATATAACTGTATTTGCAGATACAGTAGAACAAACTGCAATGTCACAAATGTATGATATTGCAAATTCAAATGTATTGGAAAATACTACAATAAAAGTAATGCCAGACGTTCACGCTGGAAATGCTTGTGTTATAGGCTTAACACACACCATAAATAACAAAGTAATACCTAATCTTGTCGGTCAAGACATAGGTTGCGGAATGTTTATCATTAAACTTGGTGATATAAAAATTGATTTACCAAAATTAGATGAATTTATAAACCAACAAATACCATCAGGAGCTATTATCTATGACAATAATAAAGAAAATGCAAAACGTGTTGAAGATATTATATCTGAGCTAAAAATAAATAAAAATAGCTTAGATTTAATAAAAATTATAAATTCAGCAGGCACGCTTGGTGGTGGAAACCATTTTATTGAAGTAAATATTGATAATGATAACAACAAATATCTTGTCATACACACAGGCTCAAGGTCTTTTGGTATGCAAGTATTCAAGCATTATCAAAAACTTGCTGTAGATACAACACTGCAAGACAAATATGAACTTCAAAAAATAGACAATGACTCAATAAAGCAAATTATTGAGCAAATGAAAACAAACGGTCAATCAAGTAAAATACAAGAAACATTAAATCAGCTATTAAACAAGAGAAAAAACATAACATTGTCTGATGCAAATATAAACTTTGCGTATCTAAAAGATACTAATTTACAAGATTACATTCATGATTTAGACATAGTGACAAACTATGCTAAATTAAACAGACAAATCATAGCTGAAAAGATATTAAACCATCTAAATCTTGACCTAAGCGATTTAGATAATTTCCAATGTGTGCATAACTATATTGATAAAAATGACAATATAGTTAGAAAATCAGCTATATCAGCTAAGAAAAATGAACAAGTCATCATACCGATAAATATGCGTGACGGTTCAATTTTAGCTGTTGGTAAAGGTAATAACGCTTGGAACAATTCCGCTCCACATGGGGCAGGGCGATTTATGTCAAGGTCGGTAGCCAAAAACAAAATAGACCTTGAAACATACAAAAAGCAAATGGACGGCATATACACAACTTCTGTTGGCGTATCTACACTTGACGAAGCACCTGATGCATACAAATCAATAGATGAAATAATAGAAAACATAGCGGACACTGTTAATATACAAACAGTAATACGTCCAATATACAATTTCAAAGCACATTAAAAGGAGAAAAAATAATGGAAAATTTAACAGTAAACATAAAATATACACAATTTAATGGAACAAACATAAGAGAAATAGTTAATGAATTAAAAACACTAAACGAAACATTTCAAGTGCAAAAAATTGAAGATGAAGATGAAAATATAAAATCTGTAAATATACAGTTTTTAAAAAACGATAGTAGAACAACAAGGGGTAGTTTATCAATTAAACTTAATGACTACCTTGTTAAAGACAATAATGGCTATCAAGTATATTCAGAAAATATATTTGAAAAGAAATTTAAAATAGAAAATGATAATGATAGTAAGGCAAATAAATATGACTTTTCAAAAAAACAAGCAGGACAGGATTATTACTATATAACTGATGTGTCAAAAAAAATATTTGATACCACAGATATTGAATGTGCTACCGACAACCTAAGATACGAAAATGCTAATTACTTCCCAGACAAACAAACAGCAAAGAAATTCAATAAAATCCAAACACTTCAAAGAAAGTTATTAAGATTTTCTTTGGAAAATGGTGGAGATAAAATTGATTGGAATTGCATTGAAGCAGAGAAATGGGGCATAGTTTATGAATACGACATTAGCCAACTATGTGCAGTTAGGAGTTATTATATGAAAGAAGCGCATAAGGTATACTTCATTTCTGAAGAAATATGCGAAAAAGCTATAGAGAAATTCAGAGATGAAATAATGGAAGTTATGAATATTCAGTGGTAAACAGCAAATATTAATTTAAAATCTAATCAAAATATATAAATAAAAAAAGAAGGAAATTATGACAAAATCACAAATTAAAATATTTCTAAGTAGACAAGAAGAAAAAGCATTACAAAATGTAGATGAAGAATATGATAAACTAATAGAAGAAGCAAAAGATAAAACACTGATACCATTTAAAGAAGATATAGACAAACTTCAAGAATTGTTTAATAAAGCACAAGAAGTGTTAAGTAAAATAGATAACGATATACAAAATAACAAGGAGATAGATTTTTATTATAGTAGTGGCTTGTCTTATTGTTACAGTGATATTAAATGTAATGTTTACGACCAATTTAAATCAGAAGTTGAATACAAAAACTATGTTCAAGTTTTAGAGAACAAGAAAAATTCGTTGAGAAAAAACATAGTTGCTGAATACAATAAACTAAACTTATTAGTGAAAAATACATCTTCTGTCAAAAAGATAGTTGAACAGTTAGAAAATTTTGGATTTGGTTTATCAGCAATAAAAGACACTCAAAACACAGCCGTAACTGTAATAAATGCAGACAAAGACTTGTTGTTCTACCCTAATAACAACGAACAAAATTAAATTTAATAAAAACATTGAAAGGAGTGATGTATCTTGAGTGTGTTAAACTAACAATTATAACATTTTCAATTTAATTACAATTACAATTTAACAATATTCAATATTTTAAAAAAAGATAAATACAATTTCAATAAAAAATATAATTACAATTTACCAATAGTCCATTAGAGATTTATTTAATATTAGCCTACAACCAAATTTACCTAATGGACTACATATATAAAACACAAAATAGTTAAAGATATCTTTTTAAAAGATTTTTCGATAACAAGATTTTGAAATAAATAACAAACAAAGAACATATTTTAAAAATTTACAATCAAGGAGAAAAAAGTATGGCACAAAAAATACACGAGTTAGCACAAACTAAAGGCACATTTCAAGTAAGAGGTGTTGTTTCAGAAATGCAAAAAGAAACGGCATATCAAGAAATTGAAACAAAAAACGGAAATACGATGAGAAGATTAAAATTTGCGGTTAGTCCAGACGGCAAGGGAAAAATCTTTTTAGAGCTAACAGCATTTCCAAAATCAGACGTATATTTTTATAGCAAAGATGAGAAAAAAACAATCAAAGTACCTTTTGCAAATAGAAATAAACCACAAGCAGAAGGTTACAATCTAATAGGTATCAATCTTGGTCTTGAAAAAGTAGTAGATAAAAAAGGAAAAGCAATAAACAAAAAAATAACTCTATGCGAATATGACGCTACAATGTACATATTTGAGCATATGGCTGATGGAGATGAAGTATTTATAAATGGGGATATTGAATTTTCATCTCAAAATACAGATGATGGTGTTAAGAGATACCACAAGCTTATACCTAAACAAATATCATTACTATCACAACCACTTGATTTTACAGCAGAAGATTTTGTATCTCACGCATACTTTTCACAACAAGTGATTAAAAAAGACATAGTTAAAAACGAAGAAAAACAAGGAGAATTTGTTTTTCAAACGAATGTTGTAAATTACAGTTCGATAGAAGATGTTGAATTTACAGTAAAAAACTCTAAATTGGCACAGACACTCAAAAAGAATGTAAAACCTTATACTTCATTAGTGGTTACAGGTTCACTATATCAAGAGCCTATTTCAGAACAAGTTGAAGTTGAGGATGATTGGGGAGAAGTAGACCATATGTCAAGAATAAATTCATTCTCACCAATGCAATTCTTGATTACAGGAGCAAAGAAAGAAACACTTGATACAGAAACTTACACAAAAGAAAGTGTAACTACAGCACAAAGACTTATACAAGAGTGGGGAGCAAATAAAATAACAGAACAGGCAAATGGTACAGCAAAATCAAATAAAGCTGTAGATGACGACGAAGATTGGGGTGCTGAAATAGATGATGAAGAAATTCCATTCTAATATCAAATTATTTAAAACGCACAAATATAGTATAAATTAAAAATAGAAAGAGGTAGACAATGGCACAAGCAAGAAAAGGTAGTAAAATAAATAGCAAATTAGCTTTTTTAATATTTGGGAAACAAGGCACATGGAAAAGTAGTTTATGTCTTGATTTTGCAAAAATGACAAGACCTGATGGTACACCATTTAGGGTATTGTATATAGACGCAGAATCAGGAAGTATTGATGATAGACTTGAGTTATTGGAAGAAGAGGGAATTAACCTTGAAAACATATATATCATCTATACACAATCATTAAAAGAAGTACAAATGTATCTTAAAAAAATAGCAAACAAAGAAAAATTTTATGAACTTGATGAAGATGGTGAAGAAACTGAAGAAATAATCAAAGACGCAGATGGCAATGATTTTTTTCCAGACGCAGTAGTAATAGATGGAACAACAATTCTATTTATAACACAACAAGAATCTTTGTTGAGATTGTCAGAAAAAAGAGCGTCTGTAAAAGCTAATAAAAACAATCTTTTAGGAGATGAAAAAGTAGTACAAATACAAAATGCTGGACTTGAATTGAAAGACTGGAACAGACTTAGATTTGTAGGAAACGACCTTGTACTTAATTTATTGGCACTTGATATACATTTTGCAATAACAGCTCGTGAAAAAACAGCAACAACTAATATTAAAACTGGAGATAAAGTAGAAAATGTATCAACAGGAGAAGTAATACCAGATGGCTTTAAAGAATTAGGTTACAATGTTAAAACAGTATTGCACACATATTCAGAAGAAGATGGAACAATATCAGCACAAGTTTTAGGCAAAGACAGAACAAGGATGTTTACACAAAATGAAATAATATCAAGACCTTCGCTTACAGCTTGGCAACCTGTAATAGATAAATCAAAGGGCAGAAAGTCTTTTATTCTATCTAATAATATAGAAAAGTCAATACAAAAAGACAAAATAATATATGAGCAAGAGATAATGGGTATCTCAAACGCCACTACAGGCTCTGTACAAGACGAAAAACAAGTTGGCAATGTAAATATCCTTGAAGAGATTAGAAACGTCTTTAAAGCTCTATCTCCGACAAAAAAGAAAGCATTTATACCTGCTGTATCAAAAATAGTAGACATTCAAAAAGCGTCTGAATTAAGTAATATAACAGACGAGGAAAAATTAAAAGAGATACTGGAGGTAGTACAAAAACTATAGAATTATGCAAGAATTAATTTTCTTGCATAATTTAATATACAAATAACATTCATATATATAAAGTAGGTGATTAAGTGGCAAACAAGATATGCAGGATATGTAGACAAAAAATTAAATCAAACGACAAAGAGGTGGTGCTAAAAGGCAAAGTATGGTATGCACATAAAAAATGCTTTATAAATAAAGAGATAGAGTTTTTAGATATTAAAAACGTACAAAAAATAGCAGATAAACTACACCAAAACTTTTTGGACAGACGAGAAATAAAACAAAAAGAACATTTAAGCGGTTTAAACAAAGAACTATATGATAAAAGGGATGAGTTTGTAAAATGGATATACTCAACATATTCTTTGAGCGTTTTACCAAAAAGTTTTTTTATCAGAATGAATAATATAGAAAAAGGAAAAGATAAACAAGTAAACGAGCCTATTTCATCAGAAGATTTATTAATGATATTTAGACTTAAAAAAGGATATTTGTTTGCTTATACAAGAGGTAAGAAATTTGAAAGTAATTTACATATGTTTTATTACCATTTTGCAATGGTTTTAGGAATGTATGACAGCTATAAAAAGCATAAAGAAAAAGTAAAAAAAGAGCAAGAAAAAATAGAACAACTACAAGACATAGACAATACAACAGCAGACTATATGGCAACTACTGTTAGAAATATAAATAACAACAAAAAGGAAGTAATTGATTTTTCAGACGAAGAATAAAGGAGGGTTTTTTATAAACACTGATATAAAAGAAAAAATTAAAAATGTACAATCAGAAGTGCTTTTAGTAGGTAGTTTTTATAAAAATCCAGACCTATATGTTGAAAACAAAAGATATATTAAAAGCACTTTTGACTTAACTGATAATGCAGTTAAGTTTTTTTATGAACTATTTGAAACTATGTATCAGACATTTTCTACAGAGTTTAATGACAACAACATTAAAGTATTTGTATCACAGGATAAAGATAGATTGTTTAAGTTTAATAACTACAACGGACTTGACACAATACACAGTTGGAAAAAACTTGCTATAGAAAATGATTTTGCTAATTATTTACAATTAGTAAAAAAATATTCTGTGATAAGACAATATTATAAATTTGGTTTTAATCTTGAAAAATTATTTTCTCATTCAAAATTTGATACTATGACAGCAGAAGATGTTGGGAGGTACTTTCAAGCTGTATCAAACAAAATACACTCAACAATATTATCAAACACAGACTCAAAGATAGCCACAGATGGAATTATAGACCTTGTAGAATCATCTGTAGAAATTCCTGATATGGGTATTCCGTTACCTTATCCAATCATAAATGAAGCAATAAGGGGTTGGAGATTAGGCACGTTTGGTGTTACAGGAATGCTGTCCAATGAGGGTAAAACAAGATATTTGGTTAAACTTGTATGTCATACAGCTTTTTATTACAATGAAAAAATACTTGTTATGCTAAATGAAACAAGTGAAAAGGAATTTAAATATTGCTTACTCACTACTGTAATAAACAACAAAGAATTTCAAGACCTGCATGGAGTAAAGATAAAAAAACGTGAAAAAGAAATTGCTAAAGGGTTATATAGAGATAATAACGGTAAATTTGTACTTAGAAAAACAGATGAACTTGGTAATTATACTGAAACAACAGAGGAATATCTTCAAAGATTAAGAGATACTTCGCAAGAATACAATCAAGTTATGCAAGTATCCAAGTGGTTGGAAGAACAATCCCAAGGCAAAATCTTTATAAAAGAACTTGAACAATATGATGATGACACACTTGAATTTGAGATAAATAAACATATTACAGCTAAACAAATAGAATACTTTGCCTATGATACTATTAAAAATGATTTAGATAGTATAGGTGATTGGGCTAAACTTAAAAAAACTTGTACTAAATTATCAGAACTTGCTAAAAATAAGCATATAGCAATTTATGGCTCGATACAGCTTACAGACGACGCAGTACATCTTAATATATTTGATTTAACATCAAACAATATAGCAAATGCAAAACAATTAAAACACGTTGCAGATTATTTATTTCTTGCAAGACAAATACCTACTGATACATATAAGATGTACCAGTATAAATCATTAAGCAAAGACTGGGGAGTACAAGTAGTAACAGATTTAGATAGTAATAAGGTATATTACGGCTCTAAAACAGACAAAAACAGAGTAGGAAATAAACCTATAGTATGTTATCAAGTAGACTTAGATACTAACGAGTGGTTTGAAATAGGAGTATTACTACCTAAAATTAAAATACCAGAAAACAATAAGAAATAAACAAATTAAAATAACATATTAAAAGGAGATTTAAAATGGAAAACAACAATGTTTTAGAAAATAATAATTGTAATTGCAATATATTACAATATAAAGATTGTGTTCCAACATCAGAAATAGCTAAGGATTATGGAATGACAACAAAGGGCTTTAATATATTATTAAACAAATTAGAGATACAGTATAAACAAAACGGCGAGTACAAATTGTATGATGAGTTTCAAGGTAAGGGATATACTCAAACAAAACTTTCAACACACTCAATTAAAATAGGCTGTATTACAACAACCGTAACATTGAAACAGTTATTATGGACTCAACAAGGCAGATGGTTTTTACACAAGTTTTTAAGACAAAACGGCATTGAACAATTAAAATATATTAGGAGGAAATAATGAACAATATACAAATATTCAACAACAATAAATTTGGAAATGTAAGAGTAGTACAAATTAACAACACGCCATATTTTGTAGGCAAAGATATAGCAGAGATTTTAGGGTATAAGGATACATCAGATGCCCTCAAAAGACACGTAGACAACGATGATAAGCTGACAGGGGATTTCACCGACTCAGGTCAAAATAGAAAAATGTATATCATAAACGAAAGCGGATTATATTCTTTAATATTATCAAGCAAACTACCTAAAGCTAAAGAGTTTAAGAGATGGGTAACTTCCGAAGTATTACCCACAATAAGAAAAACAGGAATGTTTATCACGGATGATTTGTTTACGGAGCTTATGAATAATCCAATAAAATTTGGGGAAATGTTGATAGATTATGGCAAGCTAAAGAAAGAAAATCAAGAACAACAAGCTGAATTACTTCTTAATCGACCAAAAGCCAAATACTATGATACTATACTTCAATCAACAAGTCTTATGGCAGTATCATTGATTGCAAAAGATTACGGTATGAGTGCAATAGCATTTAATAAACTACTTAATGAATATAAAATACAATACAAGCAAAGTGGAACTTGGTTACTATATACTAAATACGCTGACAAGGGTTACACACAAAGCAAAACAACAGAACATACATCAAGTACAGGTGAGATTAAAACTTCTGTACACACATATTGGACACAAAAGGGTAGATTATTTCTTTATGATTTTCTTAAAAATAAAGGAATATTACCTGTAATAGAAATAGACACAAATAAAGCAGGTGATATAGTATGAAAAAGAAAAATATAAAAAGTAATGAAGATAGAATAATAAAAGAACTTAAACAATCTAATTTACAGTTTTTTATAAACTACAATCAATCACATAATATTATGTCTACAGAAGATATTGTTTCTTATATGTATCCTTATCTAACATATAATCAATTTATTGATTTATTAAAATATTTAAATCTTGTAGAGGAATTTAATACAAGTCCACATATTAGATTAAAAGAGCCTTATGGGAACAAACAGAAAATGTATCGTATTTTTGGCTATATTATTGACGAAACAATATATAGAAATGATGAAATAACTCAAATGGTTGATATATTTTGGACACAAGAAGGCAGACATTTTATTTACAAAGGTTTGGTTGATTTAGGTATTTACCCAATTTTAATATAATTAAGGGGAACAAATGTGCAATGTAGTGAAATTAAAGAATATATATATAAACAAAATAGAATAAAAGATATACTGGAATATCTGAATTGTCATCACATTAAAGAAACAGTTGAATACTTTTCTTTTGGTATGCCTGATGGAGATAATATCAAAAGTACAATTTTATATAAAACACCATATCTACCTGTTACAGCATATACCAAAAATATAATAGATGAAAATGGATATAGTGATATATTGTCTTTGGTTGCATACATAAGGCAAAACAATAACCTTGCACATAATATTAAGTATATATGTGATATATTAGATATTGACTATTACCATGATTTTAACGAAGATATTCCAGATAGTCTTAAATTTACAAATTGGATATTGCAAGACGAAAGTAAAAAAGACGAAGAAGAACAAATTAAGCTAAAACCTATAAATGAACATATATTATCATACTACTATCCGTATCCTAACAAGCTGTTTGAAGATGATGGTATATCTTTAATAACACAAAGAGAATTTGAAATAGGTTTTGATTTAAGAGAAAATGTAATAACAATACCTATAAGAGATGATATAGGAACACTTGTAGGGGTTAAAGCACGAGCCTTAGAACAAAATGCAATTAATAAATATTTTTATCTTGAGAAATGTAACAAATCACATATACTATATGTGTTTTACAAGACATATCCATTTATTCAAAAACATAAACAAGTTATAGTTGTAGAGTCAGAAAAATCTGTAATGAAACTATGGCAACATGGAATTAAAAACTCTGTAGCTATAGCTTGTCATACACTAAGTAAAACACAAGCCGAAATACTTGGCAGACTAATGTTAGACGAGATTGTGCTGTGTTATGATGAGGATGCTTACAGGAACGAAGATGGAGTATTGTCAAAATCAGATTATATGAAAGAGGTAAAAAAGTTTATTAAACAACAAAAGGTAAGTGCTATGATTGATATAAAAGGAGTGATATTAGACAACAAACAAAGTCCAGTAGATGATATGGGAAAATTTAAATACTTATATAATAAAAGAGTAAGATTGCAATAAAATTTAATTAATACAAAGGAGATTAAAAAATGAGAAATATAACAAATACACATACAGGTAGAATAATAACAGACACAGATTTATATTTAGAATATCTTTATGTTGGTGATTATGGTAAAGAAAATAATATCAAGGCAGATTTTTTAGGATACACAAAGAAAATAAACAAAGTTGAAAATACAGAAGTTGATATTAAAGACAAGTTAGTCGTAACAGTTTCTACACAAAAAGGATGTCCAATGAAATGTAACTTTTGCGATTGTCCTAAAGCGGGATTTAAAGGGAATGCTTCTGTTTACGAATTATTGTCGCAAATAACATCTGGAATAGCCCTAAGTGGTATAACGAATGGTAAAAGATTAAATGTTCATTTTGCAAGAATGGGAGAGCCAACATTTAATTTAAATGTTATAAAAGCAACATCTATAATAGGAAATTGTATTAATGAAACATTTGATGAATTTCACCCAGTTATAAGTACAATGTGTCCGAAAAACAATAAACAGTTTAAAACTTTTATAAAACAATGGGTTGAGTTAATGAATAACAACAACTGGAATGGTGGATGTGGATTACAGTTTTCTATCAATACTTTGGATGAAAAGCATAGAAACGAAATGTTTAACAATATGTCATTATCACTTCAAGAGATAGGGGATTTAATAAAAGAATTGCCAGTACCAAATGGCAGAAAATATACATTAAACTTTGCGGTTACGTCTAAATCAAACTTAGATGTGGAATTAATGAACAAATTTTTTGATAAAAACAAATGTATTGTTAAACTAACACCTATACATGAAACAAAAGAAGCAATAGACAATGATTATGAAATAGTAAAAGATTTTGAAATATATAGCAAATTTGAAGAGCCTTTAGTAAAAGATTGTTGGGATGTTATAGTGTTTGTTCCATCACAAGAAGAAGATAGTGATAGAATTACTTGCGGTAACACCTTAATTAACAGTCAACAAGAATAACACAAGCAGTTTCTATTAAACAAACAAACAATAAAAAGAAAGGAGTATGTAGATGGTATGGTTGCTTGTAGACATATACAACAAATATCTGGAACACAAGAAGCACAATAATTATTGAGGAGGGATATATCAAATAGTAAAAGCAGGTAAACATCCCCATTTGGATTTAGAGAATGAAGAAAACAAAGAAATAGAGGAACAAAAAGATATAATAACAAACAAAATTGACGGAGCATAAAAATGAATAAAAAAATATTAGATGCCTGCTGTGGCAGTAAAATGTTTTGGTTTGATAAGAAAAATGAGGACACTGTATTCATGGATAAACGAACACTTGAAGATACATTATGTGATGGCCGTAGATTAGTCATTAAACCTGATATAGTTGCAGATTTTAAAGATATACCGTTTGAAGATAATACATTTTACCTTGTTGTATTTGACCCACCACATTTAAAACAAGCAGGTGAAAATTCATGGCTTGCTAAAAAATATGGAACACTTGACAAACAAACATGGCCACAAGATATAAGACAAGGCTTTAAAGAATGTATGAGAGTATTAAAACCAAACGGAACGTTAATATTCAAGTGGAACGAAGAACAGATAAAACTAAAAGATATATTAAAAGTTATTAAATATAAACCACTTTTTGGCAATAAGCGTGCTAAAACACATTGGCTTGTATTTATGAAATTGGAAAGGATAAATGATGGAAAACAATAAAGCAATAATTAAAGATAAACACGATACGGTATTTGTTTGTCATGGAGCAAGCAATCATAGTAGAACAGGTGAAAGAGATATTAATGACTACTATGCTACAGAGCCAAAGGCAACAGAAGTTTTATTAGGGGTAGAAAAGTTTAATAAAAATATTTGGGAATGTTGTTGTGGTGAAATGCATATATCAGACGTGTTAGAAAAACACGGATATACAGTTACAAAAACTGATATAGTAGAGCGTTTAAGAAATGTAGATGACATAATAGACTTTCTTGAATATGACGGTAATTGGAATGGTGATATTATAACAAACCCCCCTTTTAAAAATGCAGTTGATTTTGTACAAAAAGCATTAGATGTAATACCCACAGGAAACAAAATTGCTATGTTTTTAAAGCTAACATTTCTTGAAGGTCAAGCACGAAAGCAGTTTTTTCAAGAAAATCCACCTAAAACAGTATATGTATCATCTTCAAGATTAAATTGTGCTAAACGTGGTGATTTTAAAACATATAAAAGTAGTGCTATAGCTTATGCTTGGTATCTGTGGGAAAAAGGATATAAAGGTGAAACTATAATAAAATGGATAAATTAACAAAAGAAAGGAAGTGAAGTTTAAATGATTACATTTATTCTTAGCTTAATGCTAAATGTAAACATAGATATTAATATTGATGATTTAAGAATTTTTGACAACAAGACGCTAAATGTGTATGAGATAAGCGGTCTTAATGCAAGAGAGATTAATAAAAGACTTCAAAGCACATTTCTTGAAGATACAGGCGATATGATGTTCTATATTGAGCAAAAGAAAGGCATTAATTTTAGAGCTATCTATGCTATAGCAGGTCTTGAGAGCGGAAAAGGTCAAATTCTATCAGGAAAGAATAACTACTGCGGAATAAAAGATACAAAAACATTGAAATATAGAGATTTTGAAAGCAGACAAGAATGTCTGATACATCTTGCAGTGATATTGGACAGTAAATTTTATAGAAACAGGACACTTGACAGCATAGGTTGTGATTATTGCCCATCTGACACAACATGGGTAAGGCAAGTAAAAGAAATAATGGGGGAGATATGATTATGAAAACAAGTGAAATTTTAAAATTTGTACGAAAAAGAATATAAACAAAACATAAACTAATGTAAGAAAGGAAGATAAAATAATGAAATTTGAAAATATGTATTCTAATGGTAAAAATGACGAATGTTATACACCATATTATGCGGTAAAGCCAATATTAAAATATATAAATAAGGATATGAAAATTTGGTGTCCATTTGACACTGATAAAAGTGAGTTTGTAAAACAGTTAAAAGAAAACGGAAATATGGTATATAATACACATATAAACTTAGGACAAGATTTTTATACATATAAACCTGAATTTGAATGGGATTGTATTGTAAGTAATCCTCCATTTACAAACAAAAAGGCTATATTTGAAAAAGTAATATCTTATAACAAGCCATTTGCTCTTATTATGAGCAACACATGGTTAAATGATTCAGCACCAAAAAAACTATTTAAAGATAAGGATTTGCAATTATTAATGTTCGAGGAAAGAATGAAGTTTATTGGAATAGATAGTAATGTAATAAATAAGGGCATAACATTTTCAAGTAGTTATTATTGTTGGAACTTTTTACCAAAATCTATAATAATGGATAGTCTTAAAAATTATATATAAACAATAACAAACAAAATATAAATTAACAACAATATTACCTGTAATAAAAATAGACGAAGGAGAAATAGTAAATGTATAAACTAAATAATAAAAGCGTAAACGATTATAAAAACTTAGATACAATCATAGAACAGTTATTTATTCAAAATGGAATAGATAATCCACAAGAATATATAAGATTGTCCAATAGTAAAGACGGAGAACATAAAGAGAAATTAAAAAATATTGATAAAGCTGTATTAATGTTATCAAAACATATAGAAAATAAATCTAAAATACATATATTAGTGGATTCTGACGTTGATGGTTATACGTCAGCGTCTATACTGTATCAATATTTAAAAGATTTACTGATAGAAAACAAAGTACCATTAGAAAACCTAACTTATTCATTGCATAGAACAAAAGAACATGGAATATCTTTTGATATAGATATACCTAATGATATCAACTTACTTATAATTCCAGATGCTTCAAGCAATGACTATCAACAACACAAAGAATATAAAGACAAAGGTGTTGATATTATTGTTTTAGACCATCACTCTGCTAAACAAGTAAGCGAAAATGCCCTAATTGTAAATAATCAATTATGCGACTATCCCAATAAACAATTAAGTGGTGTAGGTGTAGTTTACAAGTTTTTACAAGAATTAGATGAATATTACTGGAGAAATAATGCCGAACAATATCTTGATTTAGTTGCACTTGGTATGATTGCTGACAGTATGGATATAAGAGAAGTTGAAACAAAGTATTATATAAATCAAGGACTTAATAACATAACAAACAAGTTGTTTCAAGCACTTGTAGATAAACAACAATATAGTACAAAAGGAATAATTAATCCGCAAAGTATATCATTTTATATAGCACCACTTATTAATGCAATGATAAGATTAGGAAGTCAAATAGAAAAAGAAATGATGTTTAGAGCCTTTTGTCAAATAGATGAAGTTTTTCCATATCAAAAACGTGGGACAGATATTTATGTAGATGAAGATATTTACACTCGTGTAGCAAGGTTATGTACTAATATTAAAGCAAAACAAAAAAAAGCTGTTAACAAACAAGTAGGTTTGTTGTATACTTTAGCTAAACAACAAACAAATAACAAAATTATTATTTTATGCAATAATGACATAGACAAGTCATTAACTGGTTTAACGGCTATACAATTATCAAATCGTTTTAGAAAACCTGTATTATTATTTAGATACAGTGAAAAATACAAACAGTATAAAGGCTCTGGTAGGTCATTAGATAATATATCAGTAGATAATTTACAAAAGTTTTTATTAAATAGCGGATATATTAATACTCAAGGACACCCATACGCTTTTGGTATAGTCGATGTCAATGTAAATAAACTAAATGAACTACAAGAATATTGTAACAATAACATTGATATTGATAATGATACAATAGTTAATTTTAAAATACCGTTTGAAGAATTAAATCCTTTGTTTATACTCAAGGCAAGAGAATTTCAAGATTATGTAGGCAAAGGGATTAAGGAATGCAAAATACTTGTTCGTGATGTTATAACAGACGAAACAAACGTACAACTAATAGGCACTGGTAATACTATAAAAATTGAATTTGATGGCTTTGAAATGATAGAGTTTAATACTAATGAAGAAAGATACAATGAACTTATAAAAGGACAGCATATTAGTGTTGTAGGCAGGTGTTCATTAAATGACTATAATGGTATTTTTACACCACAAATTATTATAGATGAAATATATTTTTATCGCTTACATCGTATTAAGAATATAACTTTTGAAGTAGAACAAGATGTTTAAGACAACAAACAAATTACAAAATATAAAAAATTGGAGGAGATTTATGGAAGAAAAATTTTTAAGTAATAACATTAGCTATGGTGTGATACCACAAGCAAAAGATAAGTCAACATTACAAATAATTGATGAAAGAGTATTGTTTGACAAAGAATTTAGGATTTATGGAGATTTTGAAAATCCATTATTTTTGGCTAAAGATGTGGCAAACTGGATAGGACACAGTAATCCTACTGAAATGTTAAAGACAGTTGATGAATGCGAAAAGGTAAAAATCAGACCTAAGGAATGTTTAGGGCTACTGACCAACAATAACGAATACAACTTTTTAACAGAAGATGGGTTATATGAAGTGTTAATGCAAAGTAGAAAACCAATAGCCAAACAATTTAAACAGAAAGTCAAAGAAATATTAAAAGATATTCGTAAAACAGGTATGCACATATCACAGCAAAAACAATATGAGATTTTAAACAATCCAGAAGCACTTCAAGTAATAATACAAAACTGGATAAATGAAAAAAACGAAAGACAAAAACTTGAAGAAGAAAATAAAATACAAAATCAACAAATATTAGAAATGACGCCAAAAGTAAATTATTATGATACCATACTTCAATCCAAAGATGCAATGAATGTAAGTTTAATTGCTAAAGACTATGGAATGACAGCTATAGCATTTAATAAATTACTTAATAAACACAAAATACAATTCAAGCAAGGTAGCACTTGGTTGTTGTATGACAAATATGCAAAAGAACATTATACTCAAACCGTAACAACATCATTTACACATTCAGATGGTACACAAGGAAGTAAGGTATCAACTAAATGGACACAAAAAGGCAGAATATTCTTGTATCACTTCTTAAAAGACAGAGATATTTTACCTTTGATAGAACAATAATAAACAGATTAAATAATTATATTAAAACAAAGGAGAATAATGATGAAAAAAATTAAACTTTATGGAAAATTGGATTTAAACGAAATAATAACAGTTGATGATAATATTTCAAAAGAAAACTTAGAGGAATTATTAGCAAACTATGTAGTTGACAACACAGACTGGAGTTACGAAGAAATAGACGACAACAATGATAGTATAGTAGACATAAGAGATGGTGATGTAGCTTTATTTACCACTAAAGCTTATGATAAAGCTACATCAATGATATATGATATACTTGGTTTTACAAAAATGCCAGAAGAAACACTTTTAAGATTGTATAATAAAAAACATGATATAACACGGGTAAGACAAGATACAGATGTTATTATATTGAGAAATACAGGCTTATTTGACAAAAATGGTAAATTAATTTATGAACATGGACTATATCTTGATGAAGTTGAAGATGAGTATTTTACAGTAGTGTTTAAAGATGGTGCTTTTATTGCCAAATATGATGATTGGGAAATATCTTTGAGTGAGGTTTGTGATACAGCGGTTAAAATAAAAGATATACAAGTTTAATGATATAATAATAAACAAACTAAAATTTCAGTTAATAAAGAAAGGATAGATTTCAATGGAAGATAATAAGACAACAAGTGGTGGAATAGGATTTACAGGATTGCTAACAATAGCATTTATAGTATTAAAACTAACAGGATATATTAAGTGGTCGTGGATATGGGTGTTATCACCTCTATGGATATCAGCAATCATTTTCTTTGTGCTTGTGTGCATATTAACTTTTATAAAGGAGTGGAATAAGTAATGAGAGAAATTTTATTTAGAGGTAAAACAATTACAGACAACAAATGGGTGTATGGATATTATACAAGTGATAAAAATGGACATTATATATTGGTTAATTATAACGATAATATAAAACAGCATACAGTATATGAAAATAGTATAGGGCAATGGACTGGTAAACATGATAAAAATGGTGTAAAAATGTTTGAGGGAGATATTGTTGCAAAACCTTTCTCAATAGTTTTATTAACAGTTAAGTACAATGAACAAAACTCACAATATATGTTATATAAACCAGAAGGCATAGTTTATTGTTTACCTACGATGATACCAAATAGTAATGAAATAAAAATAGTAGACAATCAATTTGATAAAATACAGCGAGAAAAAAACACTATAACAAACAATTTAGATATAAATATTAAAAGAATTAAACAAATAGAAAAAGCTTTAAATATTAGTTTCACTGAACAACAAATGCAGTTTTTGTTATTTGGCAAATCACATGAGGATATGAAAGATTGGGAAAGAGGTACAGGAAAAACATTATGTTCTTTTGTAAAGTCTATATTGGAAACACCTGAAGATGGAGTAATATTATATATTAAGCAAACAGATATTTTTTGTTCAGAAACAAGGCAATTTAATTATGATTTTTTTCAATATGATATAGATAAACACATATATCGTATGTCCGTATTTGGTACAAGAGTTGAACATGAGCGTATGATTGAATGGCTTAAAAAACTTTCTAAACATGATATTATAAAATTTTATTATAACTATTATCTGTAGTTAAAATACATTTAGCTACAGATAATATGCAAACTGAAAGTAGGTGATTTCTATTAAGCATTTAGAATTAGCACTTCATTGTCATACACATTATTCTTTATTAGATGGGTTTTCTACACCACAAGAAAACCTGCAAGCGTGTCAAGACACAGGTAAAACAGCCTACACTGTTACAGAACACGGCAATCAATTATCACATATATACTTTGCAAGACTAAAAAGTAAATTTCCTGATATTAAAATAATATATGGAAATGAATTATACGAATGTTTTGATATGAACATAAAAGATAAAGATAGTAAATATTTTCACCTTATAGCACTTGCAAGAAATGAAAATGGTAGAAAGGCACTTAATCATATAACAACACTATCTAATCTACAAGGCTTTTACTATAAACCACGCATAAGCATTGATAAAATGGCAGAATATGGTAAAGATTTGGTGATTACATCAGCGTGTCTTGCATCTAAATTAAGTAGAGAAGAAGATTATAACAAATGTATAGAATACATCAATGAATATAAGAGTATATTTCCGTATTTCTTTTTAGAGTTACAACCACATAATGCAATACAACAACAAACATATAATAAAAAGCTATTGCGATTAGGAAAGGATACGAATACCAAATGTGTATTAGGATTAGATGTTCATTACGCAACAAAAGATGACGCTAAATACCAAGCATATTTTGTTCAAATGTCGGGTGATAGAGAAGCTATAGAAGAAATATACGAAGGCTGTTATGTTCAAAATGATGATGAAATATATAGTTGTTTAAGTCAGTATTTAGATGATGACACAATAGATGAATTAATACAAAATACAAATGATATTATTTCTTTATGCGATGATGTTCAAATGCCTTTCCAAAAACCAAGATTGCCACACTATAAATTGCCACAAGGATATAATTCAAATTACGAATATCTTGTGGAACTTACAAATCAAGGCTTTATAAGTCGAGGATTAGATAAAAGAAAAGATGTTGAAAAATATAAACAAAGACTTGAATATGAATTATCTGTAATTGAACAAATGGATTTTAGTGGTTATTTTGTTATATTATGGGATTTACTTAGATATTTGATAGAAAATGGAGAAATGGTTGGAAGTGGCAGAGGGTGCTTAAATGGAGATACAAATGTTGTTACCATTAACAAAGGTATAACACAATTAAAAAACCTTACTGTAGGAGATGAAGTTATAACTCATGATGGAAGTAAACAAAAAGTATTAAAAACTCACAAATATCCAATTCAAAAAGATGAAAAAATGATTAATGTAAGAACATTTTATGGAGAACAAAAAGGTATAACACTAACACAAGACCATAAGGTTTTGGTTGGAAAAGAAAACACACAAAATCTTAGCGAATGTTACTGGATTCAAGCAAAAGATTTAACAACTGAACATTATTTGGTTTTGCCGAATTACACAAAATATTCTTATAATATTAGCAAGAATAAAACATTAAAAATAAGTGATTGTATTAATATCGGAGATTTTAAAATTAATGATGGATATATTATAGAAACTAAAAAAACCATAAAAACACAATACGAACATTCTTTAAAAGATGTATCAAGAAAACTAAACATAAATGATAAAACAATTGGTAGATATTATCATAATAAATATTATAAATTAACAGAAAACTTTTATAGGTTTAAGGAATATATTCTGCAATATTTTTCATCTATAGATGAATGGCGTAAATATGTTACCTCGCATATAAATGAAGTGTATACAATTAAAAACGAAATAATATTAAACAATGATTTTTATTGGCTAATGGGTTTGTTTATTTCGGATGGGTGGATTAGAAGCAATAAGACTTGTATTGGAATATCTGAACAAACCTCAAAAGATGGCAATTTAATACCAGAATTATTTCATAAAGTGTTTGGGATAGAAATGTATCCTAATATAGACAAACGTAGAGATGCAACCTCTTACACAACTTATTCTAAAATAATATATAGTTTTTTTAAATATCTTTTTCCAGACTATCAATATATCGCACAAACAAAATATATTCCAGATATTTTTAAAAATGAAAATATAAAAAATAAGCAATCATTGATATTTGGGTTATGGTTGGGTGATGGGTGTATAAGCGATAAAACTACTTTTACATCATCTTCTGAAAGACTTATAAAAGATATACAAGAGGTTTTATTGTCTTTAAATATACCAGTCAGTATAACAGAAAGTTCATATTACGAGAAAAGACAAGAATTTGGTCAATATGTTCACACAGCTTGGATAATTACAGTACCTCATAAATTTAGACATATTAAGTACAAAAAAAATGGAATTACAAGAAATGATTGTGTTTTTTTGAAAATTAGGGATATTAACGAGGTTAAAAACGAGGGTTATGTATATGATATAACAGTTGAAAATAACTCATCATATTTAACTACAAACGGTATTGTTCATAATTCTGGGTCGGGGTCTATAGTTAATTATTGTTTACACATCACGGATATAGACCCAATAGAATACCAATTACCATTTGAAAGGTTTTTAAACCCAGAAAGAATTAGTTATCCAGATATAGATTCTGATATAACCAATAGAGAAGTTGCAGTACAGTATCTTATGGATAAATACGGGCAAGATAAGGTGTGTCAAGTTTTGAATTTCAGTTATATTACACCACTTGTAGCAATCAAAGATGTTGCAAGTAAGATATTTAAAATACCATATAAAATAGCTGAAAGAATATCTAAGAAATTTGCATATCCAACTTTTGAAGAATGTCTAAAACACAATCCTGATATATACAACGAATATCCACAATACAAAGAATTGTTTGATATTGCAGGAAAATTTTCAGGAAAGATTAAAACTACATCTATACACGCAGGAGGTGTTGGAATAGTAGACGGCTCTGTAGACGACTATATGAGTTTAAGACTTGGTAAAGACGGCTCACACGTTATAGAAGTAGATAAACGAGAGGTTGAAGAAATTGGAATAGTAAAATATGATTTACTTGGAGTTAAAACAATTAATATAGTCCAAGAAACGCTTAAATTGGCTCATATAGACAACTTTGAGGTCAATCCGAACAATACTGCCTTTATTAATGATAAAGCGTCATTTGAAACGATTTCTAAGGGTAATACAAAGCTTATATTCCAAATGGAAAGTGCTGGTATGACAGATTTAGCTATGCAAATAAAACCAACTACATTAGGTGAATTAAGTGATATTATAGCCTTATATAGACCTGATAGTATGCCTTTTATACCAAACTATATAGAGGGTAAAAAAGATATTAATAATATAAAATATATACACCCAGATATGGCTGAAATATTAGATAAAACATACGGTGCTTTAATCTACCAAGAACAAACAATGAATATTGTTAGGAAGTTTGGTGGTAGAACAATGGGCGGAGCAGATATATTTAGAAAAATAATTGGCAAAAAATTACTTGATTTAGTTAAACCTGAAGTTGATAAACTTAGAGGTGAAATAATTGGTAACGGATATTCACAAGAGGTAGCTAATTCTGTATGTGAGATGTTACAAGACTGTGGGGGCTATAGTTTCAATTTGAGCCATAGCATAAGCTATGCGGTATTAGGATTACAAACTGCATATTTAAAAACACATTATCCTGTAGAGTTTTATACAGCTTGTTTTAACTATACAGATAAAGCAAAAATATCCAAATATCTTGTAGACGCAAAAGAAAATGGAATAGAAATACTACTGCCTAATATAAACAAATCTCAAGCTAAGTTTTCTGTATATAATAATAAGGTTTTATTTGGGCTTGAGATGATACAGGGCTTAGGCGAGGGTGAAGTATCTAAAATATTACAAGAAAGAAATGCAAATGGAGAATTTAAAAGTTTACAGGACTTTATTCAAAGAGCAAAGCCATCTGAAAAACTAATTGTAACACTTGTCAAAGCAGGAGCTTTACCTGTAAAAAACAAACGTGAATTTTTACAAAAGTATTTTAACAAGAAATATAATATACCATTTATATATAAACCTGTTAAAAAAGCACCTAAAATAGAAATATTGCAAAAAGAGTGGGGAATTAATACAGATGGTTTGAACGAGCAACAAAGAACTGATGAATATAACAGATTAAGAGAAATCAAACAATCCGTTGAACATCAGGATAAAATGAAAAAACAAATAGAAAACGTATATGACAAATATCTTGTAGACGAAGAGTTGTGGGAATTTCAAACACTAAATATGTTTGTATCCAACAATCCTTTTGATGAAATATATAAGCATATTACACCTGTAGAAGATATACAAATAGGCGGTAATGGTGTATTAGTTGGTGTTATAGCAAAAGTACAAACAAAAAAAGATAAAAACAAAAATCAATATGCCTTTATTGAAGTATATACCACAGACGGTGTTATTGAAGTAGCTTGTTGGCACAATGAATATAAACAATTTAACGAAATGATTAAAAAAGGACAAAAGATAAGTTTATGTTATAGTAAAACGGAGGGCAATCTTACAGTTAAAGATATAATGCCTTTTGACAAGTGGATAGATTATTATAACAAAGAATTAAAAGGAAACAAGGTATAAAAAGGGGAATTAACAATGACAGATTTTAAATGTAAAATACTAAGCCAAATCTACTATAATGATAATAGTGATTGGGGTGTTTATAGTGTTTCAACTCAAGACAACATTGAGGGTAGCTCATATAATCCTTTTACAGAAGAATACAACGTCAAGATAGTAGGGATAACAGGTAGGCTTAATATAGGTTGTGAATATCAAATTAAAGGTGAATTTGAAATAAACAAACAATACAAGTCATCTCAATATAAGGTTATGGATATTACACCTTTAATGCCTACCTCAAGAAAAGAAACAGAAGTATTTTTAAGGTCTATATTAACTAACAATCAAACAAATATATTATTAGAAGCATATCCTAATATAGTCAATGACATTATAGCAGATAGTAGTTATATTATAGACTACAATAAAACTAAAGGAATAAAAGAAGCAACATATATCAAAATTAAAGATACAATTATCAGAACTTTTGGTAGCAAAGAACTTATAACAATGCTTATACCGCTCGGTATAACAATGACTATGATAGGCAAAATTGCTAAACTGTTCCCAAGTAGTAAGGTAGCAAAAGATAGAGTATATGAAAATCCGTATATCTTAACTAAAATTAAAGGAATTGGTTTTAAAAAAGCTGATGAAATAGCTTTAAAACTACAACCAAGTTTACAAAACTCATATTTTAGAGCAATATCGTTTATAGAATATTACCTAAAAGAAACAGGACAATCAGCAGGACATACTTATATAACTTTTAACGAAATGCTCAAAGTTGCTAAAAACAATATTCCTGAATGTAAGGAACATATTATAAATATTGTAAATAAAGGTGATGACTTGCTATATGTAGACAAACACAACAAGATTATCGCCTTGAAATATTACAAAGATATAGAACAAAATGTATATAACAGACTTATGTTTTTAAAAAACAGTTTGTCTAAATGGTCTGATATTAGGCAAAAAGATATAAATGTATTGCAAAAACGATTAAAAAGCATTGAACTTGAACAAGGGTTTAGCTTTACAGATGAGCAAATTAAAGGTATACAAACCATTATAAATAATCATATAACTTGTGTTATAGGTAATGCAGGTACAGGTAAGTCTACTGTATCTAATGGTTTTCTTAAACTATTCAGTAAACAAGGCTATACAATTACACAATGCTGTTTGTCTGGAAAAGCGTCATTAAGACTATCAGAGATAAACGGCTATCCTGCAAGTACAATTCATAAATTAATTTATGGAGAACACAACATTGAAACAGATATACTTGTAATAGACGAAGCATCTATGATAGGTCTTGAATTGTTTAGAGATTTAATCTACAAGACATCACCTGATACAAAAATTATAATAATGGGAGATGTAGGACAGCTTGATAGTATTGGTTTAGGTAATATCTTTAAAGATATATTAAACTCAAAACTATTTCCAGTTGTTGAGCTAACTCAAATTCATAGACAAGCACAAAAATCAGCTATCATATCAGATAGCATAAAGATAAGACACAAACAAAATATAGTAAACAATTACTTTGTAGGCGAAGAAATACATGGAGAGCTACAGGACTTACAAATAAGGTCATATTTAAAGTCTGAAAGTACATTTGACTATGTTATCAAAGACTATATTGATAATTATAAAGAAGCAGGAATTGAAAACATACAAGCTGTATTGCCTATGGTATCTCGTGGTGGCTCAAGTGTATATAGAATAAATAATGAAATTCAAAAATATGTTAATCCACAATCACCAAGTAAAAAAGAGATTACACTTCAGTTTGATAAAGAACACAAATACATTATCAGAGAAGGTGATAAGGTTATGAATGTTACAAACAATTATAACATAGAGCCTAATATATTTAATGGTAATATGGGTATAGTACAAAAAATTAGCAAGGATAATATGATAGTAGACTTTGTAGGTATAGGAATAGTTGAAATTCCAAGTGATTGGTATAATAATATTATCCTTGCTTATGCAAGCACTTGTCATAAACTACAAGGTAGTGAATTTGATATAGTTGTTGTAGGTGTAGATATGTCTGCTTTTAAGCTGTTAAGCAACCAATGGATATATACAGCAATTACAAGAGCTAAAAAGAAATGTTATTTGAACTGTCAATTAACAGCCTTAAATACAGCTATATCAAATATGGTAACAGCTAACAGAAATACATTTTTTAAAGATTATGACAAATATTTACAGCAGGGGATTGAGTAAACAATTATAATTTAAAATGATTTATAATCTACCAAAATACAATAATATAACCTATTATAACATACAAACAAAGTAAAAAATAAAAATATATTGACAAAAACAAATAAATGTTGTAGAATATAAAAACACAAAACAGCATATCTGTTTTTGTCGATACAACAACAAACAAAATATAATTTTAATAAAGAAAGGAAACTATATGAGGAAAGAAAATTTAACATATTTAGAGCATTTAAATACAAAAAGCCTAATGTACAAACATAAAATTAAAAAAAACAGGTATAATAATGGCGACTGGATTAATGTTGCTTGGGTTATACAGTTGTGATAAACAGCTTGTTCCTATGGCTTTAAATACGAACAAAGTAGAATATAATAAAAACAAACAACAAATAGTAAATGAAGATTTGGACAAAACATACAACGAAATAAACTCAAATATTCAAGCTGTCAAGTTATCTGTAGATACTGCTATTATTACAATGACAGAATATGAGCCTATTGACAAACAAATAATAGACAACAAAACATTTGACGCTTATGTGATTAGCGGATTAACCGCTGACAGTATAAATAACAAGTTAAAAGGCACATATCTTGATGGTATGGGTGATATAATGTATGACATAGAACAAAACTATGGTATAAATTTCAGGTTTATATATGCTATAGGTTGTCATGAAAGCTTATATGGTAAGAAACCAGCTAATACACATAACTACTTTGGAATAATCTCTAAAAGAGGCTATAAAGGTTTTTCAAGCAAAGAACAATCTTTATACTATATGGCAAATTTACTAAACTACAAAATGTACAAAGGTAAAGATATTACAGCAATAGCTAAAATATACTGCCCTCCAGATTGGAAACATTGGAGTAATAGTGTAAGGTATATAATGAATGAAATATAAACAAATTAATTTTACAGATAAATATTTTAAAAAAGGAGTAATATTAATGAATTTATTACAAGAAACATTAGAAATATTAGGACAACACGGATACACATTTGATGATGTTATTGCTATATATGGTGATAAATTTCAAATAACAAAAGAGAATTTTACAAGTTTAGCAGATGTTGAATATTGTGGCTATTATGCAGGAACAGACGTCCCTCTCGATTTACGAATTTTAGGTAATGATTTTATAATGCATAGAGTGGAATATGATGGTTATGAATGGTGGCACTTTGAATATACATCTCTTGATAAAATACCACAACAAACAAAAACAATCAAGGCACTTGTAAAATCTCAGTCACAAATTAAAAGTAGTTATAACAAATTAGATGATTTAAATCAATAATTTTGTATTCAAAAAACAAGTTAATAACAACATTGAGGTAAACTAAATATGATAAAAAATATATATTTAATAATAGGACAAAGTGGGTCTGGAAAAACCACAGAAGTAGAAATATTAAAAAAAGAATACGGCTTAAAAGATGTAGCAAGTTATACAACACGTCCACAACGTCATAATAACGAAATAGGACATACTTTTATCACTGAAGATACATTTAATAGTCTAAAGGATAAAATGTGTGCCTACACCTTTTTTAACGGCTATCATTATGGTGCTACAGTAGAACAAATAAACAACGCAAACATATATGTTATTGATTTAGATGGTATAAAATATATGGTTAATGATTATATTAAAAAAGGTGGTACAAAAGGCATTAAATTAATATATATTAAAACACCTTTTATATTAAGAGCATACAGAATGCTTAAAAGAGATGGTTTTAAAAAAACTATTTCAAGAATATTAAATGATTTTACAATGTTTAAAGAGTTAAAACAATATAGTTTTGACTTAATTATAAATAATACATCAAAGAAAGGGGTGGTTGCTAAAGCTATATCAAATTATATTTATAATACGGAAATACAAACAAGATATTTTTAAGAAAGGAAGCAATGTATGGTGGGAAAAAACATATCAGTAATCAAAAGAAATGGTCAACAAATACGATTTGACAAAGAAAGAATAACAAGGGCTATAGAAAAAGCTATGAAATATGGAAGTGGAATATATTTTCCCAATATAGCAGAGGAAATAGCTAATGATATTCAACAAGAATATATTACCAAACAGCAGTATATCGTTTCTATTTATGACATAGAAAAACTTGTATTTAACAAACTTATTGAATATAAACAAGTTGAAACAGCAAGAGCCTATGAATCATATAAGTCTGTTAAGGCATATCAAAGAGAAAATAACACAACTGATGATAATGTATTGGGAATCATAAACAAAACAAACCAAGGATTGCTAAATGAAAATTCAAATAAAGATGCAATTATAAATTCTACACAAAGAGATTTAGTTGCAGGTGAGGTGTCAAAAGATATTGCTAAAAGAAAGATAATACCAGCGCATCTTGTTCAGGCACACAACGAAGGCGCAATACACATACATGATATGGATTATCTTCTGCATCCAATGATGAATTGCTGTTTAATAAATATAGGTGATATGCTCGATAATGGAACTGTTATCAACAAAAAGATGATAAAAAGCCCAAATTCATTTCAAGTAGCTTGTACTGTATCTACTCAAATAATAGCTCAAGTAGCGAGCAATCAGTATGGGGGTCAGTCTATTGATATAAAACATCTTGCTAAATATGTGGATAGAAGTAGACGAAAATACAGAAAATTACTATTAGATACAATTAATGACAACGCATCTTTGGAAAATATAGATAAACAGGTTGAAGCATTAACACGCAAAGAAATAAAGGATGGTATACAAACCATACAATACCAAGTAAATACCCTAATGACTACCAATGGACAAGCACCATTCATAACAATTTTCTTAAATATGCAAGAAATGCCATCAAAACAAGAAACAAAAGATTTGCATCTTATAATAGAAGAAATATTAAAACAGCGACTTGAAGGTATAGAAAATAGAGTTGGTGTTAAAGTAACTACAGCTTTCCCAAAACTTGTTTATGTACTAAATAAAAATACTACCAAAGATGGTAAATGGTATGATTTAACAAAATTATCAGCAAGGTGTACCGCAAAACGCCTATATCCAGATTACATATCAGAGAAAAAAATGTCTGAAATATACGAAGGCAATGTTTTTTCTCCTATGGGTTGAGAGCCAGCCCATATAAAACCTTGAGGACTTACAGATGTAAGGTGTAAAAGTAGCTTAATTTTAAGTAGCAATAGGAAATGATTGCTTGTACTTTTGCTAACAGGGAAGGTTTAGTATAGCTTACTAAAATAATCCTGTGCTGATTTATGTTATATATTTGAGTATGCAAATTAGTCAACAGACTATCCAAAGCTAATACATTAATATAATTTTATTTAATGTTAAAAATAAGGTGCTTATTTTAAGTACACGAAGTGAGTAGAGTAGAGCCTTATATGTACGAAAGTAATAAGGTTGGTATTATTATGATATTAGTAGTATGTAAATCCATTAAATCGAAGCACAAGGCATTTATTGAGTTACTCTCAATAGTGATGATATAGTCGAAATACTACATGATATGGCAAGTATTGTGTGGTATTTGTGTAGAAGTTTCTTGCCAGCATATAAAAATAAAAACGGAGAATATCAATTTGAAGGAAGGTTTAATCTTGGTGTTCAAACACTTAATCTTCCACAAATAGCAATTTTGTCAAACAAAGATTTAGATAAATTTTGGAATATCCTACATGAGAAACTACAATTAATAAAAGAGATGGGTTTATTAAGATATAACCTTCTCAAAAATCAGCCATCAGATGTATCACCAATACATTGGCAATATGGTGCTATAGCAAGACTTGAGCAAGGAGAAAAAATAGGAAAACTATTCTTGGACGGTTATGCTACAGTATCAGTCGGTTATATAGGCTTACATGAAACAGTTTATAGTTTAATAGGACAATCTATAACAACAAAAGAAGGTCATAAGTTAGCACTTGATATACTTGATTATATACAAGACCAAATCATGGTATGGAGAGAAGAAACAAGACTATTCTACTCAATCTACGGGTCTCCAAGCGAATCAACAGCAGGTAGACTTTGTGAGATTGATATTAAGACATTTGGTGAAATTGAGGGGGTTACCGACAAAGGCTATTATACTAATTCCTACCACGTAACACCATCAGAAGAAATAGATGCTTTTACCAAACTAAAACTTGAATCTGATTTTCAAAAAATTTCAACAGGTGGCTGTATATCATATATTGAAATACCAAATATGACTAATAATATAGAAGCTATTGAAACACTAATAGACTATATATATAACAATATATCGTATGCAGAATTTAATACAAAGTCAGACTATTGTCAGGTTTGTGGTTATGATGGAGAGATAACAATAAACGATGACTTAGAGTGGGAATGTCCACAATGTCATAATAAGGATATGCAAAAAATGAATGTTGTAAGAAGGACTTGCGGGTATCTTGGGGAAAATTTCTGGTCAAAAGGAAGAACTAAAGATATAAAAGACAGGGTTGTGCATATATAATGAGATATGCACAAATAAGACATTACGATATAGCAAACGGAACAGGTATAAGAACAAGTATATTTTTTACTGGTTGCACACATAACTGTTATAACTGTTTTAACAAACAATATCAAGATTTTTCTTATGGCAAGGAGTTGACGCAAAAAGAAATTACACTTATTGCTCAATACCTTAGAGAAAAAGAAATATCTGGTATTAGCTTATTAGGTGGCGAGCCTTTACAACAAAACTTTAATGATATGCGTTTGTTTCTCGAACAAATATATAGTGTTATACATAAACATAATAAAACTATATGGATGTACTCTGGTTATACTTACGAAGAAATATTGCAAGACAAACATAAATTCCAAATTGTACAACTGTGTGATGTGCTTGTTGATGGCAGGTATATTGAAAGACTGCGAGATTTAAGACTAAAATTTAGGGGAAGTAGCAATCAACGAATTATAGATGTACAACAATCATTAAAACAAAATAAAGTAGTTTTGTACGATATGTAGCAACGAACAAAATACTAAAAATATTTTAATTAAACAAAACAAAACCTAACTCTTGTACAACAAATACAAGAGTTAGGTTAAAGAAAGGAGAAATATGGTTTATGTTACAAAATACACAAATTTAACAATAAAGCCATATAAGGTATTTATTAAGAGCCTTGTAATGTTGTGCATAGAACAATTAAACCTATTCCATGATATTAATTGTGAAAAATATACATTTATATTTACAAATAAACTTAAAAATTTTAATAAAAGTATATCACATTTATCTTGTTCTATTTCAACTGATACATATTTTGCAAAAAGACAAAGTATAGCTTTTAAAATTATAAACCGAGATACTCAAAACGAATATATATTGTTATTGCAAAGAAATCATTCAGATATTGTAATAAAATATATGTATTGGGTGGCTATACCCCCATTATCTTGTCGTCGTAGATTGTATACATTAGCAATATGTAAATATAATAAACAAGATAATAGTGGTAAACAATATAACACTGTATATACACAGTATGGTAAAAATATTAATGCAAATATAGGTGAGATAAATTTCGTGTTTCAAACAATCTTTCCTTATATCATAAGGTTGTTTAAATCAGAATTAACAATGAAAGGAGAAAAACATTGCAAAAACATAAAATAGAACTAATAACAAACGAAAGTGGAGATTGGATTATCTTAAAATTAAATGATGAATTTTTTGCAGAAGGACATTCAATTTATGAAAGTGAATGGTTGGATTTAATAAAAGAAATTAATCCTGACATACAAATTAAACAAATTGAAATAACCGATGAACAAATGGAAAATTGTGAATATTAAAAGTACAAAAGAAAGGATGATGAAAAATGCAACCAATAATTAATCCAAAAATATTTTATTTAATAAGTATGTTATCCAATATACGTACATTGGCATTTATTACAATTGCTATAATAAGTGCTGTATTAATCTTTAAAACAGCTGATATACTAATTAACAATGATTATTCTAAGTTGAAACATATTTGTGATGACAAGATAATAAAAATACCATTAATAATATCCTTTATAATACTTATTTTAGTCCCATCAGAAAGCACAATAATAGCTATGTTAATTTCACAAAATATCACAATAGATAATATAAACAATGTTAAAGGACAAATATTTGAAATTGTAGACTATATAGTAAAAAACTTAAAATAGGAGAGTGAAAAATGGAAATCAAATTATTACACTATACACCAATAGAGATATTAGGTATAGCAACTTCAATGCCTTATCAATCAGAGCCATCAGCAGGACTTGTAAAAAGAACATTTAATAAAGGTCATAGGTCGGTAGTAAGACACGGTATGGCAGTATTTTTAATCAAAGATATATCCCAATCTTTATTAAGACAAATATCAAGACACCCACATATCAATTTAACAGTTAAATCAAGTAGATATTGCGATATGTCTAATGTCGGTTATAATACACCAATACAAGGCTTAAAGGATATTTGGGGAATTAATACTGATAATATAGATGAGAAATTTGAAAATATATACGAAGATTATAAAAGCGATATGACTTTAATAATGCAAATATATCGTAAATGGAAAGCAAAAGAGAAAGGACAAAAAGAAGTTGATGTAGCTAAAATGTTTCTACCACTTGCAAGTAATACAGATATAGTATTATCGGGTAATTATCAAGCTTTGTATGAGTTTTTACAACTTAGAAATTGTGAAAGAGCAGAAACAGAGATAAAACATTTATCAAAACAAATAACAAAAATACTTGCTGATACAGTTCCAGAGATATTCGGTGATTTGGATTGCAGGGGTAAAGAGTTAGGATATTGTCCTGAATTTAAAACTTGTGGAAAATATAAAAAGAGAGGGGAGTGAGATATATGCCAGATATGATGTTTCCAATAATAGTTTTAGTAATAATAGTGTTTTTAACACTTAATTTTTTAACCGCTCTTGTTGCTGTTATCGATGCAAGTGAAAAATATAGTAAAACAACAAGTAATTGTAATAACATAACAAATCATAACAATAAAACAAAAGAAGATGATTTACCATCAAATACAATCAACAAGGAGAACAAAAACAATGAAACAATGTAAATGCAACAACAATACAATTCACACTATCAAAGTAAAGTACAAAGACAAAACATTACCCAAACTTCAAAATATAGAGGGTATAAAATCAGATTGGGTAGATTTGTATGCAAGTCAAAACTATGAATTAAAACAAGGAGAATTTAAATTAATAGACTTAAATGTAGTAGTTGAAATACCACAAGGATACGAAGGACATATAGCACCACGTTCATCAACATTTAAAAACTTTGGTATATTGCAAACTAACTCCATAGGAGTAATTGACAATTCATATTGCGGAGATGAAGATTATCTCAAAATGCCTGTATTAGCAATGAGAGATACTATAATCAATAAAGGTGATAGGATATGCCAATTCAGAACATTTAAAAAAATGGAAGAAACAATACTTGAAGAAGTTGAGGTAATGAATAACGAAAATAGAGGTGGAATAGGAAGTACGGGAACTAATTAAACATTATAGAAAGGATAATGATAATGATAAGTGTATTCAAATCTTGCTTAATATTAGTTTTAGCCTTGGCAAGTGCTTGGAATAATATAACAATAAAATCAAGTTTTAAAACAAAAAAAGCATATATTATATATACAGTTTTACAGTCCATAACATTTTTCTGTTATACATTAGCAATGTTGGGGTTTAAATAATATGGCAATATATTCTACAAGATGCAAATATGACGGATATGATTTTGATAGTTTAACAGAAAGAGATTTTTACATAAAACTCAAAACACTTAAATCTAAAAATCAAATCAAGGATTTTACAATGCAAGTTCCTTTTAGAATACTTGAAGAATTTAAAGACTTTGATAACACAAAAGTACCCGCAATGGACTATATAATTGATTTTAAAGTAGTTTTAAATGACAATCAAGAGATTTACATAGATACAAAGGGCGACCAAGAAGAAGTAGCAAGACTGAAAGCTAAAATGTTTATGAATTTACATAAAGATTTACCATTATATTTTATATCCGTTTTACCAAAATATTTAGGCAATGAATGGGTAGAGGTTACAAAATCAAAAGATTTTAGAAGTAAACTTAAAAACAAATATCAAAAAATACATGGCAAATGGAAAAGAAATCAAACACCAAACTGGGCTGTTAAAGATTGGGAAAAATATTTTGAGTTTAAAAATATGTATGAGCTTTTTTATAAATGGACTAAAACAAAAACTGTAAAATAAAAAAAATATAAAAATGGGATATCTATATATTAAATTATATATTTATCCTATTTTTTGAATAAAATTACAGTAATCAGATAGTCAAAATAGTCTATATACGGCTGTAACGTCATATTAGCCACGTAGAGCTATTTTTATATAATCAGTGATAAATAACATTAAGAGAATTTTAAAACGTTTTATAATGGACGATATGAGGAGATTTTTTTGTGACAAATCTAAAAATAGAAAATTTTGAGAATAAAAATCAAATAGAGAATAAAAAATATATAGAAAATGAAAATAATTTGCAAAATATAAATTTAAATGAAAATAAACATCAAATAAAAGAATTAAAAAGCTATCCTGAAATACTAACACGAAAAGATATAGCAAATTATCTTGGAGTGGGATTGAATACTGTAAAATATCTTTTAGAAAAACCAGTTAATCAAGGTGGTATTCCAAATACAGTTTTAAACCCATTATCCAAAAAACCACATAGATTAATTTATAAACCTAAATTTGAAGAATGGTTGACAAATAATTTTAGTAAATAGATAGCATAATTTAAAAAAAGTATGATATAATACATCTGTATTAGTTGTGCTTTAAAGGAGAAAATAATATGAAAGGCACAATACGAAAAAGAGGAAATACATGGAGTTATATTGTAGATTTACCTCCAGTAAACGGTAAAAGGAAACAAAAACAGAAAGGTGGTTTTAGAACAAAAAAAGAATGTGAAACAGCATTGCAAACAATTATATATCAGATAACTAATGGATTAATTGATATAGACAATAATATACCAACAACAAGTAATAATGCTTGTGGAACTAACACCAATCAAAACAAACACACTTATAAAACAGATAAACCTTTAAAAATGTTATCAGATATAATAGATGAATTTATAGAATATAACAAAAAAAGAATAAAATATACTACATTTAGAAATTACTATACGCTATTAGAAATAATACGAACAATAAACAAACCTATACACCAAGTAACAGATAAAGATATTATAAAAGCAATTAAAACAAATGCAATTAGTCCATTAGCCGATATTTCTATGTGGACTTATCTATTAAGAGCAAAAATATTCTTTAATTATGTTGTTAAAAAGGGATATATTGATAAATCACCACTATTTAATATAAATATAGATTATAATAGCAATCAGCTAAGTGTAGCAAAGTCATTGAGTATAAAAAAATCAATATTAGAACAAAACGAAATAAAAACATTATACAAATATTTTGATGATAATAATAACAGTCATTATATTAGACAATTTGGTATAATATTTAAACTATTATTAGAAACAGGTATGCGAATAGGTGAATGTTTAGCCTTGGAGTGGCAAGATATAGATTTTGACGAACAATCAATTACTGTATATAAAACCATTAATTATATATCTGCAAAACACAAAAGCTATAACTTAACATCTCCTAAAACAAAATCAAGTAACAGAGTTATATTCTTTAATGACAATATTAAACAAGAATTAATAATACAAAGAGAGTTTATAGATAGTTTAAAGGTGTCTAAAAACTATTGGAATAAACACGATTTTGTTTTCACTTGTATTAGCCGTCAATGCAAACAATTTGGTTTTCCAATTAACGATTGTTCCTTTAGAGAATTTCTTAAAGAGATTTGTCAGAAATTAAAAATCAAACGAATATCACCTCACAAACTAAGACATACAAATACATCTATGCTATGTGAGTTAGGAGTTCCACTTGAAGTTATAAGCAAACAATTAGGACATTCTAATACAGTTATAACAAGTACAGTGTATTTACACGCAAGTAATACAATAAAACAAAAAATTGCTGAAGGTTTTAATGTGTTATATAATTAA